AAAGAAGACGTGTTAAAAGCTTCTACATACACCACACTACCCACCACTGATGGTCTCTACATTTTCATTGTTCAAAATCTCAATGTTGATGGTATTCCCATTCCTTTATTCGATACCCATAGCTTGACTGCCTCTGATATGATTAGTCGTTATGGATTTGTTTCCTCGACATGTTTGAGTGACAATTCAGCCTATCCAATCTTTAATGGTGGCAAAACGATTCTACATGCCTTGGGACACATGTTAGGATTGCCTCATACGTTTCATTACAATAACTGTTCTCCCTCATTTTCAGATGTCTTGAATACGAATTTCCATAATCGAGTATTGTCTCAAGTGCATGATAATGTGTATACGGATCAGCAGTATGATAACGTGTATAGTTTATTCGAGGCAACATCAACAGCATATCCTCATGGAAGATATATAGGTACTAATGCACAGCGTATCAGTAATCAAGTAGATCCCAAGCCTTTTGATGTTTTTGCAAATCAAGAATTATTAACTTATGCATGTCATCCGGGTGATGCAAGTCGAGTCGAAGGTGTAGAACGTCTTATGGATATTGCTCCAGATAACATTCGTAAATATTTTACCTTGAACAATGCAGTTCTAATGAGACAAAATTTGATGAACTATGATATGAATAAGCATGTAGCAGATGCTAAAGGATTATTTAATCTCACTTTGGAAGAAACGAATGTTACGCCTCCAGATACTCATTGCACAAATTGTCCACCTCCACCACCTCCAAACAATAATGGAAACGGCCCTACTATTCCAATTGGTTCTGGCAGTGGTCAAGCGTTATCGACACCAGTGATCTTGGGTATTTCTGGTGGATTACTAGGATTCATTGTCATTTGTTATTTATTGTTTCGTTATTGGAGATCTAGAAAGACGAAAAAGGTAAAGAAACCAAAGCAAGAACCAGAACCAGAACCAGCACCAGTTAGACCTATTCGTCCACTTGAGGAACCTGAAAATCAATATACTGGTCCCATTCCAACATATGATGTCTCACGTATTACAGCTATGCAAGATTCATTTGCTCCATTACCTTCTTCTAAATCCATTCCTGTTTCTGCTACACGTGCTTCTGTTGCCCCCGTGGCTCCTGTGGCTCCTCCTTCTCTTTCCGCAGCCCCTACATCCACCAGCGAATTCGATGACTGGGATGATAGCTAGAATAAAATATATTCTTGACACTTTTTGTGTTATTCTGTCTGTCATGTTTTTGTGATGAAATAAAAAAAAAGGGTCCGGGAACCTGAAAAACGAGTTAGTATGGAACATATGCGTGCGCTATAGAACATGCTACCTTACACCATTGTGCTATTACCTGGGAAGGCCGTCACCAAGTTGCTTTTATAACCTCGCTTGTTTTGGGTGTTGATTTTTGTCGAAGAAGAAAGATTCAAAAATATCTTTGGATCTCTTTAGAATATCTTTAGATTTTCCGAGCCGGCCAATGGAGGATGTTCAATCAAAGAAAGGCATTATGGCGAATATGGACATGTATGAGTATCCACTTCATTTGTCGGAGACTGAGATGTGTGCATGGCAACGAAAGCATTCTGGAGGACCTCGTACAGCGTATACTGATCGTCGACAAGCCTTTCTTCAGTGTATTGTGAATATTTGTCTGGGTTACAATGAACAATTGACTACGATTGAAAATGCTGCTGGATGGAAAACAAATGTGGATCGATTCAATCATCGGTTGGAATTGTTGCCAAGAGACATTGAACCATGTTTTGTTCATCCACTTGGATCCGTGGAGGTAATGGGAGAAGAACGATGGGCAGTTTATTACCCCAATATGCTTCCTTTGTTTGTTCAAAATATTCTTCGCTTCAATGGACTACCCCTGGATGACATGCTCGGCCAAGAAGCACTCAAATGGCTCACCAAACTCGTCACCCCCTTACCCCTAGGCCATGATGAATAACCCAAAAGGTTCCAACGACGACGTGATAAATAAACCGAGTTTACATGTATTATAACTGTCTATGCTTATATGTACAGAAAAAGAAATGTCACAAAGTCTATTGGTGAGATTGCAGCACGACAAGGCTAGATTACCGTCAAAGGGGTCAGAGGGGGCCATTGGATATGATTTGTATGCTTGTGAGGATGGAGTAGTACCAGCACATAAACATACTACTGTGGATACGGGGATTTCCATTCAACCACCACCAGGATGTTATGGACGAGTTGCTCCACGATCTGGTCTGGCTGCAAAATATGGCATTGATGTAGGAGCAGGAGTCATTGATTCTGATTACCGTGGCATTATTCGAGTCATTTTATTCAATCACAACGATCAGCCGTTTACTATCAATGTGGGTGATCGAATTGCTCAACTCATTTTGGAACAAGCTCTATCCGTACCCGTAGAACAAGTCCAGGAATTATCCAACACTACACGAAATGCAAATGGTTTTGGATCAACTGGTTAACCTGTCAGTTGTATCGAGACGCCGTCATACAACTAACTTGAAGTATGTTATTAAACTAATGGGCGAATATGCGTAAGCATCATTTCAATAAATATTTTCAAATATTTTCTCAGGGGTCCGTATGGTTCTTTGACGGCGTTGCAGGTTAATAAAATAAAATGTCTGTTCAAATACTTAATAGTGACATGTTACGTGTCAAGCGTTATACTGTACATTTTGATCATAATATAGTAAATGTAAATGTGGGAGAAATTCCTGTATATACTTGTGCCTCTGAACAACATCTTATTGTAGAAGGATCCATTTTGATCAAGGTAAAACATAAACCCAATACATACATTCATATCAGTGATAAGAGAATTGTTGAATTTGATTTACCAATAGATGAACGAATCATTCAGCACTCGTCTGTCATTGAACACTGCTCCATTTTCCCCATGGCTGAATCAAATCGCTTCTACTATTTTCTACATAATTACAAATCCATTGCCAAGGACAAGGTTAAACCAAATCATTCAAATCACTACAGTCATTACGATAACAATAACGATCCGGATGCTTTAACTTTATTCGAATGGTGTAAAGGCAATGTGATACAAACTGAAATGCCACACAAGATGATTTATGTCATTGTTGATTAAATTTATCGTGGTACAATGGTTTGAAATCTGTTGAAATACCAAAACATGAAATTGGGGTTGAAAGGAAGGATATGAAAGTTGTAATGGTAGATCAGCACGACTTGTCTGTTGTGAGCAATGGGTCGAACGTAATCAGCGATTCTTAGTGGATTATCATTTTCATGAACGAACAAGACCATGACGTGATGCTTCTCCAGAAACTGGGTAATCGCTGTAGTGTTTTTGGCACATGAAGAATAGAGTAGATGAACAGTGCCATTGGGTAAAGAAGTAACCACACTTTCAAATGAAGGAGGATCTAGTTCATGTTCATTTGTCCATGGACCTTGATCAAATGATTGCAAGAACAATAACGTGTCCAAGTATTGTTTGCAACATGGAAAGACATCAAGTAGAGGAAACTCCTTTTCCCAACCAAGCTCCTTCATAATGTATAGTTTAGTAATGGGATCCGAACAATGAAAAATGGCTTCATAGCATGGGAACTCGTCAATTTGTTTTTCAACCATCCACCATGTACAATCTGCGTTATTTCCCTTAAATGTGGCAGCTAAAGTGTCAGATAACCAATTCACAATCAAATCCCACGAAGATTCATGCACTTTGGGCACAATGGCTCTCCACCATGCACTGGATTTGTTCATGTTGTTGGACTCGTTCATAGTGGTACCAATTGTCTCTACATGGCCCATACGGAAAATCCAAAAAAAAACATTCTCTCCTTTCTCTATTTTGAACCAAAACAATAAAAAGAGCATGTTTACCATTTGGTTGTTATTCAGTGCACTCATCCTGTTATTGTTAGACGCCATATATCTGTATTGTATTCGTCATTACTTTAATAATCAGGTACAAAAAGTACAAGGATTACCTATTCAAGTTAATTATTATGGTGCTGCCATGTGTTATGTAATCTTGATTCTGGGGTTAAATTATTTTATTATTCGAAATCTTCATGACGTCTCCAAAAACCAAAATGATGAACAGAAACAAATCTTGGATGCCTTTTTATTGGGAATTTTGATTTATGGAGTTTATGAAACCACAAACTTGGCTATTTTACAAAACTGGTCCATGAAAACAGTGATTATCGATACGTTGTGGGGAGGCATACTACTCGCAAGTACTACAGCTATCATTTATGCATTACAAACCAAGTTTTGAAAGAGATGTTTTATTTATGATCGCCATCTATGAAGAGCACTTAGCCATTGCCGTCTATGAAGAGCACTTGACGTTACCATCTAGGAAGAGCAAACGGTGCATGATGGAGGAGTTGGGACGGTAAAGTTGAAATTGGTGGGTTTGACAATGGAACGGAAATAGTAGCTAGCGGTTTTGAGACCAAGTTTCCAGGCAAAGCACCAGTATTCCACAATCTTGATAGCCATATTCGGTCCTCGTTTTACATTGACATTGAGAGACAAACTTTGATCAATGAATTGGGCTCGATCAGCGGCCATAATGGTAATGGCAGAAAGAGGAATGTCTACTACCGTTCGATATCGTCTACGAATCTCTTCTGGTATGGCTGTAATTTCCTTGATGGAACCATTGTTTGCCAAGATTAAATCATGAATCGGAATGGTTCCCTTTTCATTGAATTCCCATAGACCGGCTTCCTTGAGATCTCTAACCAGATACTTGTTAAAGACATTGTACTCTCCCGTATTCATGTGGCGCTTGAAGCTACAAGCCAAAGCAGGTTCAAAGCACTCAAAGTTGCCCAAGATGATTGATGTTCCAGCAGTAGGCATATGAGCAATTAACAGTGAATTAAACATTTTCATTGGCTTTGTCTTGATGTCGTGACGTAATTGATTCCAGTCCCATCCTACACTTGTAGTAATGTATTCATAGTCAGGACGATTACGGTGAATCTCTTGGGCTTGATTGTACTTGAACCACAAGTCTTGTTGAAAAACACCTTGTTCAATGTGTGAGCCACCAATGCTAGGATAGTTGCCTCGTGTTTGAGCCAAGTCGTGGGATCCTTTCAGGGCTGCAAAATACATGGTTTCTGCAATTTGGAAATTTAAACGTTGGGCTTCTTTCGAGTCAAAGTCCATTTTCATAATCATAAAGACGTCGGCTAGACCTTGAATGCCAATACCAATGGGTCGATGTCTCATATTGGATCTCCTTGTGGACTCCAATGGGTAATAGTTAAGATCAATGACTTGATTCATATGATAGACCATATCATACACCACTTGATAGAGTTCATCAAAATCATAAACTCCATCATTGATAAAAGCCTTGAGGGAGACGGAACAGAGATTGCACACAGCGGTTTCATCAGGGGAAGAATATTCGATGATTTCGGTACATAGATTGGACGACTTGATGGTGCCCAAGTTTTCTTGGTTGGATTTGTGGTTGCAATGATCTTTGAAGAGGATGTAGGGGCCGCCGGATTCGACTATGGATTTGGTAATGGCCAATACAAGTTCTCGAATGGGTATTTGTTGTTCGTACATGCCTTGGGATTCATATTGTAAATAGAGTTTTTCAAAGGCTTCACCGTGAACGTCATCGAGGCCGGGGCATTTTTGGGGGTTCATTAGGGACCACATTTGAGGAATGCCATGTTGGTAATCTAAGATGACACGTTTCATGAAAAGATCATTGATCCAGAGGCCGTAGAAGAGATCAGAGGCGGCTAGGGTGGGAGCGGTAAGAGGAGATTTGAGTTCCAAGAATTCCAAAATGTCGGCATGCCATGGTTCCAAGTAGACCGCAATGGATCCTTTACGTTTACCACCGCCATTATGAGCAACTGCACTGGGAGTCACATACGATGGATCAGAATCCTTGACCATTTCCAAATCATAGCATTCAATGTCTTGAAATTGTCCAAAGGAAACCTTATGGAATGGTACACAGAGATAGTTTTGAATCTGAATGCATTGACCAATACGACGACCATCAGCATCCTTACTTGGCCACTTCATATCATAGACACCATTACTTTCATGAATTTCTTCAAATGAAAATCCTAATCGATTGGCCAAGAATTCAAACGAATACATCTTTTGAGGAGTGATATTCTTCATGTATTGACCTTGCATCTCAACGCCTTCCATGAAAACAGCGACTTGATCCAAAGGTGCAAAGAGGATGGATAAAGGAATATCGTTACGATTGCATTGTAAGAGTCCCATGAGTTGTCCTTCAGGAACAATGACCTCTTGACATCTGACGGCGGGATTGGTGGCCACTTTACGAATGGAAACAATAGAGGCTAGCCATGAAAGATCCAAAGAGGGATTAAGAATGGAAAAGGTAATGAGACCATTGACACAGGACCAAGACATGTCTGCAGAGATGATACCAAGAACTTTAAGAATAGCTTCATTGACGTCGAGAATACGTCTTCTGGTTTCAATGGTATTCAGAATGGCAATCCAGTGTTTGCGAGGGTCGAGGTCTTGGATGGAGACGTAATAGGGGAGTGCCTTGGTGCCAAAAGCGGTATCGACAACGAGAACGGGATGGGATTCGGTAACGCCATGAGACACTCGACCATTGGTAAAATGAATGTGGTTGAATTGTAGAGGTTTCTTGGCAGAAATGATTTTGTTGACATGATGGAATTCACCAAATCGATTCATTACAAGATCATTGACTTGAAGGGATTGGATTTTGCGCCAACCGGTAGAGGTCATGACACGTGTATCACCAAAAAAGCATTGATCGACATAGCAAGCGATGGAGTTGTACACTTTGAGCATGGCCCCAATGCCTCCAGTTACGCCATTGGTACCGGCGATATAAGAGTTTTTGCTACGAATTTTGTTGACATGGATACCGATGCCGCCAGAGTATTTGGAGATGATGCTACAGTCTTTCCATCGATCAGCAATGCCTTCAATGGAGTCGTCGCTGGCGTAGAGGAGGAAGCAGGAGCTCATTTGTTGGTGGAGGGTTCCGGCGTTGAAGAGAGTAGGGGTGGCCATGATGCATTTGCCGAGGGAGAGATAGTTGTAGAGTTGAATGGCACGAGAGGTATTGTTAGGATTCAAAGCTAGCGCAATACGCATCCACATGAATTGAGGGGATTCCAAAGGAGTAATGACCATAATGTAATCATCATTGTTCTTGACGCGCTGGTAGCCGTGAATGAGATATTTACCGTTGATGAGTTGGGTAATGGCAGCATAGTCAAAGATAATGTTTCGGTCGTGATCAATGGCGGCTTCAATACGATCAATGTCTGGTATATTGTCAAAGTAATGGTTGAGAAGAGGAGAGGGTTGTTCGGTGCGAGGATTGATATTGGCACGTGCTAGTTTGACGTATTCAGAAAATGTCTTGGGAGTGGATTTCATAAGATTGGCCACAAGAATTTGTCCAGCAAAAAGATTATTGTCAGGGAAATAGGAATCCAAAACAGCAACCTTGGCTGCAATGGTATCCAATTGAGAAGTACAGATACCATCCGTGATTTGCAAAACTGTCTTACTACAAATATTGAATATCGAAATATCCAATGGACGTTTCAAGATTCTAACCATATGATCTCGTATCTTAGCCAAGCGGTCTGTGATACGTTGAGAATTTACTGGTTCTTTTACACCATGACGATTAGTAACGTTACGTGGCTCCATCTCTTTTCTTTTTTTAATTAATAAATACATGCTTTATTACAATTCGGAGTAAACGCTGTTATTATCGTAGACTGACCCAGAGAGGTTACACACTCATAATCTGAGAGGTCAAGTCATCAATCTTGGCTTGAATGGCAGCTCGTTGAGCCTTGTCTAGTCCCATGGCCTCCCTTTTGAGTCGTTCTAATTCCTGGATTTGCTTTTTAAAATCTTCAATGCTTTGTTTGTACTTGACCACATGTTGATTCTTTTGCTCAAGTTCTTGTTCTTCTTGTGTAACTTGAGCTGTTTTGGTTCGAATGGTTTGTAACTGTTTATCAATTTCAGATTCTTTGGTTTTTATCCTTTGTTCTTCATCTTCTTTTTCCTGAAAGCGTTGTTTGTCTAATTTCTTGTATTGGTCAAGAGCATCATTGATTTCTTTGATCGAGTCGTAAAAGTTACGGTGTTTAGCAAGGATAGAGTCGAGTGTGGGTTTCAGTTTGGTCTCTTTGGCGTAATCGGTAACACGAAAGACGTTGGAAGATAGAGTACATGTATAGAATCGATCAAGCATAGGTTGAGTAATGTCCCACGAAAGATCCCAAGCTTTGGAAGCATGTTCAAATAAATGTTGGAAATAGGTAAAGAATTCCTTTTTGGATTCATCGTTGGGAATGTCATTGAATATACGGTTCATGGCAGTGACACCATATACTTTACGATCATAATAGTCCATAGCGTCAATATACGTAACTTCATTCATAATGGTTTGATGAAGGATAATTTTTTGGAAAGCGTTACTGGTGCAGAGTTTCATCAGGTCATCTTGTGCTTGGTTATAGCTAATTACTTCAGGGATCTTGATAGTAGGGTTAGAGATGCCAATATTGGTAATGGAGAGAAAGATGAGAGTTTTGAGAAGAATGGTAATGGCGTGCACGGGGTTTTCTTTGAAGAGAGATTGCAAGGTAGAGGAATTGACAAGATTCATAAATTTGGATTCATGGAATGTATAGACTTCCAAAAAGAGAATGGTAAGAAACCGTGTGAATTGAACCAAGGATGCTATGAGAAGTAAACGACGATAGTAGTGAATACTGGGAACAGAATCAGTAATGCCTGGTATAAAGCCTGTAGAGCTTTGAGTACCATGACGAGGTGCAAAGGTATCCTTTTCATGAGCGAAATAAGAGTCGATGTTTTCGGGTAGGTAGCGATGAAGAAAGTAAATGTGCATGTGTTGAGGTGTGGATTTGTTATCAGAGATGGTGCTGAAGTAAGCATGATTTTGACGGAATGTCTTGCGTTGTCCAGCATCTAATTGTTGTTCAAAGTGTTGTTGAAGGATTTTATGGTGAGTGGTAAGAAAGGTATTAAAAGGACGGCAGCAAACACTAAGACCTATGTAAAAGGGAATCGAGGTAGGAAGGTCACAGGATTCCAAGAGACCAGCTGGATGATCACAAGCAAAGACTTTCTTGTACTTTTCAGATTCGAAGTGAATAAAGGGTTTTTCGCCATGTTTATGTTTGGTAACCATGAGATTTAGTTTCTGTTGTTCTACTTTGGGTAAAATCTTTTGTAAGGCTTCCTCAATGGGGAAAGCAAAATGTAAATATTTGTTTAGATCCTTCATAATGGTCAAGGTAACACAAGCATCTGTATATTGTTCATTGAGCATTTGTCGATTATATGTTTCTTCTAAATGTCGACATATTTGGGATTGACTTTCTTGGATTTCCTTGAGGTGTTGTTTGGTATTGTCACTGAGGTTTTTCATGGCTTCTTTATCCTTGGTGTACTGGTCTACAAGAGCTCGAATGCTGTCGGTCTGAGGAATGGAATAGGCTTGGTAAGGACCAGGAGTTAAGTAGTGAGGTGCATAAGAGGGTGTTACGAAAGCGTTTGGTGCACCAGGAACAAGAGAGCTCACAGAAGCGTCCTGGCGAACAGCAGGGTCAACAGGTGTTGTAGTGTTCATTATTTTTTTTATTAGCAAGAGTAATTTCATGGGTGGTCATGGTTTTGATTTCATGGCGAAGCATCATGTAACAATGTCCTTGATAAATGGCATCTGACAGAGCATGATGAACTTCACTTACATTTCTTTCTCCCCCCAGTTTCGCCATGAGGCGTTGTACATTAATGCCTTGTAATAGAGCAGTACTTCGTGCCAAAGAGTGAATGCACACACAGTAGAAACCGATGCGTGTCTTATTAGGTGGTCCATAGGAGCTAAAGTAGGATTTGAAAAACATCCAATCAAAACTGGCGGGAGCAGCAACCCAGGTAATGCGATGATGATGAATGTATTTTTTCAACCATAGATCAAGAGACATCATGGCTTGTTCAGGAGTAACTTGATGGGTACAAAGATCAGCATACATTTGTGGATACTTGGCCCAAAAGTGTTCCATGGTTTTGGGATCTGCTATTTTACCAGGTTGAGGTGAAATGTTTTGATAAAATGTATCCACTAATTGACCATAAGCATCAAATAAAGCAATTCCAATAGACAACATATTGTGTAGCAATGGATTATCTCCATCCGCCTCCACATCTATCGAAGCATACAGAGGAGTTTTTCGTAATCGAATTCGTTGCATTGTCCTTTCCCTTTTTTGACGTATGGATCTTTTTGGATAAGAGAAGATAAAAAAAACAATGGAAGTCTTGGTGAGAAACCATGTAATTTGGGGGGTAACTATCGGATCTCTATTGATTATTGTCCTTGTATGGTACTGGATCAAAAGACGTTCTGCTGGTGTTGTTGGAAACTCTCTTGGTGTTGGAAACTCTCTCGTTGTTGGAAACTCTCTTGATGGTGTTACAAATGCTTTGAACTCCATTCCTATTTCATTGACAGGAAGCTCATCTGATTTTTTCAGGGAAATGCCACACGACATGAATGTAGAGGAAGAACGACAAAGAGTGGATGATATGGTAAAAGAGTTTCAGAGAAAGGTAATTGAGATTGCTGCTCAAGTGTCAAAAATATCAACTACTATTGAGGTACTTACATCTCAGGATTTGATTATAGGTAAATATGCTGATGTGCCTACGAATGATAAATGGGAGAGTGCCAAAGCAAGTATTGTGGAATTTGGTAATTTGAACAAGAAATGGCAAGATCAATTGTTAACGTGGAAGTCTGATTTACTAAAGATGACTGGTAACATGACGAAACAAAAACAGAGTGAAGCTATGAAAAGGTTAACTGAAATGTCACAAGAGGTAAGCTTGGGGTTATTTGCTTTAGAGGATACACTGGGAAAAGCCAAAGGATTTGTGGTGGCATTAGAAGAGGCGCAGAAAAAGAATGGAGAAACAGTGATGGGTATAAAAAAACTAGACAATAATGTCGTGGCTTGAAGCAGCTAAATCACAATGTTATGATTTTGTGTTTGCGAAACCGATAAAGCAGATTAGTGCCAAGACTAGTTATTTGAAATGGTTTATGATTTTTTGTATTTTAACGTCGGTATCTTCCATGATTTTATGTTTTTACATGTATCAAAACGTCAAGAGTATGAAGCAATATATGGTGTATTATCGTCATCCATCTTACAATACAATAAAAAGTTGTGCCCCTCCATGAAAAAATTACATAGAACAAAATAAAAACAAAGATATAAATGGCCACATATTGTAATGCTCCTCATCCTGAACAGTCCGTCATCCTGGCCAGACATACTCCTGAATACTTTTCCTCCCTCGAACAAAATCGTTCCACCCATACTTTGTATGTTGCTGTACGTTACGTCTTCATCAAACAACATCCTGATGATTCCCTAGAATTATCCTTGGTACAAGCCAATCATGATCAATTGAATATATGTTACTCGGCTAAGAATACAGAGGAATTAGATCATCTACCAGACAGCGCAGAGACTCCCTGGAAAAGTTTAGCTACTTCTGCCAATATTCAATTTTTGCCCTTGGATAGTTCTCAAGTGACTTTAGAGACAGTTACCACTACACGAACTATCAATCCTTTAGCTCCATTAGGCGATGCAGTAGATATTGGTAAGCAGCACGATAATGTAATCAATGTGTATTTTGCCGTGTTGCCTCAAGGAACAAGAGTCTTGGGTGTTGCTGGAGTGGCATCCAACATTGTCTTTTGTGATGCAAGAACTGTAGGAAGCAATATTAAAAAGGGAGCTTTTAATCAATTTGGATTTGGTAAAGTGCTGGTTCATGAAATGGGACATGCATTAGGTCTATATCATCCCTTTGATGACATTGGACAAGAATGTGATGGTCGTAAGCGTTATCCAGATATTCCTGAACAAATTGCTGCCAATTATGATGCCTATGTTGATTATGTCAATGGTGAATGGGTTCAATTGAATGATAATCGTAGTAAAGACCTAGCTGGTATTGCTGGTGCTAAATCATGTGCCAAATCAACATCGAGTACAGATACTAATCTATTGGAACAAGCTGTGAATTTCATGGATTATACAGATGATGAACAATCACGTATGTTTACACCGAGTCAAGTGGATGTAATGAGAAGTTACTTGTCTAGTCATCCCGAGTATACACGATTGTCTACAGAAAGTATTGTTACCAACACCACTACAGAAACTACAGAGACTACAGATTCCTGGTGGACTACAGAACGAATCATTGGAATCACCATTGGCGCTCTTATAGCTTTTGTTGCCATCATGTTCCTCATCTACTACTTTTATGTACATAAGAAACCAAGTCGAAATGATCCGCAAAACCCTGAATTAGCTACTGAATAAAACAATTCATTTTATTTTTTCATGGCGTCACCAGTATTTGTCGAGGGTTATCAGTTTATGAGGGTCTTGTTGGAGTGTAATGGGGTAAAGATTGAGGATGTGAAGCATTGGTATTCTAAAACACAAGGATGTGGCTTTTTGTATCATCCGGACGTGTGTATTGTTATGTTTCGACCAGAAGAGGCGCATCATTACTTTACACCAGTAGCCATAGATGAGAGATTTCAATTCAAGGATGTGGTGATTGAACATGGCAAGAAAAAGGTAGAGGTAGTAACCCATCACATTACAGATTCGGTTTGGAAATGGTTTCGAACGATGTATCCCTTTGTAAAACGATGGATTATTGTTTCGAGTGATGTGAATTCGTATATGAATACATTGTTACTTGAATCCATGTGGAATACTGAATGGAACTTTTCATTACAACATTTCAAATATCATGAACTAGGGGACCCCAGATTAATCACGGACCATAAATTTCAACCCACCTCTGTCAAAGTAGTTCCTTCCAATGACAAACAGAAAAGTTTTGACAAAGTTGAGAAACACCTTTTCTCTGACAAACAATATCGACAAATCTTGGTTTATGATATCCTGGCTCGATTCTATGGATTAAAAGTGGGACAAGTCATTGAATGCAAAGGATTTCAACGTCAATGTGGAGAACAAGTAGACTATCTTCAAGTCGCCTATTGCTACTCCATCAAAGGCAACAAATCCAAACCTTCCAAACTTCCTGAACACCTACGCAAAAAAGAAGAAGCAGAAGAACAAGAAGCACCAGAGGAAGAAGAAGAAGAAGAACAGGAAGAAGACTCATTATCAGAGGAAGAGGAAGAGGAGGAAGAAGAAGAGGATGAGGAACAAGAACAAGAAGAAACCGCATCAGAAGAAGAGGAGGAAGAAGAAGAAGATGAAGAAGAAGATGAAGGTGATTCGCTATCAGAAGAAGAAGAAGAGAATGAAGAAGACGATGAAGATGATTGACTTGTTGGTTGTATAAAAACGTTTTTATTAAACTGACTTGATTTATTATTTGGGAGATTCAATCCATTGTTGTAGATCTTGATATTCTTTTTGTGAAGATTTCTCATCAAGTGTAAGAATATGGTTTAGTTTGTCAAATAGAGTGGTAAAGTAAGGATGATGAGGATACCAATTATCTTGAGTGACAACTAGTTCATCGTGTACTACTTGGAACCATTTCTTACTTGGGATGGGTATGTTTTTATGGGTGTTTTGTACATATCGAATAAAGAGAGTGCCAGGAAGTGGATAAAGAATGATATTGGTGGGTAGATGTTGCCATTTGCCATGAACATTAGCTCCATTTCTGACCATATCATACCGTTCAACTTGTGGATTGTTTCGAAAGAATTTTTGTAAATTGGTATAACATGACTTTTCATCATGATCCTCCTGAATCATCTTTTTATGATTGTATTGTTTTATAACTACTTGACCAGCATAATCATTGAAAACCCTTCTCAAATAAGCTGAACTCTTAATCTCATGATACTTTTTCTCTTCATCTCTAAAGAGTAATAGATTTGGATCATCACTACTTCTTGAAATGATTCCACCATTCTTTCTATTAATTGGCTTTCTCTTTCCCGTATCTTCGTCTCTTTCTGGATGAGAAAGTGCTTGTGGGGCTTCTTGTGGGGCGGCTTGTGGGGCTGCTTGTGGCGCTGCTTGTGGTGCCTCTTGCTGAGGTGATTTTGTGATCTGTTGCATAACACCTTGTAAGACTTTATTGACAATTTTCTTGGCTTCGACATTGGCTTCGATATTGGTTTGTTCCTTGTCAAATTCAGGTAAGATTTGTCGAATACGATCAATAAAGGCATTAATGTTGTTGGGTTCGTCCATAGGCATAAAATGTTCCATCATACGAATAGTCATAGGATGAGTGTTTTTGGGTGCTTTTCTTGGATTACCACCAAAGAGTAGTAACATTTTGTACATATGAATCAACATGGATTTGACTTGATGAACAGGTGCATCTGATTTGAGCAAATCTTGTAACGTGAATTCATTATTGTATAGTCTTTTCGAGTCATGCACAAAATGATTCAATACATCCTTTTCTTCACTATTCTTACAAAAGATGGCTACCAAATTATCAAAAATCTTTCGTTGTAAATCTGCATGATTCTTTCTGTGTAATGTCATGACAGCAGCTCTCCAAGAAACTAAAAACTCGTGAACATAATCATAATTGTGACGACCATCATCCAAGGGTGTTATATATGCTTCACCATCAAAAAAGTCATGTTGGTTGTACAAGGTAGTAAAAGTTTGCGTAAACATTCTAACAGCATCTGATCTATCCTCTGGGTCCTCATATGCTTGTCGCCAATAAATATGGAATGGTGATTGAATGAATTGAAAGGGAGCAGAGATTCTCTTTTTGCGTGTTGTAGGACAATCAACATGTCTTACCAATCCATTACGTTGATCTATTTTAGACAGGGGATTGTGGCAAGTTATACATGGGACTGGTTTGGCTAAGCATTCTTCGCATAGGACGTGTAGCTTATAGCCTTGGTTATGGGATTTGCACACGAGATTCTTTTGACAGACTTTGCATTTGAGCATGTCGGTATTGGTGCATCCTGGGTGTGAGCATCGTTGTGTGCAGGAATGATTGAAAGCAAATTGGTTGCACACTGGGCATCGTGTCATGTGTATGGGGCGACCTTGAGCGTCGAGTAAAGGTGAACCATTGTCAATAAGGGGTGTGTTATGAATATGAACGGTAAACCAAGTGAGGGATGCGAGGTCTACTTCGGTTCCTGGAAAGTACCATAATTTGGAGACGCTATATTGATGATCTGTAGAGTAGTTTCGATGGATAAAGTCGTACCATACTAGGTCACCACGAATGTGTCGTCGCCAAGAGATTTTATTGGTGCATGGTTGGGTGGCATGAGGAGGAATGACGGGACCAAGACTGGGTGGAAGTTGAATAGGGGGCATAAGAGGTCGAAGATACATTTGTTGATAACATGGAACAAAGACATGTTGATTAGTGTCAGTACATAAAGGTAAGTAAATAGTTGAAGACATCAAGTAGTTTTTCTTTTATTTTTGATTTTTTATTTGAATCATGGATTCGATATTTTCTCGAGACTTTTGATAGGTATCTTTCATCAAGGTATAAAAGGAATCATCACTACGAAAAGTGATTTTGGACTTTTGAAGAACAATAACTGTAGCTGCAGCAGCTGCAAAAGTATGCCATATTGAATGCCACTTTTCATATTCAATAGATGTCTCTGTGGTATCATTACGTGATCCTTTGGTCATGTAAGCGGTAATGGCAGTGACTCCAAAGACAAAGGCTAACAATACTCGCCAATGAAACATTCCTAATTCAGCAGCTAATCGTAGGGTCATGACAAGGAGAATCATTAGGGTAAGACTGGCCCAAATTTCATCAGAGGTGGCATGGTTGCATTCATCCGACATGTGGTAGAGTGTGGAAAAGATGGAGGCCATGAAGAGTACAAAGGAAATAATCATGGGTTGAGTATAGAGGGATATCATGGCTGGAATAAACATTAATGTGGAAGAAATCTTTAAATAAATTCGATAAGGTGAATCCTTTTCTTGTCCATAACGATTACACATGATTTGGTTTTTTTTTTATTCTTTTTATGAAATTTGTAATTTGGCATGTTCAGGACATTTGATAATGCCAAATAAGTTGGGTGTACCGTTACAATGACATTTGTTACAAGGTAAATAAGTGTTATGACGTTTATCATGACAATAAGTACATGAAAAATCATCATGTCTAAAATAGGTCCAGCCACAATGGGCACACCTAAGGTCAAAGGGCCATGCCTGTTCCCATAATTGTTTCCATGATTCTTCAGCTTCTTCACACCATTGTGTCCAATAAAATCGTACGTGTGTCCATGGTACACTGTCTGGAATGTAGTCTTCCCGTTTTAAAAAATTTCGCAACTGAAATCCAGTATATTTAGTAGACATGGCATATGCAATCATTCGTTTCATTACAATTGGCCAAACAGCTTTTAATTCTTCTTGATTAAACAAGTGAATCCCTCCTTTCCGTAACATCCTCGGCGTCATCCACGTTGCCACATTACATATCTCTGTTCGATTCATTGTTGCTGTTGAAAGCTCTCTTGTTGTTTGAAAACCCGGTGACGTTTGGAAACATTTCTTATTTTTACAAATTATGTATCGGCATCATAAATCGTGTAGTTTTTCAAGTGTCTCTTGAGCATCTAATACGTACATGGCGCGAGTAGCATTTTGGAACGAATAATAGAATATGGCTAGGATAATAACGCATAGGATGACGATAAAAATGGCTGGAATTTGTTTAATGACGGTTCCTAATAGGTTATACACGGTGACAACAGCTTCTTTGGACGTAGATACAGCCTTGTCTAATTGTGTTTGTAATTGGAGTACTTTGGATTTAGTGGCATAATCAATGGCGACTTGCATGCGTGCTTGAGTTAGTTCAGAAGAAACTAGTGAGGCGTACATGACGAGTGAGAGACGTTGAGTAAGATTTTGAACGACGATGGAAGTAGAGCCAGGTTCAATGACAAGTTCTTGCATGAGAATGGCTTGTTGTTTGAGGGAATTTAAAGTGTCTGTGGTGATGATATTACGAATCGTGGTAACCATATTGGAGCTAAAATTATCGATTTGTTGTTGTGTTTGTAGATCATTGCCTAATTGTTGTAAGCGTGCCTTGTTTTGTTCGACTTCTATTTTGGCTTGGTTTTGCATGCCGTATAAAAAGGCCTTTTCAAAGCTGCTTGAGGTGACGTCACAGTCGGCAGTCATGGTGGCGCTGAGTTCTTGTTTGACGTCCATGACAACGCATTGGGCGCAGACATAGTTGCAGGTGGAACGAAGGTCGTGGAGTTGTTGAGGGGTAAATTCTTGAGGAGAAGAAGTAAGGGCTTCTAGGGCTAATCGATCTTGTATAACACGTTCGATTTGGGCTTTGCAATAAGTACAGTTGGAATTGGACATGACACGTGGACCCATGGATTCATCACAAGAGATGGAAATGGATTGACGTGCAAAGAGTCCTTGATCACAAATATTGGTGGCATGTAAAAGTCCATAAGCAACAATATTGGTAATGACTGTATTGGCAGTACTTCCAATGAGACCAGCAGATTCGTCAGCCTTGTAGAAAGCAGCAATATGATCAGCTCCAGGTGTTTCATTGATTCCTACACAATTTAATCCAGTTTGACGTTCCCAATCGCGTGAACACATTTTGTTTTTATTTTTTTACATTTAAAAAAGAATCGATTCTAAAAATGACTTCGGTTTCCTTAATTAAAGGGATTGGTACCAAGAGGGCTGAAGAATTAGATACTTTAGGAATTAGCTCCATTGAAGAACTAGCTGTAGCTACGACTTTACCCCCTAAACTAGAAAAATACAAACAAGAAGCCATCGACTATTTGAAAAAACACAAAAAGCACACTACAAAGGAAGAAGTCAAGTGTATTAATTTTACATTTGATAAACATACATGGTTAGGAGCCTCTGTACAGCTACCTGTAGGTAAAGAGTGCATTGTTAGTCCTGCCAAAGTGGAAGAAATTGTATTGGAACATGGTGAACGTCTCGTAGTATTGTGTCGTGATACTCGTACCAAGAAAACCTCTTCATGGCAGATTCCTACTCTAACTGTACTGAATCCTGAATTACCACCATTACGTCTCACCATGAGTCAAGAAGATATGGATAACATTCACTGCCTAGAATACGTTCTAAGAACACTATGGGAAAGTGATTATATTCGAAGTTGTATTCAGCCAGAATAACGCATCAATGATAAAAGGCATCCAGGTGATTTCCAGACATGAATTGAAATGAGAGGGCGACAAGGGCCATGGTGGTAATGAATAAAGACATTGCAAAACTATTTGTATGTGGATTATCTTGTTCTTTTGATTCTTCCACTACTTCTTCTTTGCGAGTAATTTCATGTACAATGGTTTGAAGCGACTGTGATACTTTGGCAATGTCACGTTTCATGTCTTGCATTTGTGTAGTAATCAAATCTGATACAGTATGTAACTCTCTTTTGTTATCTTCTTCTTGTACAGCATTCAATTGTTTTAGACATTCAGTAATCATGGCTTGAATTGATTTGGATTCAGTCTTAATGGTATTGACACTTTCTCTCTTCATAGTTTCAATTCGAGCGTTTATGATACCACCCAAATGATCCATCATCTGTCCAGCTATCAACTCTTGAATATGCTGTCTTGTGCATACATGAATCATGTCCTCTTTTGTAACCACATTTTTCATGTCATGTTTAGTAACTAAATTAGCCACGTCAGTTTTAGTGACTAGATTAGCCACGTCATGTTTAGTGACTAGGTTAGCCACATCAGTTTTAGTGACCAAATTAGCCACGTCCTCCTTTGTAAGTTGTATTTCCAAATTTTCTTTAGTGGCCAGGTGTCTTGATTTTAACATTTCTTCCATGGCATGAATGGTAACCATGTCTATCAAATCATGTTTCTTGACAATATCTTGCATGTCTTGTTTATTGGGTAGAGACAATAAATCTGCTTTGGTGGCTAAATTACATGTATCTTTTCGTGTAAGAACATCATTGATCTTGGGAAGGCTTCGTAGTTCTGTCAAGACACTTTTTTGTTGTTCTAACAAATCAGCCTTGGTAGCTACATGTTGCAAATCAGCTTTGGACACCAGATGAGTAGCTAAATCATCAAAATCTTCCTTGGTCACTACATGAGACAAATCCTCCTTACTCGCCAACGTAGCTACATATGGAGCCACATCCAAACGATTTATCAACTGAGTAATGTCATCCTTTGTGATTCCAGACTCGACATCATTCAATAAATCATTGTTATTGTTGTTGTTTGTGTTGCTGTGTCGAATTGTTTGCAACTCGCTCAATACTCTTGATGATAAAAATTCGAGGTCTTTTTTCGTTGATAAAACTTCTAGGTCTTTCTTGGTTGACAAGGCTTCTAGGTCTCTTTTGGTGCTGAGATGTTCTAAATCTTTCTTGGTTGATAAAAGCTCTACATCCTTTTTCGTTGACAAAGTTTTGAAATCAAAAGAAGAGATTTGGTGTTTTTTGAGTGATTTCTTCTTGTGTTCAGTGCAAGTGTGTTGTGAGACGTTGGAGGTATCGCTAACTTGAATAAAAGAATCCATTTTATTATAGATGATTTTTACTGGGAATCTTGCGCATGGAGTTCAGAGGGTTGAATAGTTTCAGCAATGGCTACAATGGTATTCATAATGTCATTCCATGAAAAGGGTGGTGAACTAGAGGGTCCAATAATCTTCCATTGATGATCTTGATACATACAAGTTACCACTCCTGGTGACAAAGTTACGGAATCACTTTTCGTTGATAGTAACTGATAATGGGCAGCAGAAATAATATAGCCTTCAGCAGAACGTAGAACCACATTACCCTGACGAGTACGATAAAATTCAAACAGAGACGGTGTACCTCTAGGCCACGGCCATTGCTCCTCATTATCCATCCTAAAATCCACATAACACACAATACGATTCGAATGTAATCGTAAAGCAGCATGTTTGACATTAGATTTTGACATGTTGACTTCACTTGCAGTATCAAATAAATCCAAAGCCTCAAAGGGTAATGCATATGAAAATGGTTCAATATCCTTCAGCTCGACCATGGGCTTGACATGAAGACCAAATGGCAATTCACTATGCGAGACGATTACATTGTACAAATAAGGATACAATGATGACTTGATGACGCATGGAGATACGTTGATGGTATGTTTCTTGGCAGTTTGCGATGTGGAAATCAATTGAAGAGCTTGTACGGCTAATTCCCAGCGTTGATCATAGCGTAAATGTTTGCAAGTGTTGCCACACATCATGTAGCAATCTGTAATGGCAAAGCAAGAAGGGTTAGAAAGGAATTCTCCATCCAGTACTGTTCCTGCAAAAAGTGGAATGGGAAGTTTAGAGGGCATTCGTTTTAGCTTGTGGATCTTCTTCTTGTGGGTAATGATGAATAATTGAATACAATTCTTATACGTGGTAAAGAGTAGTAGAGCTCTTGATCCATTGAGATGAGGCACCATGACATGCTTTTGAGGGGTAAAGGTAGAATAAGGTTTACGATAAGGTATGACATCTTGTAACATTTCAAACAAGTATCCTGTGCCAAGATTCATATTCTTGTTACAAATGGCAGCAGCAGCAACAGTATTTCCTGGATCCCATCTACCCATATCACAATTCTCCATTACATGTTTCGATGACTCTTCAAACGATGCTTGTTGCATAGGAGCTATCCTCTTGGCCACTTCATTCTTCTTGAATCCTTCATGCACTCCTGTCATCGTCATGTACCTCGCCATCAACTCCAAATGTCTTGCATCCGTAGACGTTCCTGCCATCAACGTAACAAACTCATGAGTTAACACTTGAGTTGTCGCATAAACCCCCATAAACTTTTGAGTGTCCACCGTATTGGAACTGTAGGACTGAAGCTTATCAACTAGAGGATGATTCTTCCATACAGAAAAATCAGATTGATCAGTAATGCATACCCATTGATTATTGGTTTGTTTTTCAATGATATACTTGGTAATGCCATCGACTTTTCCTCTAACAATGGTTTGATGAAAGATATTGTAAGCGATTCCTTGGAGGGCACAAAGGGTCTTGTTGCTTTTGGTGGCTTGACGTGTGCCGGCTTGTTTGAGAGCGAAATTCCATATCTTGATGCCCGGAGTCATACGAAGAACAATCAAGGTCGCATTGACACGATGAATACTCGAAAAGGGTAATTGCATTCCATGGTAAAGAGCCAGCATAATATGATAGTCCTGTACCAAATAATAAGATTTCTTTGATGTGTCCAATGATAAACGAATGGTCATGCTTGATTCGTCGACTTTGGGATAATCAGACAAGACCTCAGATAGATACACGGTTCGCCAAGTCATGGCAGTGTAATGAACTTGGGCTTCAGTGACTCCAGGTAAGAAATAAATAGTCATTGTGGATAAGCTGTTATTGGCATCCATTAAATGAGTTAAACGTCCACAACCGGTGACTTGAGCATTCTTTTTACCAGAAGTATGTGGTGATTTTAAAATACTTTGGGTATGAACTTCCCCTACACAATGAGTGGCATTCATTCCAATGGCTTCTCCTGGTATGATATTCCTTCTTCGTATGCCATGATAAATATTCTTCAGTACAGAATACCATCCAACACTTGATAATTTCCAAATCTTGACATTATACGGACAACACCATACTCTCAATAACACTTGCATCTTGTAATGTTGCTCAGGAACGATTCGTTGAGCCACCATTCGATTCCAAATATACATGAATGACGTAATGATTTCATCCTCTGTTAAATCTTCGTAGCCGCCTAGTGTAGAAGCTTGTTGAAAGAGTCGTTTTATATGAAAGGGAGATTTGAATTTCAAGTCTTGATGTTTGATCTTGTCCCATAAGGTCCATGAAGTGGAGTAAAAGGAAGAAATGGATGCTGACACATGTGAGTCACCAACGGATGCTGAGATGATACCAAGGTCACCCAAATGATGATCAGGCCAGTGTTGTGTGGTAGGGGGTGTAATGGTTTCCCAGACGAGGTATTGTGGATCAAGAGCATCGCCGCCATAGTGTTGCCAAATAGTGGGGCCAGGTTTTTGAATGTCTGGTCGATGAAAGGCATGTTGACGTCGATGACCAGAGTAGCTATCAATGGCATGCCCGTATGTATCTGCTACCATACCCATAGTACAATAAGCCATCTTCTTTTGCAAATAGCCTGATTGAGAGGTACCTTTGATCTTGTTAATGACTGATTCGGTGGTGGGTTGAGCCTGGGTCATTAAATCATGGAAGGATAACCCAAGAGCATAAGGATGACGAATAAATCCGTGGGCTATTAACGATTTGTCTCCTGGTGCAAAATGACTAGTCACATTGGGAATCCGTTCATGAGTAAGATAAGTCTGTCCAACAACACCCATCATTTGAGTTAGAGTTGCTAAGTTTGCCTTGGTTCCACTTTGCATCATGACCAAGTATCCATTATGTAAACGATTTTGATCTCGTTCCAATACAATCTTTTCAACACGATCCTGAATTGATTTTGTATAGACTTGAATATGTTCCATTACAACTTCTTCAGATTCTTGTTGAACACTTTCCAATTTCTCAAAATTAGGACTTGTATGAGCTTCATCCCAGTACAATTGATGATAACTACACGAATGACCTCTCATGTTAATATACTCTTGTGTCACCAAATATCCTTCATGCAAAAATCTCATGGCCTCATCCAACGAATGATACACAATCAGCTCTTTCAAAAATCCATTCAAAACGTCTTCTGTTATTACTTGTTCCACCTTGATTGACGAGGGTAGTAAACATTGCAAGACTTGTTTTCCCGTCCAAAGTCGTTGAGGTTTGAAAATAGTTGGTTCTGGAATGGTGATGAAGCGATCAACGTGTCCAAGAAGAATAGAAACTTGATTTTTGGTGAGGAATGTATCATGATGGGTAAGGATATAAGCACCAATGACGGGGTTTTGACTAAATTTAATCCAGAGACCTCCATCTTTCATCATGTGATGTTTGACGGCCATGATATTCATGACTTCAGCGCGTGCTTCAATGGTTTGTGGAACGTGAACATTGAGTTCATCACCATCACAATCAGCGTTGAAAGGTAAAAAGACGCAGACATGGAGATTGATAACATAGGAATTGGGCATGACTTTGACTTGAAAGCCCATGGTAGAGCCTCGGTGTAGTGTGGGAGCCCTATTGACAATGACCCAATCATTTTCTAAGAGATGGCGACAAACATAGGCGACGTCGTGAATGTTAATGTCTCGTCGGTTATCGTAGTGGACCAAGTCGATTTCACGTCCATCTTTCATGATCATGGAATTAGCGCCTGGGTAGCGGTGGGGTCCATTGAGTACCCATTTGTGGGCGAGAGCCATGTTGAAGGAGGAAACGGGGACTTTGATGGTTAGGCCCATGCAGGTGGATTGAGGTAGGGCACAAAAGGATGGGTGAAGCCATGTACAGCCTTCAAGAACAAGACGAGCGTAATGGTATTTGCGCCATGCAACAATATAACCTTGCATACGAGAGGATTGTTTGGATTTACTGGTTTTCTTGAATTTGGTATCGACTGAATTGGGTGTTTTACCATATTGAGCATTTTTGGGAATGAGTTTACGATACTTTTCGAAAAAATAAGCAGAAATTTGATTTTGTAAATGTCTCCATGCACATTGATTGGTAATGTTATCATAAGTAGCTTCATTGGATAGTTTGCATTTACTGAGTTTTTGGTTAATGACTTGAAGCTGAGCACGATATTGTTGTTTCTGTTGCGTGTTTAATTGTTTACGAGCTTCACTGGTTAGGGATTCTTTTTGGAAGCAGACTTTAAAGTCGGGGTGAATGAAGCCTTTGTAGAGGTATTGGGAGAGGATGACGGGTTCTTTGGAGGTTTTAAGTTTTTGTTCGAGTAATAGTTTGCTTTGAAGGACGTTTTTAAGCATCTTGGTCCAGTCGTTGGGGTATTGTTTGGAGCCGTTTTTGGTGGGGAAGACATTGTTGGGACGGGTGGTGAGTGCTGGTACGGCTAGAGCAGACATCATACGAGCTCTGGGTAAGTTGTATTGTCCTAGTCCCATAATGTTCATCATTGGTTCATCTAGAGAGATTTTTTCAAGGAATTGTTGGATTTCAAAAGGGCCAAAAGAGATGGGCTTCCAATGAGGGTTGGATTTGTAATTGGCACAGTCTTGTTTGGAAAGGGTAACGACACCTCGAATGATATTATCATGTCCTGATTCGGTGGTCCATTTGATGTAGGACATGCTGCAGGAGCAAGTACGAAAGAAGCGTGTGTATTTTTGGAGGGCGGTAAGGCGTTTTTCTGCGGGGAGTTGGAGGACTTGTTGGCACATGAGAGGACCAATGCGTAGTCGATGGCAATAAAAGCAAACCAAGTTAAGGATTTTGAGAAGAGTTGCCATGCCGCCTACATGGAAACAAGGAATAGGTAATTCCATATGACCTGTATGACCAGGACAATCATGGGTTGATTGACCACAATGTTCACATAAGGAATCCCATGTTTTACATCCCAAGATACCAGAGGTCAAATCCGTATTGGTCTTGATTTCCAAAACAGATTGACGACGTACACGTTCTGAATCCACCAAGAAACATTGTAATGCCTCTACTTGACGTAAAGGTGGTAACTTTACAGGTTCATTAGTTTCAAAAGACATGATGAATCAAAACTTTTATTTATGCAATAGAATTATTCGTCGGGGAAATATTATTGGATTCTTTGGTCACCACCAGCGTCGGAGAGGGTATACGGAAGACATAGGTTATAATACGGACAGAATACTTGATGAGCCAATAGAGTATTCGTAGAAAGATGATGAATGCTAGGAGGGAGATAATGACGATGAAATAAGTAGTGTAATCCTTCTTGGGTGGAGTTGTAGTGGCACTATTGATTTCCATTTCTTGTAAAAAGGCTTGATCCAATTTAGCTAATTCTTCTGGAGAAAATGTCTTGGCATCCATCGACTTGTCTTTTTTTTATTTCCGATGTGGTGCTATTTTAGTATACATTAGAATAAGAAAATCAAGATGGAGGATCATTTGGAGATGTTATGGGAGAATGCTACGGAGGATACATTTGATTTCTGGATTCATTTAATGGGATTGGGTCCTGATCGATCACGAGGATTATCGTTTTTCAGTTATTTTATGGATACACGAGCCAAAGTCTTGTATGTGATTATTGATTTTAGGGCATGTGTACGAATCATGTCGTTGAAAGCGTATTACAAACCGGCATGGAAGAGTATATTGACGAATATTGACAAGATGATGCGTTATTGGTTTCCGGATTGTCGAGTTGAAAAGTCGAATGTAGAGTTTTTTCCACCATTGGAGAAAGGATCCAGGGGAATCTTAATACCGGATCATGTAGTGTATTTATTCTTGTGTCGTTTATGGACAAGTCATCATGAGGGTATGAGCAAGTTGTTTTCACAGTTGAAGCAAGAACAATCAATCGAGGCAAAAAAGAAGAATTTATTACCGGCACCCATGGTAGCAGAACAAGCAAGTATTTTGGCCAAGAGTCATTGGTTAAGTTTATTTCGTACAGGACATTTTTATGTAAGTCAATCAGACTTTCGTATGAATTTCTTTGGACCATTCTTTTGTCATATGGCATGTACACCAGAACAAAAGATGATGATTCATGCTGACAAGATTAAGAATTATCGACCCAAGAGAAAAACCATGCGTGATGAAATCCCTGAGAGGTCACAACGACGAGGTGATAAAATCCCGGCAACGCTAGGCGAAGGTGATGAAATCCCTAGGCGGTCACAACGAGGTGATGACAAGGAATCATTTTATCAACAACCATCACACATTACTCTACCCCAAGAACCCCTTGTACCCATCCATCAACTCTTGTTTCCCTCGTTAAAACCTTTACAATGAATAAATTTTATTATTCTTAATTATCGGCTGGTTGTTTTCCTAAAGCACCCGGCAATGGTACGTTCGCTTTATTTTGCTCATTTGGTGCTTATGGTGTTCCTTGTTTTTCCTCTTCTTCCTTAGGACGATAACGGTGAAGCAATTCTATGTTTTCTTTAAAGTATTCGCATAGCTGTACTTGTTGATCGTTGATGTCCACAAATGGCTGTAATAAGTAACGGTAAAGTTCGGGAGCAGTGTAGTTGTCTGAATTACGATGAACCAATTGAAGTAATTTCTGATGTTCATCATCTAATTTCAAAGAAGGTTGAGTAATTAGTTCTGTAAATGACATTGATCGATTTGGATCTGCTTGTGCTGCTTGTGCTACATCTTGATCTGCTGGTGCTGGACCTGCTTGAGGTTGTGCTGCTTGTGCTACATCTTGATCTGCTGGTGCTGGACCTGCTTGAGGTTGTGCTGCTTGTGCTGCTGGTACTCGAGGTGGTTTAAAGTAGAGATCTCTATTTTCATTACTGGCAACGTCATCAGGAGGATTGGTTTCTGTGTAAGTTGGGTAATAGGTTCTAGCAATAAAGGATTGGATTTCACGTTTGCGTACATGTTCATCTTCAATGTCCCATGCCTTGTTGATCCATTCACCTCCTTGACGCCAATAGCCTCTGAAATAAATCTGGTGAGCCAAATCTCTGTGTTGTTTATAAATGTCATATAACTTTGTATCAACGGCAACCTCAAGTTTTGGGTCACGCAGAACTGACCATTTCCAATTGTCTCGGTACCAATGACCGATGCCTAGAGTGCACAAGGTTCTCCAGTCTCTTGGACCCTTTGCAGGAAATGTTCGGGTGGCAGCGAGTGCGATGATACCTGCACCGGCAAGAACGCTATTAAGAATCCAGATCCAATAGGGGTCTGTGTACCAAGAGGTATAGGTGGTCGACGTAATAAAGACCATCATGAGGAAAACAAATAGATACATGGAAGAGGATGCAATAATGCCATAATAATTATCACGGTACAAATGTCTGTAATACCACCAAATGACAATGACTAGCCATAACATGATGAAAGACAAGATGGATAATGCATCAGTTGCTGTAGCCACTCCAAGCATCCATAAACCAGTGAAAACACCTAAGAGTAATACACCCAAAAAGGCATCTTCACCACCAATCCTCGCCATCCATTTTCCTGTATTGGTTAACTTTTCGTCTTCAATTTTGGCTGTACTAATACCATCACTTACACCTTGATAAGCTCCATTGAGTTTTTCGCCAATTGATGTTCCAACACGAGATTTAACAAACACATCTTTGACAGATGAAGCTCCCCTCGAAAGTGTTTGTCCAAAGTCTGTTGCGGCTCTTTTAATGCTCCCTCCTGCACCAGAAAAGGGATTTTTCAGTGATCTCATTCTATCCAATAAACCTGGTTTAGTAGCTGCTGCCTGATCTGCTGGTTGTTGTGGATTTACTTGGCCTCCTTGTTCACTGTCATCAACGTCATCAACTATTTGTATCTTTTCTTCTGGTTCCATTTTTTAGTGATGAATAATGTTTTTTTTAGGAAAGAGTTTTAAAAAAAAATGGTGTATTCATATAAGGAGGAGAAGGACTATATTGAAAAGTATGGATTCAAGTCGTATTTGGATTTGTCTCCACCACCATGTAACATGCCTGATTCAAAATACAAGTTATGGCGACTTCATAATGTCAATACCTTTTTACATTGGTATGGAAAGAATTGTGACTATTTGGTGACTCAAGTACCTGCAACTCAACCCTTTGTCATGCCACCTTTTATCCAAGACTGTGTCAATTTCGTTCAAGTGGGACCCTATGTCTATCTCGTGACGTACTACAATCAAGTGATGTAAGAGGCACTCAAATGTGTAAAAAACAGGATATTTATTAAATTGGATTTAAAATGACTTAATATACATGATAGTTGACGCGAAGCCCAGGGGTCATGGCGAGGTTATCGGCATTGCCTTGATAGTTAATCAATCTTGTACCAGCGCCTGGAGCTCCACTGACAAATAGACAAGGAGCACTTTCATACTTGCATAGACCTACAACGCTACCAGTACTTGAACTGTAAGTGGTAGCAAAATCAATTCCATCATTTCGGTAGAGAGAGCTGTACAAAATAGTTTGAGCAGTAGTTTCAGGTCCCGCCACATAAGCATAGATAGGATTGTATCTGTACATAGCAGTAAGAGCATCGCTAGCCACCTTGTAGAGAATTGCAAAACCGTTTGGTCGTTCAGCGTCATTCATAACGGCGGCAGTAAAAGTACCATTACACTTGTGAGCAAGAGTCACCACATTTGCCGAAGGGAACGTAAAGACACCAGCCGTATTGACGGAGTAGCAATATCTAATAAATCCAGAAGTCGCGTCTTGCCAGACCGCCACCAATTGACCAGCCGAAGGAGATAGCATAACTAAGCTAGAATATTGAGAGCTATCGCTATTTGACGAGTCAATATTGGAGGCCACGGAGATCTGTGTCCACGTGTTTGAGCCAGACAAGATATCGACAGAGGAGGAAATGAAAGCAACACCAGCACCCACACCGGAAGTACTAGTACCCACAATCAAACTAACCACCAATCGTTGAGTACCATCTGCCAAAGTCAAGGGAGTTAATTGCACGCAACGAGATTCAGTGGCAGTTAAAGTAGCTAAAGTGGAGGACGTCACCACACTTACCACAGTAGTATTGGGAGTAATGGTAGGAGTAGCACTAGTAGGATTAGCGATCATAGCCTTCATAAGAGCTAGTTTTTGCACACTATTGTTAACAGAAATAAAACCAACAACCAGGTCAGAGTTAAATTCAACGGCAGCCAAGGTAGAAATACGATTAGCATTGCTAGTTCTGGTCAAGTTGATCAAGGGGTCGACAGTAGCAAAGTCCACAGAAGTAGTTGAAGCGGCAGCTGTAGAAGGATCGTCGAGATAAAGTGCCTTGATAGTTGTAGTAGGGTTTGAATGTGCACCAGTAGGATCAAACCAGACGATAGTAGGACGCTTATTAAAGACAGTCAAGTCAAAATCAAAAGGAACACCAATGGCAGTAGCACCAGAGTTGGCGTATTGCTCAATACGTTGAGGGAGAGACCAAGCGGCTGTCAATGGAGAATAGAACGAATACATCAACGCACAGTGATTATCGCTCGAAGCAGCAAATGAATGGTCGGTGTAGAACAAACAAGACACTCCTTTGAAAGTATCACCAGCATTGAGTGTAGCTGAACTAGAAATGGTGTAATTGATGGGGGCAGAACGAACCAAATGTCTGTGATGAGTATGTTCAAGTCTGTTTGTGGAAATACCTACCACTCCACTTACGCTAAGATCATACACGTTAATTAATCCTTGAGTCGAAGCTGGTACACTGCTACCTATAGGTAACACTTCAACCACGGCAGAGGTACTGTTCAATTCACGGAGAAAGGTAGGACGCACTAAGCCATCCAGTAAACTACGGGCTTCCATTTGGAAAAACAATCCATTTGTATTGGCTTCAGCAGCAGGAATGGTATGAGGACCTTCAAAAGTAATGGTCAATTGATTAGGAATTGTCTTGGTATCAACATAATTGTAAACAAACGATCTAGCTTCATAGATTCGTGTAGGAGGAGGTTCAACAACAATATCTTGCTTATGGACGTAGCACCAAGCACCCAAGCCTAAACCTGCAACACCACCCAAAAGACAAAGCACACCGAACAAAACGGCAATCCAATAAAATGTAGCTTTAACAGAAGAACTGATTGACCCGTACATTTTCTTTTCTTTTTTTGGTTTTTTTTTATGGGCAGTGTAAAAAAATTTTCGTGTGGTTCTCAAAAAAATTTTATTTATTTCATATCTCGAAATGCTTGCCAATCAAGTAATCCATTGGCCGTACCATCTCCATCTGGTCTTCTCACTCTAGTTACCAAACGCAATGAACGCTTCTCACCCTTTTTCTTTTCATCCTTGTATCTTTGCAACATGGTATCCGGCGTCATACGTTCATTATTCCTCACCGATTCCAAAAACGACGTAAATAACCGAATCAAATCTGGATCTTTCAACGTTGGCTCCGTAGTACATTGATCCACCACTATATACGGTCCTGCACCCTGACCCGACTCATCAATCCACGCCTTGTTAAACACATTAATCATCGTATGAATGATATCCTTTTCATACGCATCCAAATTTGTCTTTTGTTGCTTGATATTGTTATTGATCTTTTCCAATTCTTGCTTCCCTTGTCTATACGCATTGTACTTGTTCTGCAAGTCCAACCCCATTTGCACCGAAGCGTCCATCTCTTGTGTTTTCCTTTTTCTTCTCTAGCAATTAATTGCACCTCAAAGCATGCGTTCGCACATGGTTGAAATGTCTTTAGAATATCTTTAGAATATCTTTGGATATTCCGAGACGGTCGGGGTGGGTTTCGTGATTTTCCATTTATAACATCATGGCCAAGCGTGAATCAGAGACGGATGTGAGTGCGGCATGGATGGAATTGATGGAGTCGAGATCTCATTTGGCGGCTCCATTATGGGCTGAATGGCCATTTCAATTCAAATTGGTGGAGCGAGATCATGGATTTTTATATTTAGCCAAGCACAAGGATGGACGTGAATGTGTCATCAAGGTGTTGAGCATGTCGTGGAGCAAATCTCAATTTGTAGAAGTGGTGGTGTTACAAGTCATGAATCGAGTGCCAGGAATTGTATGTATGGGTACTTGGGCTTACGATGCCAATGATCGTGATGTGTATATTCAATTTCCCAAAATGCATATGGACTTGTACCAGTACATTCGAACTCATCGTCGTAACCCTACGATGCGTCGAAATCATTTTACGGAAAATGTGGCTGCTTTGTTGGAGACTTTGACGGTGTTGCATGGTCGCCACATTATTCATCGAGACATCAAGGCTGAAAACGTTTTACTGGATAGGGAATTATATTGGTATTTGCATGATTATGGCAATTCGGTATTCATTGAAAAGCCAGGGGACATGTTTATGCCTGAATTGGCCAATACTGTTACTTATCGTCCGCCAGAATGTTTACCTGAAGAAGAAGAAAACATTGTTTATGATTACAAGGTTGACATTTGGGCTGTTGGCATTTTATGCTTTCTACTTTGGTTTGGACACTTTCCCATTTCCAGTACCAAACATCATCATCTCAAAGAGTACTATTGCAATAAGCCCTGTGAAGAATGGCCACTACTTCAGGCCTTGATCAAAACAGATACGACACCTCAACCATTTGCCACCAAACTGTACGAATTCTTTACCAAGTGTCTTCAAAGAGATCCCGACAAACGATATTCCGCCGCTCAACTCCTTCAACTACCTCTTTTCGCTAAAACATGATATAACGTCTTTCGTGCCATGAGCGTACTTAATACATGTCCCGTTTGTCAACTTGAATTACCGAATGTGGAGACGTTTCGTGACCATGTAGCGCACGAGCATGAGGATTACAAGCACTTTGCCTGTGAATTACATATTGCTGAGCAGCCATGTACGGCACGTTACAAGTATAAGAAGGACCTGGTGGCTCATCAGAAGAGGGTTATTCATGATCAAGTGCGTCATTATGTATCTCCGGCGTACCATCAATTACGTTTACGGACGAAACACGCGACATCTTGGGGACAATGGACGTCGTTGTACGTGCAATACAAGTCGGTGAGCGATCCAGTGTTATCGAATGAGTACAAGGTCTCGGTGGAACAAGTGATGATCAAGTTGAAAGAAGAGGAATGGTGGATGGATGAAGCTCTGTACGATTCATGGCAATTTGAAGAAATGATTGAACAATTGGAAAATTATTGGAGTCAACAGCAGCAGAAGATGGACAAGACTGTTGGAAATCAATTACGTTTAGTGTTTTGGTATACATTGTACATGTTTTGCATTCATGATACCATTACGGATACGGTGGTTCATTTCTTACATAAACGAGTAAGCAAATACTTTATGAAGGCTACCAAGATTGTTCAAGGTTCTTTGGGTGTTCAAATTATGGATCCATATCAAATGGTAGAATTAAGACATCGAATATTACTGGAATTACAAAAGCAACAACAAACAACTATTGATCCATTTATCAAGCAGTTTTTACATGAACGATCACCCAAGATGCCATTGATGGAATTTGGAACGAAACTAAGATGTTGGATTGATTTAATCATTCGGTTCATGAACATTCCTATGAGGATTCAAGCTACGAAAGAGTTGCATTTGGGTTATCCATTTCGAAAAACGGAAGCTTCTGAACATCACGTGGCACGACTCTTGTATGAAAATGGCAACTTTACTCGGTTATTCATGTTTGACAAGGTTGGAAAGACAGGTTATGACACAATACTGTAATTTTATAAATTCTAATCATAATGTAGGAGCTCATCGACCTATTCGTTGTCCCTTGCCTGGTTTTATTACGCCCTATTTGTTATTCTACATCAAGTATTGTCGACCTGAATCTGATTCGTCCTTGGTATTTTTGAATGCTACGGGGAGTGCATGGAAACAAGCCTCGAGAGATATTAAGAATTATTTGCAAGACACGTTGGGCATTCCAGCTGATGTAATAGATCCTTCTGGTCGTTTTGTTCATGGTTCAAGATCCATCATGTTGGCTAATTATGCTTTACGAGTCCGTTTTGATCCATTGAAGCTCCAACAGTTTGCTACCTTGATGAGACATTCCTTTGCAACCATGAACTCTTATTATCTTTTATGGACGGATTGGGCTACAGCAAAAATTGCCATGAATGATTTCAATCAAGCTTTTGGTCTTCCTATGGACAATACATCAATTCCCACCGATTTCTCCCAATTTGATGTCCAGTTTTCCTTTCCACCAGAAATTTTGGAAAACCCAGAATCAAAACCAGAAATCCAGGTCGAGAAACCAGAAACCCAGGAAAAAATCCAGGCTGATCAGCAAAACCAAAAAAGTGAAAAACCAGATTCAAAACCTGAAATCCAGGTTGAAAAATCAGAAAACCAGGAAAAAAAACGGGAAAACAATAATTGTGATCGGTGTGGTGGGGTAATGAGAATTTATGGTCCTTATGGAAAGAGGAGGCATGAAAAGCAGTATGGATGCTATTGGTATCAATGTGTATCATGTGTACCATTACAGAAAAAGTGGATTCCATTAGGTTTCATGACTGAATATAGTAATTCTCGTAAATCAAAAAAACATGAAACCATTATTCAATTTATTAAAAAATCAATTAACCGTTTAGGTATATTGAAATGATGTCGCTTATTGTTTTATCTATTTCTTCTTCTTCTTCTTTTCTTCTTCACGATAAGAATCTCTGAGAGCGTCGTTGAGATCACTCCATTTAGCCCATGAGTTTTCTGTTGATGGAAAGCCCTTCCATTTTACTAGAGCTTTCTTTCTGCCCCGGACTGTTTTAGTATCTACAATATGTTCTACTTCATACCATTCCCTTTTTGGTTTTCCCTTTTTTGGCTTTTCTCCTTCTTCTTGTTCTTGTGCAATTTCCTTTTGTGCTTTTTCTTCTTCTAGGGCGCGGCGAGGAGGAAAGAGTGTTTTGAGTTGGTCGAGTGTAAAGAATTCTTTGGGGTTGACCTGGAGGTTGCTATGTGGGAAACAGGCTTTGAGAGATTTTTGTAGTGTGGTAGTGACTTTTTTAGGAAATTCATTAAAGTGTTGAAAAAGAGGGAATTCGTTGATGAGGGGACATTTACGTAGTTTGGCAACATGAAGAACATTGGTAATGACAGTGGTGCCCCATTTGTATGTACCTTGTTGGATGGCAATGCTCATCTTTTCCCAGTCATTGAGGCTATTCTTGTTTTTGGGGTACCACAGTTTGACGCCGTCGGGTTGGTAAGATTGGTGATCGTGGAGAGAGGTGGAGACTTGCCCCCATTTAGTACCTGTGGCATAATGTGTTTGTTGCATTTGATGAGTATGTCTCATTACTAAACTAACGTCATTCATAATGGACATGTTGAAATTGGTAACGACTCCAATGGTATCTGCAACAATGTGTCTCATATTATGTAGAATCATGGTTTGAATAATGTTGCGTAGGTGAAGAGACTTGTCAATGAAGAGTTTAACATCGCTAGCCAGGTCTGACCAAGGGGTTCGACCATTGAAGAGATAAGGCCCCTCATTGCGTAAATGGAGAATATAAAAGGCTAAATAATAGGAAATGGAATCGCTAATGGGAATGATCATGGGTAAATGACTACGAGTACCTACTTTATCATGGAACCAAATACGATGAAAACGTTTATGACGAAACACTAATTTACTTTTGAAATCTTCTTCACCGTAATCTTCTACTTCTTCAGCGTCCTCATTGTCAGCTTGGTCATAATTAAAGTCGTGGTTGGGATCCCAAATCATATTGGCATTGGTTTCACTACGATTGGGAATATTGGTAACACGTAATGCTAAATCAATCCAACATTTAAAAAACATGGGAACATCAATGTCGTGATGATTTAAAGCATTCTTAATACGAGTATTGGTAAGTACTTGTTTTATGTATCGATGCATGTCAGGCTGCCATTTAGCCAATTCATGAACAATGACATTACGTATTACATAACGATCAAAGGCTGTCAATTGAGAGACGTCTGGCATTTTGGTAGTCATTTTAGTCAAGTTTTTTATTTATTTTTTTGATGTAAACCTTCAACGACGCCAAGCTCCAAAAACTGTGTCTAATATATTTGTCGATAATTTTTTAGGAAGTGATTTGCTATGCAAATATATGCTAGAAAGTATTTATCTTTTTTATAATTTATTTTTGTGGCGTCGTTTCGTCAAACCTAATGGTTAATAAATCGAGTAGAGGGTTTTTGCATTGAATCATGCGGTGAGGAATTGTACGACTCCAATCCATATCGCTATAAGGGTATTCTTTGATGGATGATTCATGAGGTGGAGTAATGAGACAAATGATACGCTTAGTGGTAATAATAAAAGGAGAAGCATTACCATTAGGACTATCTGATTCAAACGTTTTGATTTGTTCTCCAGCTTCTAGTAGAAATTCATAAATTGCCTCACCAATATAAGTGTAGTTGTTTTGATGTCTGATGATAATTCGTACAGCCCATGGATCATCATCTGGTACAGAAGTCCATATCTCATCAAATGGGTATTCAGAACTGTAAAGCTGATTGGGAGTAAAATTAGTTTTGATGACTTCTTTTACTCCTTGATCATAGGTAGTAAAGGCAGAGTCAAATGCAATATAGGGTTGATTAGATATCTTTTTATCATCATCTTGTGTTTCATCTGTTTCATAGACGGTGAGAACATTTGGTTTTTCAATCGAGGCAATGGAATAAAAGCCATTCATGTCAAACATGTAATAACGTCTTGGAGTTTTTGACATTTTTTATAAGTGTGTTATGAGTGAGACTTGATGGTGGAGAATCACATAAATAAAAATAACAAATGAATTTATTGGAGGCAAAATTGCTGTTCCGTAAATTTAAATTGTATGATATGAATAGTGTGCAAAAGGCCATGTGGTATTATAAGGACATGATGCAAGGTAGTCAAAAGTTAACTACATGTCGTTTTTTGCATTTATTATATCAATTGATTCCACAACAATTAAGTTGGGTTGGAGGAGAGCACCGGATTGATACGATTGCTCAGCGGTTTATGAATTACCAGAACCGTTTACCTCGCTGTGGTGTCATTTTAATTTGTGAAAATAAGATTCTAGTGTTGAAATCTGTATATGGACGTAATTTAATGTTTCCCATGGGTAAGCAACATCGAAATGAACCAAGTCATGTCTGTGCTGAAAGAGAATGCTTGGAAGAAACGGGGATTCAAGTTTTTTTGAATGAGAATAGTGAGCAATTGACATTTAAATATAATGGACATACTCCTCGTTATTTGTACTTGGTGAAATTGTATTGTCGTATTGATCAAATTGAAATTAAACCACAAACCAATTATGAAGTGAGTACGTATCGTTGGGTAAATGTGGAATGGTTCAATCCTGAAGCACCATTTCGTGGATTTACATCATTAGGTTGGAAACAACTTATTCACTATCTTCATCATCGTGTGGTCCCTCCGCCTTTGCTGACATTTGTGCCACCAGTTCCGTAAGAGTCTCACAATACTTTTGAATAATTTGTAATTGCTCTTTAATAAGATCCATTTCATTCAAAATGTGGTCTACGCGAGTCACTAGCTCTTCCATGGGTACTGTATTCTCTTCTTGTGAATCAGACATTTTTTTATTTAATGAGAAAAGAAAGGATATGGTTGATGAGATGAGGATGAAGACGATTAGTCAAGGCAAGACGTCCTGGGTGCCATCGTAGATTGTACTTGTTCATAATGGGATGATGAAGATCTCCAACGGGCATTCGTTTTGGATCTACCGGGTCATGCATGATTTTGGTTTTGGTATATGTAAATGGTTATCTCGGACCAAAGAAAAAGAAAATGATAAAAGAGCAGAGATGTTGGTATTGGTGTTCAGTAGTGTTGCAGATTACATTTGTGATTTGGTTTATAGTTATTTATATTCGAATGAAGCATTTTGAAACCATGGCGGCTACATGTCGTCATCAGTGTACTGAAAAGTTTAACGAGTTGTACAATAAAAAATCATGGGTGTAAGGCATGCAAATGTTAACCCAGAGATCAAGGCCCATTGGGATCGTTTATGGCACCAAAAATTATCACAACGAGAAATAACCAAACGAATCAATGAACAGATCAAGTTGTTTCGTGATTCCTTTGCCCTGACTGAAGAGTATATTGAAAAGGTGTTTCGTTACATTGATCACATATGGGGTGAAGATATTATATTTGGTGATTGTCAGATTCAAATGAAGTACAAAGTGTATCATGATCATGTGCCACCTCATATGAAGGGAGCAGCGGCTTGGGTGCATGATGGAAATTATTTGTATGTCAATGCCGTGTTATTGAAACAATTATTTGAAACCGAATCTCATTACTATGTAGGTGGAATTCAATTAACAGATTCTTGCTCCATTTTAATGCATATTTTATTACACGAATACGTTCATGTGTTTTTGTACTATGCAAGACGGTTTCAAGTGTATGATTGGAAGGAATCACACGGGCCAGAATTTATGAGACGAGTTGGCATTTGGTATGGGCATACTGATTTTCAACATAGTCTAATTCCTGGATTACAAGAAAATCGATTATTACGATCTGTTCAAGTAGGCGATAAAGTTAAAGTGTTTGTCGAAAAAGGTTTATTTGTCATTGGTCCCATTACGGATCGCAAAGGTAATGAATTGAAAGTGGAAGGAAGCTTATTGAAAGAAACTGCACCAGGAATCTTGGAACCTCAACCACGAAAAATCAATGGTGTTGTAACTCATGTAGGACGAATTGTAGCTGTGTGTTGATCATTTCTTGATATTTAAGTATTCAAGCACATTGACGGTATGAGGGGTGCCTGTATTGAGATCGATGTAATTGGCATGTAGAGACATGAGATTGTCTAATAGATTGGATAGTTTTACATTTTCATTGGCATGAATAAAGACGGATCGAATATACTTGTGTCCATCAATTACAGCTCTACCGGTATGATTCTTGGTATCGATAACAATGGTAAAGGGAAGTAATTGTTTGAGTAAGTAACCACCATTCCATCTCATGAGAAGAGTGTCATCAGTAATCTTGGTAGTAGTGACACCATAGGCAAATTTGGAATCCATCATAGATAGTTCGACACGATCATGCATAATACCTGCATCTCGACGTACTTTTCGATACATGTTATCTAGTTCTAACCAATAGACATCGATGTCGTATGACTTGTCTGGTTTACGGATGAGTTCATAGACGACGACATTTTCATTTTTGCTACGGTAGGCGATAAAGATGACCGAGGGATAGAGTTTCTGGATGTCGGTGAGAAGTCTATCTTTGGAAAAGGTTTGGTTGTGTGCAGGATTTTCAAAGCTTTTGGGTGTTAAAGAACAGGAAGTAGATTGACCATATAATAAATCCTTGGCGATTCTAAACATGTCTTTTCTTCTTTTTATTTATTCCGATGGAGTCGTAGAAATGTAGAATGGACGCATACAGACATAGGGAACATGTGTACAGCCGAGTGTCGCTATGAGGATTGTTTCAATGATGCCATCTACTGTTACGCATGCTGTGATGCTTGTTACTGTCCTATGCATGTACAAGAATGTACCAAGAAAATTTGTCAATTATGTAACACAGCCTATACACCCCAGACCAAGGAGAACAAGGAAGATACAATCTACTGTAACACATGTCGAGACTTGTCCACCATCAAACTCCAATGTGCCTTTCGTGGCTGCGAGTCGGTTTTTGCGGTAACTAAAGCCGTATGCTGCGACACGTACTACTGTAATGAACACATGAAATACCAAGATTGGAAAAAGTGTTGCCCTGCATGTACTACAACCGTTCGATGCATCATGTGTGTCAAAACCAAACCATGTCCTTGTGGATATAGACGGTGCCGTGATTGTGATCGCTTCTTCCATGAAACCGACCTAGACAATGACAATCAATGCTTCATGTGCTTTCGACAACCCTATTACCACATGAACACCGATGACCAAGATCTGACTACATAAACTATTTTTCTGTTTTCTAAACCAATTTTCTTGTTTTTAAAACTGGCTTTTTGGTTTTAGATTTGGTTTTCTTGGTTTTTGGGTGTTTTTGGTTTTTCTGTTTTCTAAAATGGTTTTCTTGTTTTCAAAATTGGTTTCTTGGTTTTAGAAATGGTTTTTCTGGTATTCCGATGGGGTGATGATGGGTGATGGAAGGTAGAGTGAAATGTTGGTGGAGGAATGGTACATGAGATCGAGGAATATGGATTTGGACGAGGCTTTGGAGATATTGAGGACCCATAGACATTTTTGGAAGAATACGGATTGTTTTTATGGAATTCTAAGTTCATTACCTGTTTATATCTTTCTTCATCCTGGTTTTCTCAAAATGTTTCAAGACAATGCACTGGAATGGCAAGAGGCAATACACAGAAAATTAATGTCATCAACATCTGGTGAAGAGTTGTATCTAAACATTTGGAAACATGTGGTTCCTGTTTTAAATCATCAAACCATTGTGAGATGTCTGGTGGACAAACAACGTAATCCATTTTTGAACTATTATCGTATGCTACGTGATCAAGGAGTATCTTTAGCAGACATTACACCCATGATTGCCGAGGCATCTAAACTTGGTGATATGGAACTGTTGGAATGGGTTGTGGAACATGAACAAGAACCTATTCCTTATATTTCTTCACGAATGGATCATCTACTCGCCAAGAAGCATGTCAAGCTACTATCTCATCCTTTGATGGATGACAATTTGGTTCAAGTCATTTTGAATTTTACAAAAGAACAATAAACAAATTTTATCGAATGTAAAATACGACGGGTTGTGCATTAGGCAGATCATCTACAAATACAATGTCAAGAACAGAGTAAATGTTCAAATGATGGATTCCACGTATAAGAGCTGTTTGGTTTGAAAGTTTTTTGAGGTACTTCATAAAGCTAAAGGGAGTGACTCGTTCATGGTTGAGTAATAAACAAGAGACATGATAGACGCCAATTTGTTTGGTTACGATAGCTCTATCTTGATTGAAAACAACTGGTGTCCAATCCGTGTGTTGGTTATCTACGTCAAGTCCGACATAAAATGCATTATCCTTGGCGTAGAATTGTTGAAAAAGTTGAGAGTCTAAAGGTAGCCATGTAATGGTAGGATAGAGTCTTGTCATTCGATCATAATTGTCTGTAATGCTGATCTTGTGTGTAAGGCAGTAATGAGCGCTTGGGGTTGCATAGATGATATTGTCCTTTCCGAGCCATAGTCGACTAAGCGAGTGATTAAAGCGGCTAACAACTTCTTGAATGGTAGATAGATAAGTCTTGACGACTGGAACAGCAGGAGGACATGATGAAGCATACTCGGTTCGAAGAGCATCTGTAGATCCAACTGCATAAAAGGTAATCTTATGATGTGATTTGGAAAGTCCTAATAGTAAACCAAGTAAATAATTTCCGGCTAAATAGGTGCCTGGGTATTGATTCCATTCATGTAAGAAAGAAGGAACAACACAAGGTAGGGGAATGCCCTTCGATGACATGTGATCTTGTGACATGAGTTTGCGTATGGCCATAAAATGAGATAAATTTTCGGTTTGCATGAATGGATATATAAAAAAAGGAAAACAAAGATGGAACAATTACCACCCAAGTATCGTGATCAAGTACAACGCTTCATCTCGGAAAAACTATCATTGGCACAAGAGGGTGCGCCTCATCAAATTGCTGAACTGGCTCAAGATACTATTCGTTTAACTAGACGTCTACCTCTACAAGAGTGCAAAAGGACTGAAGTGGTCAATTATATTTATCAACAAGTGGCAACCAATGAAACCAATGGATTCAAACCTGAATATGATTTTAATGCTATGATTGGTGTGTTACAAACCATTCAAAAGACCAAGTGCTTTGGATGCTTTAAGTGACACCGTAGCTGCCACATCCTGGGGTAGTGTTTCCTTGAAACCGATCAGTGAAAGTAACAACTAATCAAGAGCTTGAGGATTCAAAAAGCTGTGAATACTCCTTCTCATTGTTTTGCTTAATCTGGAAAACATACAGATGTTTGATGAATTTTCCACAATAAACTCGGCGATTACCTTTTGCATGTGTGCTGGTTGATCACCAAAGTGTCGTTGGACTAACATCATGGCTTTGGGGAAAGGGTCAGGTTCTGGTGTACCGTCATCGCCCTCGGGAGGTGGAATTTGTACAAGAGCATTTCTTGGCGGTGATCTTCTTGGTGGGGCTGGGGCATCTCTTGGTGGCGATCTTCTTTGTGGTGCTGGGGCGTCATCATCATCTGAAAGTTCAATTGCTTGACTACGTTGTCTTCCTGGTGGTGCTGGGGCTTCTCTAGGCGGTGATCTACGAGCTGGTGCACTACTAGTCAATTGTGTATACAATCTCTTTAGGTTTTTAGGAACTTGTTTGCCTGATTCATCTATAATGGTACCATCAAATTCTATGTTTGGATGCAATATTGGAGTCATGAATAAATCTTTGACTTTGAAATGTTCTCTTTGAAACTCTTCTTTTGTTATGACAGCGTTACGTCCTTCGTAGTTGTTATAATTTGCGTACATACTATCTTCCTTATTATACTGGTCAGATAGTTCACGAATACCATAATACCATGGTTTCATGAGATCTTTGTATCGATTGTAAATAGGTAACCATCGTTCCGGAATAGCGCCACCTTGTTTATTTTTATGATTACTAAACGTAACCTGTGGTTGTTCTCTCTTGACAACATAAAAGTCGTTTGGTTCAATTGAATGACTCCTAATAGTTTTTAGTAACTCTTGATCACTTGAATTTGGGTTCATTCTTCGGTTGATTATGTTTTGTACAACATTTCGGTTTCCATCAATATTCAACAAGGGTTCGTTTTCATAAACAACTCGAGCTCTTGACATTTTTTTCTACAGTGACTTTTTTTTTGATTTTCCGAGAAATGTAACTTGTATTTTGTCATACGGAAAACAGGATGGATGATGAAAAGTATCATGTTTTACACAAGGAATTGTTACAATTATGGATACGTCAAGTAGGATTTCAAACAGATGAAGCTGAAAATTACAATTCAGGGCTCAATTCTGTGTTGGAAATGTTGCAAGAATTGTTGAATTTCGCAGAAGTACATAATGGAGAACGGCATGAAGTTCGATTGGAGCAATGTTATTTCGTAAGACCCTTTGAGCCTAGTGTTGGTTTAGACAATCCATTACATGCTTTATTACATGGAAGTTATGATGCATTGATCAAGGGTGATTTCTTGTATACGAGACAAAGTGTGGATACTGGAGAAGTGACATTTGAAAATCGAATTAATGGATTTACCATTTGTGAATTTCCAGTCATGTTGGGATCAAAACTAGATCATCAATACACCGGTTTAACCAATCCACAAATCTATCAAATACGTTATCTCAAGTCTTCTTGTTTCATCAACAATATGCACGTCAAGATTTTTCCAGCAGAAGAGTTTATTGTGAATAACAGAATTCTACATCGTCCTAATCATGGATCTGAAGTACGTTCCACATTCTTTTTTGGGGAGAGACGATACAGAACAAATAGTACTTTGAGTATTTCGTGGCAGCACAAGAATAATCGTGGTTTGAAATGGTGGCGTGAAGCTCCTCGATTACTCATCAAGGTGCCTTATGAAAATCCTCCCATGTTTATTTGTTTGGTAATTATCGTCATGGCTCTGGGATACACCATTGATGAGTTTGTTACTTGGATCACTCGTTTTCGTCAAGTAAGAGCTTCTACGGAAACCAAGGCGTTACAAGAAACCATCATGGCCGATGTTTGTGGATGCGAAACACCTCACGATGCTCAATTATATATTGCCAAGCTATTCAAACGAACCCTGAAACTGACTAATGATGGAGACAAGGCTAAAGCAGCACGAGAATTACTTCGCAAAGAGATCTTACCTCATCTGGTGCACTATTCTCAATCCAATGAACCAGAAATCCTAGCTTGGGAATGTCATCGTAAAATGATTATGCTGGCCATGATTGTAGCAGACATTTTTGATCGTATGGATGGTAAAACGTCACACGCCAATAGTCGAAGCTACAAGTTTATTCGGTTCAAAACTCCCATTCAATTCATGTTGGAAATGCTGAGAAAGAATGTCAAGAGTGCTTGTACCATTGCCAAGACGAAATTACAACATATGATTTCCCACAAGTTGCCCATTTCGTTGCATTACATGTTGCAGCCATCCATGTTTGAATTGACAACAGCGATCAAAAATGGAAATTTCAATCCATCAGGAAGAAAGAATGTGAAATCAAGTGCTCATTACATGAACAAGACGGATGTGATGACGTTGGGTTACTGTTCAGATTCGATACCAGAGCAAACTAGCAAGATTATCAAGAAGCCTACGCAGCAGAGTCATGATTTGAAAGCGAATGTATCAGAGCCATCTCAAGCTGGATATGTATGTATGTACATGACGCCTCAAAGTAAGCATTGTGGAGTATTTCGTCACAAGGCAATGGGAGCTCGCTTTACGCCCTTTGTGGACATGGTATCGATGCAAAAGCAATTGGAGCGCTTGACCAATCGTTGGATGAGTGATTATCAAGTGGGTTACGCTGCGGTGTATGATGTCTTTGGAGGGATAATGGGTTGGGTGGCTGATCCCAAGGCCTTTTATGATTTCATGGTGGATTTAAGACGAAAAGGATTATGGTATCAATATGGTAACATGGAATATTTGAAAGAGGAAAAGCAAATATGGTTTAATGTATCTGGTGATCGTTTGGTGAGATCATTATTGATTGGATCATCATGGCAAAAGTTATTGGATGGAATGGATCGTTATCGTTTACAATTATCTTTATTGAGACAAGATGGTATTATGGAATGGTTGGATCCTAATGAAGAGCATTCTGGAATGATTCGTGTCGCCACTGGTTTTCAAGAATATCTTTCAAATCCGTCCTTGTATACCCATGTGGAAATCCATATAGCCATGGTGATGGCGGTGAATATGACTCGAGCCTTTTTCAATTACAATTCGGGACCAAGGGAGCTTTATACTGGATTGATGAATACGAAAGCCTTGTCCACTAAACCGCCGGATTACGGGGCTACCAAGTCGCACATGGTGTTTGGTCAACAGCATCCCTTGATTGCAGATCCGGTGACGGAAGCATTGGGTAACCGTTTGAGGGAGCCGAATGGGACGAATGTGACGATTGCCATTATGCCTACAGAGGGCAACATTGATGACTCGGTGGAGTTTTCCAAAAGTTGTTTTGATTTGGGGATGTTCATGTCGGTGCAGCACAATATGGTGTTGGTGGTGAGGAGTGAAGATTGTGAGATTCGTAAGCCGGATCGTCATTGTGAAATACGAAGTGAGGATCATGTGTATCGTCATTTGGGAGAGGATGGCATTGTGAAGATTGGATCCAAAGTGGAAGTGGGGGATGCCTTGGTGGGAATGGTGAATGTGAAAAAGAGGAAAAAGTTACGTTGTGCAAGTCATTTTTTAACATCTGGAACTGGTGGACGAGTAACGGCGATCAAGACGTTTTTAGATGACAAGAAAAAGGTCAAGGTGGTACATATTACGTATGTATCAGCACATAATCCAACGGTGGGAGACAAGTTCTTTATTGGGCATGGTCAAAAGTTTACTATAGCAAGACTGGTGGCTAAAGAGGATATGCCATTTAATCCCATTACTGGAATGACGCCTGATTTATGTTTCAATCCTCATAGTTTAACAAGAACCACCATGGGAATGTTATTGGATATCTTGTTTAGCAAAGGAAGAAGTTTGGAGCCAGAGTTGATTGATGCCTTTGATACGGTCATGTTGCCTCCGTCAGTGCACAAGAAGAAATTGAAAGAAGTGGAGCAAGTGTTGCAAAAGCATGGATTTTCGATCGATGGAGAGGAAATGTTGTGTAATGGTCAAACGGGGGAGATGATGGAGTGTCCAATCTTGATGGGACCGGTGTATGTACATGTCTTGAATCATATTGCAAAGCAAAAGTGTCGTTTCAAAGATACGGGACCGATGGCGGATGGTACGCATGATCCACAGCAAGGAATGAGGCATGGAGATATGGAAGGATGGAATTTATTGAGTCAAGGATGTACAGAGGTGTTTAAGAGTACGAATCGTGAGGAAGGAGACAAGTTTCATGATTTCTTTTGGTGTGAAAAGCATGAGATGCCAGCGGATGGATCAATACCTTTGATGGTGTTTCATTGTCAAGCATGTGGGAATGCAGATCATGTGGTGAGACTACAGTTGCCGTACAAGTTTATTTTGATTATGCAAGAAACGTATGCGGCGCATATGGGTCATTCATTACACATCAAGCCGGGTGATGTACCATTTGTACATGATGAAGTAGCCAATTTACATAAATAATAAAAAAAGAAGAATATGGACAAGTACATTAAGAATCAAACACGAAAGAGTTATATTGGTAGAACAGATGGTGTATGTGAACCAATAAGTGATTGGTCATTTCGATGGTTACGTGTTTTGTATATTCTTTCCATGTTACAAGTGATATTGGGAGTGTTTGTAGCGTATGGAGTAGCTGATGGAGCCACAGATTCTCGTTGGGTAGCTTTTGGAATCTTTACTTGTATATGGAATATTATCATGTTGATCATCTTGTTTAAACTCTATGTGAATGAATTGGGTAAATTTCAAAACGAACCATTAAAGCCGGATCCATCTTATAAACAAGAGTTTATTGATACGATTCGAAGAAAAGTGGATCCCAATTATCCTTTAATAGGATGATAAGAAAAAAAGAACACAAGATGAATAATTCAGATGATCCATGGGCGACAAGAGGACCTTCTTCTCCTCTCTTTGATGGCTTTGATGTAGATTTACCTGATTTGGATGGTTCATCTTCTCCTGTAAGATCACCACAAGTTGTTGAAAACTCTCTTGCTGTTGAAAACTCTCTTGTTGTTGGAAACGTATCACCTTCTCCACAAACCACAGCCGACTTGGGATTACAATTTCCTGTTGATCCTGTGTCGAAACGAAAGAACAAGCTAGTGGAGCAACGAGAACGAGAGGAGGCACAACGGAAACGAACTGAAGAGTTGCGACAAAAGAAAAGAGCAGAGGCACCACCACCTCCAGTAAGACCAGCTAATATAATGCGTTATGTTCATGATCCGGCACAAGTTATTGCTATTCCACAGGATCGAATTCCATTAACAAAAGAAAAATTAGAATATGAATTGATAAGAATTCGAGTAGATTTTGTCCGATGGCTCCAACAATTTAAATAAATGTTTCATGTGCCCATTCTTTGTGACGAATGGAAGCTGTTTCACCATTTGTTGTGGAAGAAATTGAACCTCATAATGATGTCTTGAGCTCTAGAGATATTGTACAAAGTCAATCTAATGATCGACATGGAAAACAAAGCCAATCTATTGATCAACATGCCAAGAAAAGTCAACATGAACAGAAAAGCCAACACGACGAAAAAGGTCAACACGACGAGGAAAGGTCATTAATGGCGCCAGTGTCAAATATCGGTCACAATGAGATGATGACTCAAGTGATGACAGAGATGTTGAAGTTTCTCAAGACGTTGAATGATCGATTTGGGATGCCAATATTTGAGGAGGGAGAGTTTCCAATATCCAAGAAGCGAAAGGAGGTGGAGGAAGAGAGTTCCAAAAAGTCGAAAAAGAGAAAAAAGAGGGATCATTTATTACTGGAGGAAGAGGATACCTTGGTGTATCGATATGAATTGGTGTTTATCTCTACGTTTTTAATGACGAATATTGGATTGAAATCAGTATTGATGGTGGATTTTAACAAGGCATGGGTGATAATCATCAATATCAAGGAGTTGCATAAGCAATTGACTCGAATGATGAAAAAGGGTGAGGCCTTGTCACATTTTGAGAGGAGACGAACGAGTAAGAGTGGCAAGAGTTTACGTACATTTGCCATTGCCAGTATTCCAGACATTTTGAAACGTCATTTGGATCCATTGGGCAATATGAATTACAAAAAAGCCATCTTGAAGAAATGGCCAGGATTATCCATGCAACACGTGGTGATTTTCAGTGGCGAACAATGGTTGACAAGGTGGCGAGAATTAATGTCTACCAACATGCATGATGTCAAGAGATGGCGATCAGATATGAATTGGGAACAAGAACAAGAAGAAGAACAAGAAGAAATCTATCTTACAGAAGATGAAAGACGTGGATGGCTAACATGTCACAAATTTATTCCCAATGGACTTTATTGTGAAGATGAACCTGAAGACCTCGATACCAATCTACCCATTCAAACACCTTTTTCCATTGATTTTGGTTGGCATGTTGTGTTGCAATAAATTCAAAATGATTATTTTTCACTCGTTTTTCATGTCGAGGTTTTTGAAACGGTCTCTTATGGCTCTAAGAAATTTAAAATTCAGTTTTGTAAAATATTTCTTGGGACCGAGATGAAGCCAATAAAAATTACCAAAATTCAAAATGATCATTTTTCACTCGTTTTTCATGTCGAGGTTTCTGAAAATGGAGATTAGTTCGGGAACAGAGTTTTGAAAAGTCTCTCGTTCTTGGAAAGTCTCTCGTTCTTGGAAAGTCTCTCGTTCTTTCCATGGTTGATTGGGCCAGGGGGTGAATTTGGAGGGGTCGAGGAAGATGGCGCCCAAGGTATAGTTATCATGTTGGACTCTTTTGGAGCGTTGTTTGATGAGACAAGAGTTGAGTTCACCAGAGGGTACACTTTTGCATTCTCCTTCGGTGGCCCATGTAGACAGGTCTTTGGGTGTAATAATATCCCAAATGCCATCTGAAGCCAGGGTAATGAAGCAAATAGGTTTTTGAATGTAAATGACTTGAGGAATAGGAGCAATAGTATCACCAATTTCAAAATCACCAAATGCTCTAGTCATATTAACACCATAACGTCTGTTCAATGTGGATACATATTCTTTTTGGACCAAGGTTACTCTCTTATCTTTTACCTCTTTCTCTATTCTTGCCTTTTCTGCTGAATCATAAACATCATGAGATGTAGTTAATTGATGATGAGTAGCTAAACATGCCCTACATCTCTTGTTCCATGGATGATTAATGTTCTGATGATAGGAACCAGCAATGGCCGAATCACCAACATTAAGAATACACATTCGATATTGACCAGTTTGCATGTTTTGTATAATAATAAGGAGAGACATGGTGGATCCAGATTGAATACCTTGTTCTTTCATGTCTTGATTCATTTGTAAACACATACGAGTCCAATCACATTGATGATGCATATAAGTGTCTCGTACACGTTCAGGAATAAAACGACGTAACCATTTCATACAATCATCTCCACCATGACCATCAAGTACACCATAGACACGACAACTTTCTACTTGTTTAGTGTGTGGATGGTTAACTTGAAATGTTGCTTTAATAAAACCATCTTCCATATGTTTTCGCTTATTACCTTGGCACGCTATGAAATCAACAATAAACGACATTTTTTTATTTATGACATTGATACAAGGATAATAAAATTGTCCACATTAATTTTGTTCGTAAAGAGTGGACTTGTTTCTGTAAGATCTCTTGTTCGTTAGGACGCTTCTGTTTGTTAAAACTCTCTTGTTCTTGTTCGTGATGACTGTCTTGTTGTTCTTGTCGTTTTGTATATGTTAGTGTAGCGACGATCCAGTGGTAGAAGAGGTCTTTGATGTATTCGATGGAGAGGAATGAAGGTGGATGTGGGTATTCTTCTCGAAAGCTAAAGGCTGCAAAGAGAAGATCGGTTGTGGAAAAGGGTTCGGTGTGTTTTAGGACTCGAAAAATTTGTCTGCATAGTGATACGGTCTCTGGTAGATTTTCGCAACGTCTAATGACTGGAATGGGTGGGTCACAATGGATAACTTGGAAATCACGTAGTCGATGATGTTGGATTAGAACGTGTAGGGGGTTGTCGTAGTTCATTTACCTTTCTTTTATGCGTAAATACGATCCCTTGATTGGGTTAAAGGTAAAATAAAAGAAAAGGGTGAGATGATTCACGGGATTAATTCATTGCCCAAGCTGTATCGGAAGGAAAAGACGGTGATACGAAAGGGGGAGATTGTAAGGTATATGACGTGGATGGATCAGCAAGGACGAGAGTATGATAATCAGTATCGTTTAGTGGAACAAGGTCCGAAGGAGAGTGATGAATTTGTGATTTTCATATACTTTATTGTGTTTATTATATTGATTCTTTGGATAGTGGACTATTTCAAAAAAAGATCCGATGGAGACAGAAGATCAGGTCAGTATGGAGGAGCAGTGGGAAGATCTTCGTCTTGTATGGGATCCATATCTTATGAATCGTATCCCTGCCCATATCACCACCATGTTACAACAGGACACCCCTCAATTGCTCCCTATCCATTGGGAGTTTTATAAGACCTGGCCCATTTGGGAACAATTAATGCAATGTTTCACCTTAGGACAAGCCTTAGACCTCACTTACATCTATAATCGTAAATTCATGCGATCCATGATTGGTGCAAATCTCGATTGGACCTATGTCTTGGAAACCAACTCCCTCGGTCTCGCTCTCTTCATGTGTGAAATCGGCAAAGAACCCAATAACGTCTGCTCATTAGTTCAAACAGCATTTGATCGAGGCTATCCCTGGCTAGTCTATGTGTTACTACGTCGCTTCCCCAAACCCATGACTCTAGTATTGGATGTTGGCTGGACTAAATTCAAACCCATTCCCATGGAAGGACGTGTAGAGAATTGTATGGCACTCATCAAGTCATGGGCCACCAAGAATTATGATCGATCCATATGGAGTTTATTAATTCCCAAACATTACGTACTGAATTCCGTTTCTGGATTCCTGACCATTTTGGAAATGTTGAAACCTCCTTTGTCTTCTGCTTTTTCTTCTTGTTCATCTTCTTCTTCTTCGGTGTTGGTAATTCCATTGGATTTGTTATGGGAGCATCGGAGGACGGGAAATTATTTGAATCAGCAGACGATTGCGGCGTTATTTCAGGCTGGGGTGCCGGATGAGGTGAAATGGGATATTGTCATGTCAGAGCCTGGATGGGGAGCTTGTATTGTGGATGTATCGTATCAATGTCCTACGTCTCCGGCCTTGAGAGATATGATTCGAGAATCTTGGCCAGAATGTAAACCTAGTATGGGAAGTTGGATTATGGCGTTACGTCGTGGTGATCGTCATGCTATACAAAGCATACGTCAATTATCTTATTGGCCTAAAGAAGCTTTATTGGCCGTTTTACAAAGCAAAGCAGTAGACATGTTGGACATTATTCAAGAATTGGAATCATGGCATGTGCATTTGAAAGATATCATGTGCGATCATACCATTGGACAAGCTATCCTATGTACCAAGAATGATGATTTGATGCTCCACGTTCTACGTCAAACCAATAATTCTTGTTACCATGCTACTTTGGAAAATCATCAATTATTAATTCAATGTCGTATGTTATCTTCCTTGATTCATCTACATCTTCAAAAGTTACAACTCTTTACATTAGAAACGTTTACCATGGCCGTGTCTGAAGGATTTTGTGACTTGGTGGAAATCTTACTCAAGCGTGTACACATACCTACCTTTGATGATACGTTATGGTATGAACAATTATTACACATCTTTGTTACCCAAGGACAATCAACTACCGGTCAGAAAATGACTCGACTACTACTCGATCATATCCCACCCAATACCCCACTCTCTGATAAACTACAAGCCCAAATAAAACTATCTTGTGGTTAAGAATCTGGAGCAATGGTCAAGGTATCATACTTGAGAATAGGGATAAGACCAAGTAAGGAGACAATACACATTAAAGAGGCTAACCCGTAGCTAGTATAGACCCAAGGAGTTGGATCAGAGACGTGAGTGATTTGGTAAGTGCAAGTAATCCATAAACAAGACAGGATTACATGAAACAAGATTACACCAACATGTGACCAAACATAAGCGCGTGAAGAAACATGTTTGGCCCCCATTTTTTTATTTACCATTCTCATAATAATTTTTCATGAGAAGAAGCACAAGAAAAATAAAAAGAAATGTGGTGGAGTAGATATTATTGGTTTTTTCTGCATGCATCTGGCTATGTATACAAGTTGCAAAATCGAGATTTTACATTAGAGGAAAAACAAGCCATCAAGACATTCTTAAGTGTCTGGTGTAAATATTTGCATTGTGGTGTTTGCATTCATCATTGTGACGAATACATGGGACCTCGATTAGCTTCAATCGATGAATGGGTGAAAACTGATGAATTTTGGAAATTTGGTGTGGCTTTTCATAATGAAGTCAATCGTAATGGTTCTGCCAAGAAGCCTGAAATAACTTTGGAAGAAGCAGAAAAGGTTTTGTTGGATAAGATTACCAAGTCGTATAGAATCACAGACATTTCAGCTTTTGGATGGATCATGGAAGATTTTACTCATGTATGTACAATGTTTACCATGGCTTATATAACTCAGGTCAAACTTGGCCATCAAGAAGCAACGGATCGTATGAAGACATTTTGTGAAAGTTTAGCCTTTATTATGCCATTTCAGTTTTCTACGTACAAGGAAAGGACATTGAGGGAGATATGGATTGAAAAGGTGGCTACATGGGATTGGACTGCCATTAAGAATGATGTGAATCTCATATATGAACAATGGAGAGAATTATTTACAGCCATCTATCCAGCCCAAAAGGAATATACAGATCGTATGGTAAATTTCTTAAATGCCAATGTTCCCAAACCAGCAGAACCAACACAAACAGAATCTAAACCTAATGAACACGTAGAAAGCAAAGAAGAGACACAGGTTACAACAGCACCTGAACCCCAGACTGTTATCAAACATATTGACATGAAATGTGTATATCTGTTTGTCATTTTTCATGTTTTATTATTGGTGATCATAATGATTGTGGTAAAGAAATATGTGTCGTCCATGTATCAAAAGTTTCCTAAAGCTGTGGAGTTACCAGAAACAATTTTGTGAATAAAAAAAAGCTTTATCAACCTGTAACCTCTCGGGTTCGGTCTTTGATAGTAACAACAAACATAATGATTACACTTCGATATAGGTGTTGAATAGGCGGTCCATGAGGTGTAGACCGGCGCCAAAGTTTTTATGGAAGAAGGAATGGTGAAGAACGTGAAAGTCTTTGGGGTATTTGACAGAGTCGTGGGCCACGAGGGTATTGAAGAGGAACAAGGGGGCAATGATGACAATGGTTAATCTGGATAGATTTGGCCAAAAGAGTAATGGGATACCAATGATGCACCAGTTTTGAAAAAGGTTTTCCAACGGATGAGCATAAAGAGTATCAATGGATTTGGGGAACATCATTTCGTGATGAATGTGATGAACGTGATGAAAAAATAGTCTGGTATGAAGTATTCGATGACTGAAATAGAGCCATACATCACCCCAGAGAGGTAAGAGTAATAAATACAATGGTTGAAAGTCCCAATTGATTTCTTTGGGTAGACAAACAAGAGTCAAGAAAAAGAGTTGTAGCGTATTGCTTTGTACTAGAGCTATGTGACTCCATGAACGTTTAGAAAAATCTGGCCAATACATAGCTTGTACCATGGCGAAAAACAAAGAAGCAATTACAAGTTCATACATGTTTGTTTTGGATCTTTTTGTATTCTATTCAAAACAAGATAATGATAGGAAAAGATTCGCGGGTACATGAATGATAAAACTTTATGGAATAACGAGGGATGAAATAGGGGGTGAGAAGTAGCGGTATGGAGCCAGATACATGGTTTCCAAATGGGTTGATGTTGAAAAATGTAGGATTGAGGTTGGTTAGGTTTGTCTTTGGAATAGATACGAAGTCGATAAATGCCTTGTTGAGATACACGAACGATGAAGCCTTGAGGATTATTAAATTCAGGAATGGGACAGTGTTGTAAAGGACGTAATCGAACGGAAGCACTTGACGTAATTTCCAATACTTGAAATTCCAAAGGAGGGTGTTTATGCTTGAGTTGAGAAACGCCTTCTTCAGTACATGTAAAATAGTCGCCTATTCGAATGTCTTGGAGTTTTTGAAGATGGATTTGAGTTAGTTCTAGACTTTTTTGCACTTGCACCTGTTCTGCTAGTGCTCTTCTCTTCATTAGACGATACAAGTGCTCAGAAATGTGTCGTTTAATTTCTGTATATGGATGCTTGTCATGATAAGTAATGGATGATGGACGAGTTAACACTTCAAGTAAGGCCGGTAAATCAAAAGGTAATTGACTATTGGTCTGTAAATTATATAGCCGTACTTTCGAAGCAAACATGGTCAAATAATACTTGGCCACATACGTAATCATGTCCATATCTACAGCTGGATGTCTCTCCACTTTTTCACTAATCATTTTCAAAAAAACGATACAATACAAACAATATTTATTGGGGTAGCATCGGAAATTATCTCTAAGCAGTACCCTTGTTTGCAGTGGAAGCAGCTGAAGTAGCTGGTAGTTGGAAGGGTGACATGGGCTGAGGGTTAGGGACGATGGGAGGATTATACACAACTGAATCAGTACTCTTAGACAGAACAGGAGCAGCCGGAGCAGAAGAAAAGGCAGCAGAGAGTGAATCGGCTAGTGATTGGTATAGATTGACGGTTTGTTCAGAGATATAGGTTCCGGCGACACCAGCCTTGCCTTGAATGTAGCTTCCGGCGGCAGCAGCCTTTTCCTTGATAGGAATTGAAGCATGATGAGTGTTATGTTCAGCATAATTCATGGCACGATGAGTAAGATTACGTAAACCTTTGGCCAAATCTGCTGCTAAATCAGCTTGTGTTTCCTCTCGTCTATAATGAGGTAACTCTTGTAACCTTTCATACTTGTTCAACGTTTGAAACTCTTGTGGGGTCATCATTGATGGGACTGGTTGATTATGTGTTTGATAAAATTCATCAATAGCTTTAGATTGATCTTGAGGTTTCACGGTAGTAGAAGAAATTTGTGTGTGTAGTCCTTTTAATAAACTTTGAGAATCTTTAAATGTCATTAAGCCCGGTGCCGGTTGACGATGTCTTGTATAAATGTTTAGTACAGCTTGTCGTTGCTGATCAGGCGTCATGGTTGATGAATTTAGTTTGGCTTGTAATAAAGAAAGTTCGCCATTCATTGTACTAGGTACATTTTGTTTGATTCGTTCAATAGTGTTGACTAGATACTTGTTATATACTGTTTCGTTATTCTTGTCAATAGTATCTTCTACATACTTGTCATACGTCAAATCCTTTTCAGTGGCCTTGTAATTGTCAGATATATGAATTAAAGGTCGAATGATTTTTAACTTAAACATTTGTTCTTCTCGATCATAAGCTGTTAGTTTATTGTTTCGAATGTCATTGGCAAGTTTATTCAAAGTTATGACTCGATCATCCACTGGTGTTTCTGTAGTATTAGGTTTGACTGTACCAATGCCTCTTAATTCTTTTTCTACGGCAGCTAAATCTGCTAGTCGTTGTTCTTCGCTGAGTTCATAGGGTGTACCAGCGGCTACAGAAAGACCTCCGGTAACCACATGAGGTGCCCAGCTGAATGGTCTAGGTAATCTAGCAATAGTTGTTCTTACATCTTCTCCAGCTCTAATCCAATTCATCATTTCATTTCGACATCGCCCTGAAGAGATATGAACGCCGCCAAAGACCACTGGTGTTCCCGTAAAATCTGCCCAAGCTTCTGCAAATAGCGTAATGGTATCTAGTCCATAGATGGATGCATCAATAGCCCAGTTGACAAGTTGTGCTCCTCTACCTTTACTGGAGATATTTAGGGCTTCAAAAAATGATTTTCTGAAAAAATTAGAAGTTTTGAGAAAGGCAGCTAAACGAAATAAAGAGGGTTGAGAGTCAACTTTTCCCCATGTTTGATATGATGTAATGACAAAATCAGCCAAGTTTTTTGCTCGAATCTGAAATGGTTCTTTGACTTGCTTAGAAATAATATGATCCATAGCCGAATCAATGAGAGAATGATTACTTGGATTAGGATCTGAAAAGATGGAAAGTAAATGATAGAGTTTATCAATTGACATGCCAAATACTATCCATCCCCAACCAGCACCACTCCAGAATAACAACGCGAAAACAGCAAACGTAATCAACATTTCTTTCGAGGGTGAAATAAACTTGTTATCCAATAAAGTCCATAACGAATAATTGGTGTTGGGAATTCGAATACTTTCCAATACATATTTCAATCCTTTAAAGCAAACATCGATACAGGTTTTGATGGCACTGATAAATTTGGAGACGAGTGTAGATTTGATGCCTATTTTAAAGATCCATTCGAGGCACCATTGAAGGAAGCTAGAGACAACATAATTCCAAAACATGCCCATTACTGCATTCATGATATTGGTAAGAAGTAAATGAGGACCAAGAGTATACAAAACAATACCATAGATGACAAAACATCCCAAACTATGCCATATTTTTCGTAAAAATTCAAGAAACGGATACATGTACTCCCAAATCTTTTCGCCTACAGTGACTGTCATGTCTACTACTGCAAAATGTCTAAAGCGTAAAAGTTTGGCGTATAACCATGATTCTTCTTCGAGGACTTCCTTGGGGTATAAAAGGGGGTCTAGTGATTCCATTTTGAGTCGATAGTTGATATCGCTGCATTTGGTGAGGTATTTACGGTAGACATTGTACCATACGTGGGCCTTTTTAATGTCTTTGAGGGTGAGTAGTGGTGCAGTAAGTTTTTGAACAGATGAGCCTTGATGGGATGCCCATTCATAAATAGGGTTGGGTACAAATAGTTTGACCAACTCTGCAGCATTCTTTAAATTGTAATTATAATTACTGTCATTGGGTCGTAAATAGTCATAATCTTTGAAATGGGCGAGGAAAGAGGGCATATCACTGTAGGAAGAATAAGCACGACGTACATTAGTTTCAACTTGTTTATAGTATTGGGTAATGTCGACACAGAAGAAGCCATCAGTAATGTTATGTGAATCTTCTTCGTCTTCATTAGTGTTGTTTTGGGGTCGTTTGAAAAAGATGGGCATAATTTGGAGGCGAGTAAGGATGGAATGGGGGTTATTGAGAATGCCATCATTTTCACGACTGATAAGTTTTCGAACAAAGGGCATGGCTTTATCACGGTGATCAAGATCTACGGGGTAGCATTGAGGAATGAGTGCACGTCCTTTGAGTCCTGGGTCGGCTACAAGACCTAGTTCGGGTAGCTCAGAACGTGCTAAAGTGGTTTCAAGGAGTGTACGTTTTTCCATATCATCACTAATGACGGAGATGCTATTGCGAAATTTGTTATAGGTAGGGGATTGCATGAAGATGGTTCGAACAATTTCAATGCGAGTATCGACGTCAATGCGGCCGTGTTGAACCATCTTGTCAAGGACCTCTATAATCTTTTCTAGGATATCTGTACGAATCTTGTGTCGTTTTTCGCCATAGACTTTATGGTAATAGTTAATAAAGAGTAACCAAAGTGGATCATTGTCTTGAAACTGTTTGGGCTTATCCAGTGTAACACGACCCCAAATGTTTTTTGTCTGACTATAATTTACCAAGGCTTGTATTCGATCAACAATAGACATGTTTTTCTTTTTATTTATTTGGCTCTGGGAAATATCTTAGATGCAGTACTGCATAAATTAGCTAGGAGACCTCCAGCACCCAGTACATTATCACATGCATTCTGATATTTTTCTAAATCCTCTTTGGACATGTTGTAAATTCCATCAAGGTTCTCTGTGATATAAATTTCTTCAGCCTTGTTAAATCGACGTTGTCTATCTGTTAATCCTATGTCGCCTGTGACGTTATCCTCAACTGTCTTTGCCACTGATTCATACCAAGTCTTGGTCGTGTCTCTATCGTGTATTTTGATAAGTTCATTTATGTATTTTCCATTGGAAGCTTCATACATATTACTCAGCATGTTTGCACCTAATTCAAAAGGTGTGCTGGTTATTCGAAAAAAAGTATCGAGCATGACAGGAAGGTCCTTGTCATTCATGAGTCTAGCTTCTCCGGGTACTATTATTTTTACTCCCAACAAATGGGCTGCTGTAAGAATTTGTTGGCCTGCCTTGTATTTTCTCAATAGTTTATAATCTTCTGGATTGTTTACCACATTATCAAATGCGTGTTGCAATGCATTAAAATCTGTACTTTTGTGTGTTTTGTAATCTTTGACTTTTTCACGCAATTTTTGTTCAATGATTTCCATACGTTGTAATAGTTTTGGGTCATGAATGTCTTGTTTATCCAACAAATCAATTCCAACATTATATTTTACATTGAACAATCCAACACAACCATTATTTTCATTATCGAGTTGTAGTCGAAGCTTTTCATCATCACCTGTATATTCCGGATTTCTCGAACGGTAAAGTAAAAACTGACCAATAGCTTCTTTCTGAGAATAGTTACTAATCAAAAACCATGAATTGAGGAAAATGTCACGTACCATGAATAGTGGACCCAAATTATTACTTATTTTACCAATGATTTCAAAGATTCGTCTACAGGTCATTGATTCAGACAGTTCAGTTCCATAATGTTCACTCATGGAATTGTAACTACCTACAGTATTTTCCATGTAATCAATCAATCGATCATTGATGCGTGAGTCACGTTCAAAAGCGGCTTCTCGTTGAGTTTTAATGGCTTCGCGTGCCATATTCATGCCTGCAAGTGTTGTACCTACCACTGGAGCGTAAGGAAGAGAGAAAGCAGCAACATTTTCAATCATACCAGCCTTGGCGTTTTTCCAATTGGCTAGTGCATTCATGTTTTGTTTGGCGATATCATCATATCTTGTGAAAGTGGCTCTTCGTTCAGCTAACATGTCTTTACCAATACGTTTAGAGGCACCAAAGATGTTGTGTTTAATAAGAAGAGTAGTGGTCTTGATAAACCATGTTATCCATTGACAGAAATACTCCAAAAAAGATGTTTGCAAGTCTTGACCCAATGTACCCATATCCAATCGAAAGCTGTCTAAACTTGATAGATTGATAACAAACTGACAAAAACTTGAGAAAAACTCTCTTACAATTTCAAAAGCAGTGTCACGTCTTATTTTGGCTGTGTTTTGCGGACCAAAGGCAAAGCTATAAGCCCAGCCGTAAAGACTAAATATACCAGCCTCCTCGCTCGCCCATGTTGCAATTACCTTTGCAATTTTCCACCAAGGTACTATAAATCTAGCAAAATAAAGCATTAATTGTCCCAAAGGACTATGTGACATTTCTGAAAGAACAGCAATAACTTCATCAGCAGATGTATGAGCCATAGAGTATACAGTATCATAAACTCTAAACAAAAACGATCCAATAATTTGTTGAAGAAAAATAATCCATAAGCGGCGATCTTTTGTACCATGAAAGGCACGAGACACAAAGACAGCTAAATTGATACCACAAACAATACCTCTGATAATGGCAATGACGATGCGATATTTGATTAGCCAGTCCCAAAAGTTAGAGACCCATGTCCAGAACGTTGCCATTCTTGAGGGCACATTGGGTCCCAGCGTCTCATCTAATAAACGATACATGTGATGTGGATCACGTTGTCCTTTGGTTTCATTGAGAATAGAATGGATATTGAGTGCATCGCCCATTTCTTTGAGATATTGGATTTCGCGAGGTCCAATGGAGCCCTTGGCGTGTTCGATTTGAAGGTTTCGGTTTAGGGTGGTGCAAGATTCATACCAGCGACGAATGTGGGGTAAGTAGCTGGGATGTAATCGTTCTGGAATATACGGTGCAAAGTTTGGATAGTGTTCTCTAATGAATTGTTTACCTGGGAAAGGGATGTTAGCAGTATCTGAAAATTGGGTAACATAATGTATGAGATCATTGATATAAAAACACCAAATACCAGTGTCTTCATTTTTGGTGACTGGCATACTAAAGATTTCCCAAGAACATAACTCAGCTCTGGATCGTAATGTTGTAGCATGATCTGCGAGATTGACAAAGAGACAACGAGAAGTTAGTTCACGATGGGCATTGACAACTTCAAAACGGGCTTCTTTAATGAATTGATCGAGTGCTTTTCGTCGTTGTTCATAAGTGTCTTGATCATTACCGGGGACCAAGTGTTTGACATGTTCAGATCCTGGAAAGGCGTCTTGTTCAATGGCTTGGACAACAAATTGATCGTTGGGTGTTAGGGGTAGATTCATTTTGGTTTTGGCAGCTAAATTACCTAGTTGACTTTCCAAGAGTGTTGGTTGAGGCATTCGTTTTACAGCCTCTGCCATAAAATCATCATATTCTTTTACATCTTGTTCAGCTTGTTCTAATCGTTCAGGGGTTGTAAAATCTGCCAAGGCTAATGAAATCTCATCCTTGTCTTCTGATAAAGCCTTTTGTAACTGCTTAGCTACCTCACGAGTATTACTCATAGTTTTTTTTATTTATTTACGATATCTGTTTTTCATTCTCAAATGGATTGGGTAGACTTTCGAATCGTACGGCGGTTTGGTCAGTGATGATGCATCTAACGTCAAAAGCAAGTAAATAAATGCCATTGATATCTGGGGCTCTGGAGAGGGCCACGTAGAGTTGACCAGGTGAGAAGCATCTTGTACCCACAGTGATATGAGGTAGCGTCAACGATTGCGACTTGTGAATAGTCATGGCCCATGCGAGACATAATGGATATTGATTCAACGTAATCTCTAGCGTATTGGTAACTGGTACTTTGAACAACATGGGAGAAATGGTGACTTCTTGACCATTGGTTACTGATTTGACACGAATTCCTTCTGTGGGAGAAATGGAAAGTACTTCTACCAGTGAGCCATTGAAAAATCCTTGATCATACAAGGCATTGGTACGAATCATCATTTGGGCACCTTTGCAGCATTGGACGTCTCTGACAATGAAGTTTTCATCCAAGAATTTGGGATCATCTAGTTTTTCTTGGGCGATTTTGAGTTCAGTCTTGTTCATAATGGTGGTTTTGGCAGATTGTTTTAGAGCTATGGAGAAGATGGCTTTGAAGAAGAATTTGGGATCAGAAAGTCGATGTAGTCTCTTTTCATTTTCACGGTCGACTTCTTCACGACGGCAGTAGAGATGAACGGAATGAACGTCTGGTGGTGTTGAAAACTCTCTTGTTGTTGGAATGATACGTGAGCGAAGTAGAGCAATATGATCTGCATTGACATTACCAAACCGTACTGCATTGAGTAGGTCAAGAAAAGCAGCATTATCTCTTTGGCGATAATTGTGACAGAGATGGATACGGGCCATATCAAGGAGTTTATAGGCTTCAGTGTTAAAGATAAAGGGGCGGCCAGCTGGAGGACGAACGGGGCCTAGTTGTAAAGCATCACCTACCAGAACTAGCTGCATGCCACCAAAAGGTTTATCTCGAACATTTCTGGCTTGACGTGAGAGATAGTCAAGAGTGGTGAAGAAATCAGAGTTGAGCATAAAGGCTTCATCGATAACGAGAATATCAGTGTCTGTTAGGAAGGAAATGGTGGATTCGTAAGGAGGTTCATCATCTTGTTGTCCACGTTTACGTTTTCCTTTGGCGTATTGTTGTCGTCGAGATTGAATAATGATCCATAATTTAACCATGTCGCCATTGCAAAGTCCTAAACCTAGAGCTCTGTAGATGGTTTCTCCTTCAATGTTGAAAGCGGCTATACCAGTGGGGGCAGTTACTCGAATAACGTATTCAGTTTCTTTACGAATGTAATTGATGAATTCTTTCAAAAGGTAGCTTTTTCCAGAACCAGCATTACCAGAAATGACAATGCTTTTACCCTTTTCGATATTCCACATCATCACTTGTAAAGAGACAGACATGTCAGGAGTGTTGGGAAGTACAAAAGAAGTGTCTTCTGTAATGACTTGATCATGACGAATATGAAACATAATGTCGTATTGATTTTCTCTATGACATGGTTAGCCTTGTCGGATCAGAAAATGTGTCTCTCATACGTCTTCCAACAGTTCCTTCATGAAAATGTGGATATAATAATGGCTTACTTCCTTCTAAATAAATCAAATAACTTCTATGAAATCCATAATGATCCAATAATAAACGTTTATTGATACGCTGAGAGTGAATTCGGTGATGAATGGTGCGCCATTGGGTGTCTGGTGAAACTGACGGCAAAGTATGGGTGTCTGGTGAAACGTTGTGGGTATGTGTAGTTCGAGATCGTGAGTAATAGCAGCAGTTCATGTGCGTTTTTTGTATGGGTGAAGAGGGGTATGTGTAAAAAGAAGAAAACGGAATGATCAAGTGTCGTAAGTTGAATAATGGTGGGAAAGTCATGTCTACTTTATTAGCATGGTTGCCTAGGTCGATTCGTCGGTACTGTTTGGGTCCAGTATATTTGAAGCCGGTATTGATTGGATTGACAGGAAAGGCCAAGTCTGGTAAATCTACGTTGGCAAATGAGTTGACTAGTCGACATCCTGTGGTGGAATTGACGTTTGCACAACCATTGAAAGATATGGGAAAAGTAATGGGGTTCAAGGTGGATACACAAGAAGATAAGCAAGAGGTTCATCCATTTTGGAAAATTTCATCACGTCAGTTTTTGCAATTATGGGGAACAGAGATTGGACGAAATGTGGTACCTGAAATCATTCCTCAGATGCCTAGTATATGGTTACAACATATGGATATGAGATTGGACAAGTATTATGATGAATATAATCAATTACTTGTACCCATTGTTATTTCAGACGTACGGTTTTCTGATGAAGCTGAATTAATTCGTGAATATGGTGGAATTATCATTCATATCTCTCGTGGCAATCAAGATAATACCATGACTCATAGCTCTGAAAAAGGCATTCATCATAGTCTTATCCATTATCATATTACCAATGACAGCTCCGTCGAAAACCTCTACCAAACCTGCATGAACATTATTGAGGAAATCCCTTAAAAATCCTTAAAGGTCACAGCATTTTTTTGGATTTTCCGAATGGGTGGCAGTTCATATTTGGTCAAGATGGCGCAGACGTTGCACGAGGCGTATGAGGACATGATGAAAGAGATGGAGTTGGAGGTTAAGCCGACCCAAGGAGTTCAAGTGTTGAATTTTGATGCCATGATGGAATTGACCAGATTGATACCAATCATGATACAGTTACATACTAGGAAAGTTCATGATCGATTGGAACGAGAATTGTGTGGAATTCAAATGACGGTACATTCCGGACCATTATTGGCACATGCGTTCATCGTGGATTGTCCTACGTGTATGTTTCTTCTCAAGAAGGCCGGTTGTAGTCAAGTCGGAGCCATACAAGCCTTGGATCATGCCCAAGTTTCCATGACGGCTGACCAAAGACAATACATTTTATCTTCTGTGTAAAATACCTCAAGACAGATTTACAAAGATATTCCCGAACGCTTATATTGTAGAAAGATACATGTTAAAAAATGTGGAAAACAGAAGTGAGTCTTTCATGGGTGGTGACCTTGGCGGCGTTGGGGGTGAATATATGGGTGCAGCCGAATGTGAATTTGTGGAAGAATGTGGCTGTAGTGCAAATAGTGTGTTGGTTGTATAAGCAAATAGCAACAAGATGGCCAAAATGGTTTGAACATGTGCAAGTAGCCCAATATTTATTTTTAAGTACGTTACTAGTGGCAGAGTTTCCTCAATTTCCTTTCATTGGTCATTTGGAAAAGTTTCGAGTGTTACCTTGGACATTTTTTCCATTAGTTGCCATTCATTACATGCTAATGTCATTTAACATGCCTCAAGACAAGCGATTTTCCTGGGGATTTGTCATTGCCTATTTATTTCTCCATTTTGAACCTCGCATAATGTCATATGTCAAGAGTTTACTACAGGTTCATTTGGATGATAAGGCTTCCCGTTTAGTTTACGTTGATCTTACCAATTCTTCCTTTGCTGATTGGAAACGTTTACAAGACTTGCTTTCATTGATCCATAGTTCTAAGAAAATAACTGGAATCACATTACACGTTGATGCACAAGAAGAGTTGGAGAAGAAGGAAGACAACTTGGATCAATATCAATTCAAAAACAGAGCCTTTCGAAAAGAACTGACTCAAAAGCTAGAAGCCATAAAAAAGATTATGGAAGAAGGACATGAAGAAGAAAAACAAGACATTTCTGAGTCGCCGTTTGATTATGATACTTCAAAAAACATAGACACAAAAGACATAACTTCTCATTGATCTTCTTCATCAGTGGAATCAAAAGCGTCTTGTGATGTAATAAAATTGGATTGTCGTATTTCTTGGAATTGAATGCGGTGAAGTAGATCTTGTTTTTTGAATTCTTCGAGGTGTTGATGGTAGAGATCTTTGTAATGTTGAACTTGTTCTGGAGAAAGATTTCGGTAGCCTTGACGACATTGTTTGGCTAATTGTACTGAAGAGAGTTTAGTTAATTCAGGATGTAATTGTTTTTGTTCATTGAGATATTCATGATAGGCACCACAAGGACGTTTGAGTGTTGATTTATAGGCATGTTCCTTGTATAAACGATATTGACGTTTGAGATACATGGGGGTATTGGAATCAGTTAGCCATCGATCATGAAGAGAAAGAGCATTGAAATAAGATTTTTCAGTGTCGGATAAGGAAGTAAATTGTGCATTACATAATCCACGACGAGTAGCATAATCTTCATCAAAGCGATGTTGATTAAGGTCAAAAAAGACTTGGCGTGCAGAGGGTTTAGATTTGGTGTGTTTAAAAAATTTATGTTGCCATTTAAGTAAGGAGCTATAGAGACGAAGACGTTTATGTTCAGCTATACGACACCAGGAATCTGAAATTTCATTGAAAGATAAGTGGTATTCTATCAATTGTTGTGAATAATAAGCTGGCCATATGGCTTGACACTGTCTACAATGTCTTAGATGATCTTCTTCTCGCTCATTATTGAGGGGTAATGGTACACCCAACTGATTTTTAATTCCTCGATTATGTATACGTGGTGCAGTGGATTGATCTGGAATAACATCCATTTTATTTATTGTTCATGTAGCTTCTTCGATTACAAAACGAATTCTTTACTCATATCGTGTTCAATGAGGCGATAGTATTGGTTGTAGAGGGCTTGGATGTCGACGTGGTTTTGATGGTAGAGAAGAAGGTGCAGAATGTTTTTGTAAAATTGTTTTTCCATATAGTAGAGAAGATCAACATTGATGGAAGAGGGATCTTGAGTGAAATTGATACATACGCCACGAAGATAAAAGGGTTCTTTGCCTTGACGAATAAGAAATTTGAGACGTTCACCAGGGGAAAAGACATGACCAGTAGTAGAGGTGATATGTTTACACATTTGATAGACATTGTTATTTTCAGATTTGTAACCATCTGGTGTTCCTAATGGTCCCTTGTACTTTGTAGATACTGCCAACTTTTGCCATGGAACTTTTCGACGTCGTAAATCTTGTAAATATCCTTCTACTAATGGTCGTAGTTCTTGTGGTTTATCCTTGGCCATGACATCAATACACTTGTCCATAAGTTCCTTCACCCATATACACCATCCTCTCTTCATATTTGCCATGCCTTTACACTTGATTCCTTTTACCTATTCATAATATAAGACATGATAACAACACGCTGTGATACCTTGGCAGGATTCTTGGCTTCCACACATTGATACCAATAATGTTTCTTAAGGTCAGTAAGCATCATACGAAGAGCAATGTTTTCAGGTTCGAGAACAATGGGCTTGCCAAACATGTCGTCGATTTCTTTGCAGAGTTTGGCCATGACGACAAACAGAGCTGATCGAGTGTAGACTTCTGGGTCGTCAAATTTGGGTACAGATTCAGCAAAGTTCTCTGGCATGGCATAGTGTTGTCTCATGGCGTCTAGTTTGTCCTTCATATTAGTGATTTCAGGGAAAGTGTTCATGATGCACATGATGGAATCGGTATCACCATAGACGGTAATGAGACCATAACGTGTAGCAAGATAATCAGAGCTCTTGGTTTGGAGAAAGCGGCCAACAGAGGTCACGGCGGTCATTAAGGGACGAAGAGCTAGGAAATATTTGCCTTTGCTTGCACCAAGAGCACCATAAATGGCATTACAGAGAATTTTAAGAGATTGTTGACGTTGATCATAGACATTGTATAAAAACTTGTCTGTTTCGTTTTCCATCATCTTTTTGGCTTCTTTTCGTTTGGCGAGTGATTGGGTTTCGACCATGGCAATGATTCCTTCGGTTCCTTTGGCAAAGCGAATGCCGTATTCACTATTGACTGGAATGGTCGAGTATTGTAACCCGGGAATGTCATTGTACTCCTTGTCATAAACTAACTTGTCGTGGGAGATATTGGCAAAGCGAATGATATTGGGATAGAGACTTTGGAAATCTAAAACGGCTAAAACTTGATGGACGTAATAACCAGGGGTAGGAACGACGACATTGCCGCCTTGACAAGCATCTTCTTCTAATTGGGATTTGACTTTTTGCTTCTTTTTCGTGGGGGGTAATAAATGTTGAAATTCTTGATTCTTTCGTTTGCGATAGTCTTCGTTGAGAGGAATAGAGGTAACGGCGGGGTAGGAAGGGGGATAATCTATTAACTTGACATGTAAAGGTGTTGTAAGTAGACGTTCTTTGTTGAGATAATAATTATGATAATGGACGAAATACCAAATGGCATTCGAGGCACGAATTTGTTCACCACGATTAGCTGTATCCGAAAAGTCTGTAAAATTAGTCTTTTGAATTTCATGAAGTTCTACTCGCATTTGTAAGTCGTATTCAATTTGTCGCATAAGTTCAGCTTCAAATAGTAGACGTTGTTGAATCTTGAGCCATCCTTCAGGTCCTTGATTCCACCATTGATTCACCAGATGTGTCTCCCAAGGCATATCGTTCCATGATCTAGGTTGTTTGACAATTTTGGACATGGTAGCGAATTCATACAAGGTATACATTTCCACTGGGATAAAGGGTTTCCGTTTGATGAAATAAGCAATGTTCAATAAGTTGCGTGTTTTGAGTTGATAGCCGCCTTTGTAGAGTTTGACTTTGCCGAGTATCTCTAGGTCAGCAATGGGGTTGGTCTTGAAATGTTGGGCACGTTGAAACAAGTAGAGAAGAGTGGAGCCATTGTCGTTGCATTCAATGATGTCTTCAGGGGCATATTCTTGGATCTTGTCCTTGACTTTTTGTAATAATTCTTCTTCGGTTAAGCAGTATTTGTACAGGGGGTTTTCTGGGTCGAGAGGTGGAAGTAGTGTAAAGATAATGTGTTCTAGGTGTTCATTGGATTTCATATCGATCCAGGCAAAGTCCATGGAGACGGAAATGACGCGATCGTGGGGGGTATTAGCATTGGGTTCAACGTAGAGTGAGTGGCCTTCCGTAAAGACGTGTTGGCTGATGCAAGTGTGTCGAATAAAGCATTTGAGGATACGGGAGATGGAGGGAGTGTTTTCAGTCATTTTACGAATGTGTTCCATTTTCATGAAATGTTTATGGGGTAATCCTTGGTCAGCAGGTAAATGGATCCAATCGCCGTAGCGTAGTCCGGTTTCATGGAGGAACATTAGGGCTGGTGAGAGATCCGTATGGTACAGGGTGTATTTGGCCTTGAGTTTATTGATGACGGTACTTTGAGAGGCTAGATTACAAATGTAGATGCGACAAAGGGGGTCTTTACGGCCATTGGTAAAGCCATAAAAGGGTGTGCGTGCTTCAAATTTCACTTGAACAATAAAAGGTTCTTCATCTTCTTTAGTGACGAATTCATTGTTGAGAATATCCATAAGTGTGTCGACGGACATGTCTTGGTGGTGATGGAGAAGAATATGGGGTCGAAAATCAGGAATAGCAATAAGTTGGGGACGTTGTGATTCATCTACGCCAGTCAAGTAAAGACAGTTGAAATGGGTAAAGACTTTTTCAATGGAAGTACATGTGGTAGAATTGCCATGGAGACGAATGGACATGATGACTAACATTTAACCAGTATTCTTACGCCCAATCGGAATAAAGAAAAAATGGATAAAGCATCAGCATCAGCATCACAAGCTCTGGGGAATACAGAACAAGACGAACATAGTGATATGTGGAATGCTACAAACCGATTGACAAATGTTACCAAACTAGCACTCGAAGACGAAACCAAGAAATTAGCAAATACAAACAAAGAACTACTCAGAGTACGTGCAGAAAAGGACAAATTGTTACAAGAATTAAAGGTAGCCAATGGACTGTCTGCAGGTCAAAGAAATCGATTAGTGCAAATCAATGAAGAAATTCAAAAAAAGACAGCCGAGGTACGAACAAAGGAGCAAGAATTGAGTGCATTGGAGGACACGGTAAACCAACAAATGGAGAAGAAGGCGACATTAGAGGGTAAAGAAAAGGCATTAGGCAGATTTGTACACAACACACAAAAACATTTAAGTAAAAGACGTCAAGAGGTAATTCGACGATTAAAACAAGCGCGTGATGAAAACGAGGAGGATGTAAACAGATTACATTTACGAGTAAAGGACATTCGTAATAATACATTGTTGAAAATGAAGGAATTTGAACGTGCCAGACAAGATGCTGAACAGGAATTGGAATACAAACAACAGGAAACAGATAGATATATTCATGCCATGCGACAAAAAATGAAAGAATTAGAAAATAATGTACAAAGAGCAAGAGACTTATTGGAGGAAAAGAAGAAAGAGTGTTTACCAGAGGTAGCTCAAGCTATAGTAGATAAATGGGGAGGTGAGCAACCTAGAGATGATGTTACTGTACAACAACTGCGTGATATGGTGTTAAAAACAACTCAATCCAATCAAGAATTACAAAGCAAAATAAAAGTAAAAAATGATAGAATTCTACGGTTAGTGGCATTGTTATCCAGGTTTCAAGGGCAGTGTCCATTTCCGGATGATGGAGATGCAGAGGAAAAAGAAGATGTACAAGTAAGACAAGAAGAATCAGGGTCAGTGATATTAATGGGTATTTATTCTGTGGCCTTGGTGACATCAGGTCTTGCAGTGTGGTTGAAATGAAATAAAGAAATTTTGAGTGGAAGCAATATCTTTAGAAATGGTGTTGGCTAGATGATAGAGCCATAATAATACCATGTCTCCATATATAGCCTCGTGTTCTACTTCAACTACATACGTCTTGGTAGTTGGATTCTTCAAATACACATGAATTTCTTTGCTAAATACATTTTTAGTAAATTTCTTTGTTAACCCAACCAATGTATTCTGATCCTGTGTATCCATTGTCACAGTCAATGTCATGCACAAAGGGGTTGATGTGAGGACAGGTGTGGATGTGGGAAGCACTGACGAAGATGTGGGAAGCACTGACGAAGATGTGGGAAGCACTGACGAAGATGTGGGAAGCACTGACGAAGATGTGGGAAGCACTGGTGTTGATGTTTTTTGAACTGACTGAGATGTGGGAGGCACTGACGGAGACGTAAAAGCCATAGCAGGAGGATTTGGTTCACCTTTTTGTGTTTCTCTTGTGAGAAGAGAGTGGTTGAGGTAATTACCGTTATTGGAAAAGACTTGAACGTGATCTTTTTCTTGTGATGATTGATAGTGTGGATCAACATTGAAATGGGGTGCAATAGTGTTGAAGAATCGTGTCTTGGCAATGGCGACATGAGTGAACAAGGGTTTGAGTTGTACTGGATCTAATTGTTTGAATAGTTTACAATGAGTATAAACCATGGTCGAGTGTTTGGTAAGTAATTCATCTAGTTTCACATCACGAAAGCTTTGAGCTTGTTCAATGATGACTACGGATTTGTCTGGAGTCAAATAAGACAAGAGATTTGGAGTTTGTGGAGTAATGACCGTGGGTGTATTGGATAAAGATTCCCATTCTTCTCGTATTTTTCGTACAGACGAAATGACCAATAGTTTTGGTGTGGTACAAAAATGTTTAATGAGATAAGAATGAGTTTCAGCTTCTGGTCCATACAATAAATAACATGATCGAGATTCAGTTTCCATTTCTCTTTTTTTAAAACCTTTTATAACGTCAAGCTTCCCAAAAAGTGCGTCTAAAATGTCTTAGGAATATCATTTATTAATGTGGCGTTGTTTTATTACATTGTTGTTGTTACCTTTTTACGTAGAAACCATGAAAGTTTATAAAAATCCAGTGTGTGAAATATAAAAAGAAAGGAGGAATGAATGAGAATATAGCGGTATATTGTCGTTTACGTTCTGCAGATTATTCTCATGTGACTATTGATCCTGATGCAACTCATTTAACCGTGAAAGCAGATGTGGCTGCAGCTACTCCCAATAGCAAGTCCAATGTGCCCAAGGTGTTTGCATTGAACAAGATATTTACGGTGGACAATACCCAGGAGGAAGTGTACAAGGAGTGTGCTGCTTCGTTAGTGGATGATTTCTTGGCAGGATATAATTGTGCATTAATGGCATATGGTGGTACTGGATCAGGCAAGACTTACACTATGATGGGTATTGTCACATCTCAAAATCTCATGGGTATTATACCAAGAGCTATTGAACAAATTGTCAACAAGAAACAAGATGCAGAGGTATCTGTATCCTTTGTAGAAATTTATCAAGAGACAACCTATGATTTATTAGCACCCAAAAAGTCGCCATTGAAAATTGTCGAGGCTGCAAATAATATGGAAGTGGTGGGATGTACAGAGATTATATTAAGCACAGCTAAAGAGATGCGAAAAAAGGCAGAAAGAGCATTTTCAAATCGAGCTACGGCAGAAACAAATATGAATGTTACTTCATCACGATCTCATGCCATTGTAATTTTCAAATGTAAAGGAGCAAGTTTATTCTTGGTGGATTTAGCAGGAGCCGAAGATCAATCGGATACAGGTGCCACGGGAGCTACGTTACGACAAGCGGCTTCCATTAATCGATCATTATCTGAGTTGACCAATGTCATGAATGCCTTGTATCAAAAGAGTGCATTTATCAATTATCGAAATTCAAGATTGACAAGTTTGTTGAAAAAGGCATTAGGGGGAAATAGTAAGACGTCCTTTGTGTTGACATGTAATCCTAATCCAGAACAGCTGAACATGAGCTTAAGAACATTACAATTTGGGAATAGAGCAAGAAGTTTGACCAATAACGCCAGATTAGTAGCAACTTCTTCATCGAGTGATTTAACGGATTGGCATAGTAAGTATGATGAGGCCATGGCAAAGATGGAAGAGCAACAACGAATTATACTTGAACTACAAAGTAAATTATCAAAAGCAGAAAGTTCATCTTCATTAGAACCATCTTCTTCGAATAAAGAAACCTGTGAAAATGACGAGGAAAAAAAAAATTTTGACTCAAATAATACGAATTTTGCTTCAGAGAGAGGCACAACACCATCAATGCAGCGAAGGGCTTCCATAAAACTGCATCCTCATGATCAACAGCATTTGGAAACATTATTGGATAAGCATGATGAGGAGGAAGATGATAGTGGACGTTCTTCTACCAGTACAGCAAGTAGTTTACCAGAATTAATTCTAACCGAAGCAGCATTACAACGATTATCCATTATTCATAAATTGAAAGAGGAATCTGAAAATGACGAAAAAAAAAAGGTTCAAGAGCCAGAGCCAAAGACTCAACCAAAGCCTGCATTGACGATAGAGGTGCCGCCCAACGTAAGCGAGCCTATTCGTGCCCCCGTTGAGGTTATGGCGAGAACTACAGCAGGAACAATAACTCCTCCTACGTTGGAAGAGTATAATCAATTGTATGACGACTATCATGAATTAGAAGTGAGAATACATGAATTGGAGCAAGTGAGACAAGGATCGAAAAAGGCACATTATCCACAAACGATAGCTGGTCAAGTTGGATTTTACATTTGTATTTTATTAATCATTGTGGGGATTTGGATGATTTATGTGGCACACAAGGAAGGACAAAGATGGTTACACAAGGCCGTTGCATGGACTAGTACGCTGGGTGGTCTTGCATTTTTAATGTTTTGTATTTATGATTGACCTATTAGTTGTTATGTATTGGTTGGTCTTTTTCCTGTGAATAGGTGTTGATAGTATTCGCCATGGGTTCGATTGTAGTCTTGCATGTCTTTGATGGCTTCTTGTCGGTTTGCTCCATTTTTCAAAAGTAGTTCGATGCATTCATGGCATTGCATAACGACGGCATAGGATAATGGGCAAAGTGTAAATACAGCTTCCTTGGATAAATCCACCTTGTCAATAAACTTTTGTAGCTCTTCATGGCTTGCATCAGACTTGTGATGAGACATCCATTTCTTGATGGTGCCCAATTGCTCCAACGTCGCCAAAGGTTTCTTGGACATGATTTCGAGTTGCACAGCTAGCACCTGACCACCTCGGAAAATCATAAAAAAATAATCATCCAGGTTTATGATAAGCAAGTTCAATGAGAGCAAGAAATAGTTCAAACCATGGAAAGAATACCCAAAACAAGAAATGTACATACCAAGGTAAAAAGGGTTTTGGTTTTGTACTCGACTTGATTATGGCTACAAGACCTAATATTAATCCTAACCCTGTCAATACAGACCATACAATAAATGCTGATAAACTTGTCTCCATTTTTTTTATTATTCATGTGTTGAGAGAAGAGATACCACCAAAAGCAGATGTGCCCCCAAAGGCAGACGTGCTCCCAAAGGCTCAAATGCACCCAAAAGCAGATTCTCCACGATAATAAACGACGAGTAGGCCATCATCTGGGTTGGAGTATTCTTTGGCGAGTTCACCGATGGTTTGGCTGTGATGGACACATTTCTTGTAGGGGCCAACAAAGTAGAATAGGGCGGTTTCAGGGGGAAGTTTGAGGCGTGCACGAAGAATGGTACAGAATTGTCCAAATGTCATATCCTTCATTACGGCATACTTGCACTTGTCAATGAGTGGTGTAGCATTTGTATTATCATCTCTTATGACGATAATGGGATGTTTAGCAGGATAAAGACGAGTGATTCTGTTGAATTCAGCAATACGTTCATCCAGAGTACTGGTTTCAAAATAATTGGGTGGTGATGGTTCATAATTAGGTTGTTGTTCACCTTTGAGTGTTTGCATAACTTTTTCAGAGCTGTTCTGAAGTGATTGAACTAGAAACATGTTTGTTTTTCTTTATGGGATGAGATGTCCAAACAAATTGGAGCATTTCAAATGGGGTTTGATGTGAAATCCATTGGGATCGGCTTTTCATAGTTGTCAAGGCTTTGGGTCCATATTGTTGTTCAATCATTTTAATTGGGTCATTAGGCATCCAAAACGTCATGTCATCAATGGTAGATTTTTGTAATGGCAACACCCAAGACACATCAAATATCTCACGAGTACTCAACGAATAATTGGTAGTATTTCTCCACGAGTCAATCTTGTATAATTTGGAATTTTGTTCAGTGGTGAAAAAGACGTCGCAAACCGGTGTGCTAGTATTGGGTAATCGTAATCGAACAGCAGCGCCTTCTTTCGTAGCTGTATTGGCATTGAATCCCATGAGAAATAAAACGTCTAATTGAGCGATATCCCAGGCTTGTTGAGAGAATTCAGGAGAGAATAAAAATTGTTTATGGGAAACCATGGTGTGAACATCGATATCATCATCCCATGGAATAAAAGTCTTGTGACGAACAAAGCCTAATAACGTACCACCACTAGGCCAAATCGAAATGTCCAACGTAGCAAATAAATGAACTACTTGTTGAAATAAGCGACGTTGTAAAATCATGAATTCAGGTTTGAGAATATTGACTTGATTGTTACTATCTAGTGGTAAATTGGGTATTTGGTAGGTTCTATCTTGTACATGGTAAAAGGAGCCAGGAGAGTAGGTTTTGGTATTGTCGTAGGATTTTCGGCTGATGACGTACCAGGTGGTGATACCAAGAACGGTGCATAAAAGAATGACAGATAAGAAAATGACTAGTTTTTTGTGATTTTGAAACCAAGAGCTCATTATGAATAGGTTTTTATTTTGGGTTTCATGTTTTTTTTGAGGAGTGGAGGTATGTATGGGTGATAGACGATTCGTCGAGCAAAAATATCATGATTAGTAGGTTCATCAATGTTCTTATGGCAAAGGTTATAGAGTCGTAGTTTTTCTCGTGTGCCTTTGAGTTTCAGTTTGGTGGCTTCATATTCCTTTTTGGATTTCTTCACGTCATCCTTGAGCATGAGAAAGGCTTCCATGCCGCCAATGTTATCGAGCCAGAGGTAATAAGGGATGGCGCTGAGTGAGATGCCTTCTTCTGTCGTGTCGTCCTTTACAATGTTTTTTCGAGAGTACGGAGCGTTGCATTTTTGGGGTACGCGATAGGAAAGACACTTGTGGTATTCCACGTAGAGATTAATGAACAATACTGGTTTCTGGTCGTATTCAGGGGGTGGACGGGGTAGATGAGCCATACTGGGACCAATGGAACCAATAATACGATAGGGATAGGAAGAACGATCTAAATAATAACATGTAGGATGAATGGCGACGTAATGAACGATGAAATAGCTGATTAATCGTTTGCTAATCTTTTTATCCTTCATGAAAGCTTCGACGCGGTCTTTACGTTCTTGGAGTTGGAGTTCTTGTTTGATGAAATTGTAAATGTTTCGTTCGGTAATGGTGAGTTGAGTGGTGGGGATAGCTGTTTTGGGTATGCGACGTTTACCATAGAGAAAGACAATGAACCATTTTTGTACGGGTTCAGGTGTATGTAACATGTCTTGTAGCCATAGAATGATTTGTTTGGCATGATGAGAGCGATCTAATTTATTGGTGACGGGAGAGCAAGGTTTTTCGTGGACGGTATGTGATTCATCTTCTTGTTGTGGAGGAGGATTGGGTTCTTGCAAAGTCTCTCGTTCTTGCAAAGTCCCTTGTTCTTGAAAGACCATGTCATTGAAAAAGTCGGTGGCCCAAGTGGAGATATCCGAGGAGAAGAAATCGTTAGTTGCCATGGCAGTAGAGGATATGGGGAGTAATGGGGATTTGAGTAAAGGGTTCTTCCGAGGTGACAATACAATTACCCAATAAGAAATGAAATCGCAAAAGAAGTAATTCAACAAGGTAGGAAACGTGATCGGGAGATTTACCAAGGTTGGGAAAGCTAACTAATTCTAATTCACCGTGATACTGTGAGTGATGTTCTGAGCATTGGGTTTTGGTGGCTTTAGGAGGTGTAATTTGGGTTAGATCATAGCGAAAGGTAACGTTACCCCAGGTGGAGCTTTCAACGACTTCGGTAAAGGAGATGCGACGAAAGACACAGACGGCTTTAGGGGGATTTTGGCGGAGAGCAATGGCTTCGGGGCTATTGGGTTCGAAATGGAATTGTTGTTCTAGAGAGATGGCACCACGGACTTGAAGGATACCATTGGAGTGAATCATGAGTTGTTTTAGATTTGTTTTTCGTTCGACAACATGGCTGGTTTGAGTGATGGATTGGCGAAGATCATTGGCGTGATAGGAGCGAACGGTTTCGGGTTGGTATTGGACGGACCAGGTGGAGGGATGTGCTTTGGTATGGGCTTCCAGGGCTTCCCGAAGACGAGAAAAGGCAGTGACTTCTCGTTTGACACGTTCTGGATCGATGGGTGTGGGATCTCCAGCACGGACTTGGGGAACGACATAACCGGGTTGAAAGTTATTATGGGGATCAATTTGGCCGATGCGAAATTCTAATTCGGTATTGACTTTGGGGTGTTCCGATATGGTTTGAAGATAGGTATTGATGAACTTGGTAAGTGTTGTATGCAGTGACATTTCAAATGAATGAGTATCTGAGATATCATTGTCCGTCGGAAATTGCAGACTTTTGGAAACACTATATCAAGGATTTACATTTGGATTCGTCATGGACACCTGATGTGCAAGCAGAAATCGATCGAAAAATTTGGATGGAGAATTGGGAAATCGAAAATAGTGGGAAAATGAAAATCGAGGCAAGTAAAACGTTTGGTTCTCAAGGATATCAATGTGTAAAATGTTTTCAATTCAATGTCAAGATGGAAACCAATCAAACAAGATCATTGGATGAACGTTCCATTCAATATTTTTTCTGTCTTAATCCAACTTGTAAACATACATGGAGAGAATAAAAAAAACAAGAAATGGATCTTTATGGTCATGGACATGCATATGGTGATACTGGAATAGCAGATGATAAACCTGCACCCGCATATGGACTTCCATATCAAGAAAATTATCTAACACTTTCTAACAAAACACTTGTCAAACTCAAGTTAGCCAACACGTATCGTGATGTGAATGATGTGAAATTATCAATAGGGCAAAAGTTGGGATGGGAATGGGAGAGACAAAAGTGGTTTTACAGATTGGCCATTGCTGTTTGTGCAGGAGCAATTGTCATGGTCATATTTGCTGGGTATATTGGACTTGTGATGGGTGTTCTAATTCTATCCATGTTGTTCTTACTCATTGTTATCCGTGGTTGGAAACTTTATTATACTAGATGCATGAAAGTAGAATGTAATGAATATGTACAAAACTGCAATGGCCCACAATATTTGGTCTTTTATCATGGACTACATCATCCAACGTTTATCGTGGCGCATGAAATTGACAATCATAATGTACTTCATAATATCTATCATAATCAAAATGGTAAACTAAAAAGGACAGGATCTTTTTCGTATACGTTGGGTTCATTGTATGGATAAAAAAAATGAACTTTACTCAAGAGCAAATTAATCTGAACAATTATGAAAAGGTGAAAGAGTTTGTGCCTACATGGAGGGTGTATGCTCCAGCGATAGCTTATGTTTTGGTGATAAGTGTATTAGGAGCAGTGGCTATTGGAATGGGTTCTATCATTATGGGATGTGTTTGTTTGGTATTTGGAATACTCTGTCTATGTTATTTAGGTTATTTGTATAGTCGTTATCGCTACAAGGCTTATATCATTGGACATCGTAATGTCGAGTATATTGTATTTTATGATGACAAGACAAATCAGGAAAAGGGTATTTATCGTTTCTTAGGACCAATGGATGGTTTTGATAAAATGGAAAGATTTCAAGTGGTAAATGGTGAGCTAAAAAGTGTAAGCAAATGGTAAAAAATTCGAATCAAGAACAAAAAAAAGGAAAATGAATACTCCAACACTTGCATACACTACAAAACCATTTCAAGTGAGTTGGTCCAAGTATGTTCCAATCATTGCGATGGATGCAGCATTGTTTTTGGGTGGTGTTATTTGTGTAGTGTATACTCCAGAAGGATCATTTGGAACACTCATCTATGTCTTGGGAGCCTTGTTGCTTTTGATTGGAACCATTGTTTTTCTCAAGTTACTCTACATGTATTCTATTTTAAGACATAATGGAAAATGGTTTACGGCTAATAATCATTGTTATGTTGAGTTCACAGACAAGAATGGGAACCGTGTGGGTGTGTATAGATGTACAGATGACGCGACACATGATGACGTTCATGCTTTTTCAGTGACAATAGGTGAAGATGGACATGTAATTGATGATAAGTTACAAAACCGTGTGAAAAAAGTCAAGACAGAATAGTTTTTATGAATCATTTAATTGGGAGAGGCGTTGAAGGAGGCCTCTGACGCGCATTTGGAAAGTCATGTCGTGTTGATAGCGTCCGAGTTTGGCAAGTTTTTCAAGTCCAGCAATGACCGATTCTTTGATTTGAGCATAATATTTAAGTTCAACGGGTTTATGGGGAACAATTTCGCACCATTCAACAATGGTTTGTTCGATGCAGTCAAGGACCTTGTGGCGATTGTCATAGGATACAAGGCGACGTATGGGAAGGAACCAGCGATCATCAAAAAAGAGTCGAGCATCTTCTACACGAAGGTTTTGATGATTGTCTGAAATAATGGCAATGGTATCAAAATTCCAAAAGATTCGTTCACAAATCCGTTGAAAAGACATTTTTATTTGACGAGGATGCAAAAAAGTGATTTTCTTCGATTCCTGTAAAAAAAATTTTTAAAGACCGGGTATTAAAAAAAAGAGGAAAAAAACAAAATGACTTGTTCTTACAATTGGATGGATTATGTTTACTTTGGTTTAATGTGTGCCGTGATTGTCTTGCTTATGGTGTACATCATCTATTGTTTGAGACATGCTTTTACTCGTTCTAGTAATCATGATGGTTCGGGTCATCACGCTTCATCCGACTAAATCTTCCGAAGTGGCTAAATCATAAAAGATGAAAAAAGAAAGAAAGACGAATGGAGGAAGCGGATGTGCATTGGTTATGTAGAACTTTGATTGAGTTGGATGAGAATCCGGCTCCAACGTTGATGAAATCCCTTGGAGGTCACAACGACGGGGTGATGAAATCCCTAGGAGGTCACAACGACAAGGTGATGAGATTGGATGAAGTGGGATATTCTATTTACAATACGACGAATGATCACTTTCAAAAAACGCCTGGTGCGCCATGTGTGCAGGAATGGAATCAGCGACTGGTGTTATCGTTTGATCATGGACAAATAAAGTTGATTGATTCATTGGGGGCATTAGAGCCAACTGTTCATGCTCCTCCTCAAGTCTTGGCCATGTATTACTTGTGGTATCACATGATTCATGTCATTCGTTGGAGTGATATGAAAAGAGTGTGTATAGATTATGATCGCAAGTATTGGATCAAGGAAGACATTGAACGAGTGTTTGCTATTCCTCAGGATCCTAATCCTACTGTGTTATTGACTTCATTTGAATCCAAACAAACAGCCCAGTTTATGGTGATTCCTATTACTGAAGTGACCTTTGACATGTTTATGTGGTTTGCTTCTCATTATCGAAAGTATGCTGTCATTGCTTCTACCATTCCTTGTGGTAATTCCGTGTATCAATTCCTAGTCTTGAGTGAACCAGGAGTATTTCAAGTAGACAAGCGACACTTTTATCCCATGATTCGTTACAATAACTATGTCAAACAATTATGTCTACGGATTCATGAACGTTCTGATTACATGCGGTACATGGGTTGGACTTCTTTCCCTCATCGTACCCTGCTTCAAGAATTAATGAATTGCATCCCTCAAGCCACCTATTGTCCTTCTTCACCTATATATCGACCCTCTTCTCCAACGTATTGCCCATCTTCACCGGTGTATCGTCCTTCATCGCCCGTGTATCAACCTTCTTCGCCTTCTTACCGGCCTACATCTCCTTCGTGGGCTCCGGAATGATGCCTTGGTGCTTCAGAATGAGGTCGAAGTGCTCCAGAATGATGCCTCGGTGCTCCAGAATGAGGTAGAAGTGCTCCAGAATGATGAATAAAAAGTATTTTCATGTGTATATTTTTTCGTGTGATGTGTGACATAAGAAAAAGAGATGTGGTATATAGTGGGTACAAGTAAGTTGAATAGAGCTCATCGATTATTGTTTCATGAGTTTAAAGATGGTTATATAGATACGGATTCATGGGCAAATAATCGTGAGGTCACGGCAACAAAGAAAGACAAGGTATTGTATTTTCGTAATTATAAGAATCAAAAGGTGACTAAGGCGGTTCAAGTGACACAAGAATGGAATCCTGAGCAGAAATATTACATTGAATTACCCTTTCGACAAATTTATTTTATTAATCGACACATGGAAGGCTCCCGACGTATTCCAAGCACTCGTATTCTCAGACCTCATGTAGAAACTTGGTTATTTGAGACTATTGTTTCTGAGATTGGTCATGAAGAAGCAGCTATACGAAGTCGTTATTTGGGACCGGCTCATGATGATATCAATCAAGTAATGCAACCTTATGAGCCATTTCCTCGTCCTGCAGGGATTAGTGCTGATTCAAAATATGTGTCGTTCTTGTGTGCTTATGATACGATTATGATGCATAGGGGGTGGTCCATGGAGGATAATCAGTTACGATTGTATCATGCATGTTATCACAACTATCGTCAGGGAAATGGTTTGTTGAAAGATGAGTGTATTTATAGAGCGATGAAAGAGTTGCAATGGACGTCTAATTTTGGTCAGCCAACTCGTCATACAGTACCGGATTCGTATCATGAATTGTGGTATGTATTAAGTCAAGCTATTCCATTACGTCAGTTTTATGGTAAAATCGCCAAAGAGTATATTGAGGCGCAGTGTGCAATGACACATAACCATGAAGATTATTTATGGATGGCATGTGAATATGCAAACATGTGGGCAACTCCTGGTTACACACCACAAATACCAACTGATAAAATGGGACTTCGTTGGGTAAGATTTCGTCAAATTATTCAACGGCATGATTCAGAAGATATTGAAGTCAAGTTGTTGGTGGCACTTTTATCCAAGAAGAATATTGGTCCACCGCAAGTGGGGTATCAATTAGATTTGACTTTTCGTCATTTTGATGTTTCGCCCAATGACATGACTATGACCAATTGCAAGTTTGATGCCAAGACTCATCTATGGCAATTTTCAAACAAGGTAGACGAGTTGAAAGAGGAAGATGTATTGATGGTTCAAGCACCTACATATGATTTGATAGTATCTCATAATGCGGACAAGGGCTTATTGTATGTTGGGTCGATAGCAAACAAAAATTTGCAACATATTCCATTGAATACGATTACGATTCCCTTTTTTCAAAATAAGCATTTAGAGGTGGCTAGACATTTACAGGACAAGAGATATGATACGGGGGTGACTTATCAAGTGATGGATTTAGAGTTGAACGAGTATTCCTTGTCACGAGAAGATTCCATGTGTGGACGATTTTTCATACAAGTGATTCAATCGGTTTTGGGATTAACTCCAACATCTGTTCCTGATCTGAATGAATGTGTCAAGCGTCATATTGATCCCAAGCCAATAGTGCAATTGTTGCAAAACAGACCTGAATATCCATCCGAGTATGTACGAGATGGTTTTAAACGTTTGATGAATGATACCAACATGTTGTGGAATCCATATGATTTAAAGATTGCCATGAATGCAGTAGGGTTAGAGGTTGGTGTGGTATTTTATAGTCCCAATGTGAAAGCTAAAGAACCTATGAGTAAAGAAGTCATGACAAGACTAGGATCGTTCAAAGTGTATAATTTTGACAAGTATTATCGTCCTAGGTATTATGATCGATATGTATTTGGAGTGATTCGTCATGGTCATTGGTACTTTTGTACGTATGGTGGTTCCATGATGTTTACAAGTGAATTGTTACACAAGTTGCCTAAAGATCGAACTGAATATGTAAGTTATGGTCGTGAACAAACCATTACCAATTTAATTATGGAAAAGGGTGTATTACCACAAATTCATGATTCCCGTAAGAAAAAATAAAGAAAATGATTCCAGTAACTCACATTGGATTATTGGGGATTCGTTATTCTATCATTTCTTCCAAAATGAAGGCTTTATCCATGTTATTTTTCTTGATTGGAATGGCGTGTTATATGATGGAAACGGTTGATGAAAAGAATATAGGTATGATCATAGCTGGGATTTTGGTGTGTATCATGTCATTATGGTATCATGTGGTTGGATATCTCTTGTTTGCTGGTTCATGGATATGGTATAGTACGTATATGGAAGATAAATTGAGTTGTATACCAGCAACATGTATTTTGGCATTGGAATGTAGTTTGTCAAGAGCTGGTATAGCTACACCTATTGTTTATGTTGGTTTGATTGCTCAGTTATTTCTAGCCGAACGCAGTACAGTACGTCGATGAGAAAAAAAACAGGAAAAGAACAGAAAAAAAAGGGGAAATGCAATACTTTACTAAAATTCCAAACATGTTGCAAAATATGATTACGCCACCAAAGGCGCAAGAGTTGTCAAAGAACCCTAATCAGAGTACGATTATTCTGATGGGTGATGATCATGTGGACGATCATATGGTGAATACGCCGGATTTGACGCAGCGTTTGAATGCACGAGAGTGGGTATCATGTTTTAATTGTGCAGTTTTTGGTACGACGATGAATTCACTCTTGACGAATGAGAAGCCGTCATTGTTGACGAGATTGAGTCGTACGTATCAGTATCCGGCGTCTGATGAGTTTGATGTGTTGAGTTGGGCTAATCGTTCGGATTGGGTGGTATTGGGAGTGGGAGCTAATGAAAAGCGTGATGTCCCCATTAATCTGTTGGAACAGCAGCTTCGTTTGGTGTTGGAACGTATTTTGAAAAAGAATAAGCAATGTGTGGTGGTGACGGACAAGGACTGGGTGGAATGGGATACCATGGTGTGCAAAGTCTGTAATGAACTTAATGTAGATGTCTTGTATTCTGGTGAAGAGCTAGTCAACCAAATTGTGGAAATCTGCAAAGTACGTGTCAAACCCTATCGTATCCCTGATGCCGTTCTCTCTCTTCCCTCTTTGGATTAACCTGTCAGTTGTATCGAAACGCCGTCATTAAACTGACTTGAAGTAGTATAATCAGCTTTATATTAGGTTATGCGTAAGCATCGTTTCAGAAACCCTTGTATATATTTTTAAGGGCCTATATGACGGCGTTGAAGGTTAAAACGCTTTTTTTTTCTTTTCTTGTTATGATTTTCATTTTTTTAAACAAACCATTTCATAGTAATCGAACAAAAGCCTTCATTTCTGGGGAGAGGGTTTTTTTCCAGACTTCGGCTACAAGTGTTTCAGCTGGTATTTTGTGTTGATGGGGATTAAATCGTAATAAGGCCATACTGGAATTCCTAATTTCTCTTTCTCTAGTCTTTTCTTGATTCTCATCATAGCCTTTATGATTATGTTCATCAATTTCAATGGCTAGTCGTAGATCAGGAATGTAGGCATCGATCTTGTATTTGCCTAGACGATAGTTAGTAAGAATGGTAAAAGGACAGGCATGAATAAGAAGGCCTAAGCAGGAATGTTCAATATCTAATGCGGGTTGAATGAGATGAGATAGCCCTAATGAGGCAATAAGTTCCTTCTTGTATTCTAAATGTTTTCGTTTGCGATCAATAGCACGTTTGATGTGAGTAACTAGTTCAGTGTATGGAATCATGGATCTTTGTTGTGAGCAAGAAAAAGGTTTCAGTTGACCATTGGGCTGTAATAAAGCATTAGGTTGATAAGTTGTAGATAACTTTTTGGGTCTCATCTTTATCCATTTACATAATGTAAACCAATCTATAAACATTCTTTGATTTCCATCTTGATACACCATAATCTCATGAGGAAAACCTTGCCAGGATTCTTTTGGTGCTAAAAGCTCTCTTGTTGTTATGAACTCTTTTGTTGTTGTGGGCTCTTTTGTTTCATCATGTTCAGCGAGTAGATCCATTTTTAAGAGTGTATGAATGTGATTGGTGTAATGAAGCAAAACGTGATCATGTTAAAAATGAGATGGGTACTATGGTTGATGTGGTTGATGGTGAAGATGATGGAGAGGGGGAGGGCCTTGATAATTCCGTTGCATATGGTCAAGACGGTTCCATTTTTCAAGTTTGAGAGTCGATATAGATGTATAGATAAGGGAATATGGTTGGTGAACAAGTATGGTGTGCCAATGAAAAAGGTGACGCATTATACGGGTATGAGTACGATAAGAAATATTCTCGAGTATCAGAGACAATTGTATACGAGTCATGTTTCGAAACCGAGGAGAGTAAATACGCAATGAGTAAAAAGAAAAGGGGGGTTTTTAGAAATAAAAAAAAATGGAAGAGGAGAGAAATCGTGTGAGACAGCAGGCGAGAGAAATGGGTATTCCATGGGCAGGAGTATCTTTACATGATTTAAAGTTACAAATTCGAATAGCACAAGCCAAAGCTAAACCTATTGCTCCAGCCAAGAGAGAAGTTGTGGTTCCTGCTATCGTTACATCTACGGAAGCACCACCAGAAGTCGCTCCTGTGGCGGCACCAGTGGAATTGAATTCTCCATTACCACCATTGCCAGAGCCTCAGCATCAAGATGATTTATTGTCTCGTTATCGTCGTGTGTTACAGGATTTGGAAGAGGTGATGAGAACCGAGTCAAGAAATGAAGAATTAATTAAAGAGTTTGATAACATTTGGAATGAACAGGATCGTACAGCGTTTCAAATGGAGGGTTTATATGCTCAAACACAAAAAGTTACTTTGGCTAAAGAAGCATTGGAAATTCAGGACAAGTGGTGTACATTGTTGCGTGATCGTGAGCATGCGTATACCATGTTATTGGAAAATCATTCAAACAATTCAGGCAAAGTGTATGAACACATTACGCGTCAAATGGCAGAGTTGAAAACCATTGTAGTAAGGTTTGAAGAAGACAAGAAACGATTCAATAGTATTGTGGCCTCGACCTATGACTTGCCTGACAATATATTTCAAGTGTAACCCTTAACCTGCAACGCCGTCAGGGTCTTTGAAAAAAATAAAAAAGTGTTAAAAACGCTGCTTACGCATAAGTTTCATAAATAGCTCGATATAATATTCAAATTATTTTTATGACGGCGTTTCGATACAACTAACAGGTTAATAAAAAAAAACCGTTAGAAAAACCGTTTTAACAAATGGAGCAATATTATAGAGATATAGATAGAGATTGGCAGAATACACAAAACAAGATTGAGGAATGGAGACTTGTACCTGAATCAACAATCTTGTATGATGATGTATTACGTGCTTTTCATGAGATGCAGAGACGTGGTAGAATGACACCATTGATTCGAAATGAATATAACAAGGTAACACAACAAGAACAACAAGAACGTTTTAACCAGCCATCAACAAGTAATGTATACATTCAGCCGGTGCCAGAGATCAAGTATCAGACATCGAGGCCGTTGGATGATCGAGAGGCGGATTTGTTGCAATTGACGTTACGATTGATCCCGGCAACGTATCATCCGGTGGTCATGTCGTATGAGACGGTGGCATTAGCAGTATTGACATGGTTAACGTCTACGGATTTGGAGGCGTTTCTCAAGTGGTGTACATCTAATGTGTGTCCATGTTGCTTGGAGCGAATAATGGTTATGTGGAATGACATGTTTGTGAAGGATATTGAACGTTTGGTGAATGAACTCAAGACTATGACAGGACCCATGTGTGGCAAACAGAAGGCTCATTATGTGAAATTAATTGGTGGATTGGTGAAAAGAGGCAAGTTATCAGCCCTGGTCAAAACTAGAATTACTTTATGTAATGAAATTTTATTCCTGGGTATAAAAATAAAAGGTTAATGAAGAAAAAGTTACGAGAAAGATCAACTGGCGCATTTGAGCGTTTTGATTATTTAAGGAGCATTAGAAGTCGAGAGGATATTCAAGCTGATCCTAACATAGCAGCAATTGATTTCTTTTTTAAGAAAAAGTATTTGCCAGGTGTAGAATTTACAGAGACAACTTATTCAGGTAGATCAAAATTGTATTTACCTGTAGATTTAAAAGAACAATGGGGATGGTTTCTTGGCTCACCACAAGGACGTTATGCATACTTGACGTCATTGTCAGAAAAGCAAGTCAAGAAGAGTGTCACATCTGGTGATTTGACTCTGAACATGTTTTTCTTTAAAAGGACTGATTTGCCGGATATAGAGTGGTCAAGACATCATAACAAATCTAATGAATTTATTCCATTATCATTGGTTCCTAAATACGATGAGGCATCAGAGGCATCTGAGCGGCGAACTAAGAGACCTAATCGATTTGAGCAAGTGTATAAATATGTCAAGGAAAATTTATTTGAGAAACATGAACCCGATGCTGCAGAGCTATCTCATATCATTGCTCATAATGCCATTAGAGACGCAAGAAACCCGAGAGTTGACAAGAATGAAGCCGGTCAAAGGCCAAGAGCAAAACCAAAACATGTATCTGAATTAGTAAAAGATATTGGTGAAGAGTCTCTTGAATCGGCTCAAGCCAGTTATGACGCAGCGAGTGCAGTGTTGGCAAGATATAAGGTAACGAGTTCCAAGGCAGCTGCACGTTTGGTAACCTTGTCGAATAAGAATTGCAAGTTCAGAAGAGTTGGAGTGAAAAAGCTTCAAAGATTAGTGGATGAGGGATTGGCAGATTCCTATTTACATAGAATGAGGCCAAAACCAAGAGACGTAACAACACCGGATATGGTATTAGCTAAAAAGATGGTAAAACGTTATTATGGTGAAGATTTGGCTGAAGATGATTTGGTTCGGATGGCAGCAGCATGCGTGGAGAATTCTGCCAAGGGTTGTGCATTTAGTCGGTTGACTGTACGACAAGAACAGGCTATTAATGATTTGTTTAATGGAAAACCACCAGAACAAGTTCCTGCATCACATCGTCGTAAAAAGAGAGATCCTAGTGTGTCACGTAGAAATAATCGAAAACCAAAACAATCTGAACCATTAAAGAAACATGAAAAAGGTAAAAAAGGACGAAAAAAGCCTGTAGTAGTGGTTTCGGATGATGAAGAGGAGATGAATGAAGAAGCACGTCAAAAACCAAAAGCCAAAGCTGGTGCCAAGTCATCCAAATCAAAACATAAAGAGGTGTCTGATAAGGAATTATCTCAATCAAAACTTATAGAAATCCTTCAAACAATTAATGCAATTGTTCGCTCCAGAAATCCTCAATCCATTACAGAACAGGAGCTTGACGATTTGGAAGAGGTATTCCAGCAATTGGTTAACCCAAGTCCTGAAGTGATAAAAACCATTGAGTATCTGTATAGTGTCCGAATAAAAGGAAAGAAATCCAGTACTTCAGCTTCAAGAGCATCTGCAGCTCCTTCTGCACCAAGGGCTTCTCAAGCACACAAAGCACCCCCTTCAGCTCCAAGTGCTCTTTCTGCAAGGGGTTCTCAAGCACACAAAGCACCCCCTTCAGCTCCAAAGCCACCTTTAGCTCCAAGTGCTGCTTCTGCACCAAGGGCTCCTCATATACGCAGAATACCCGTGCTCAACCCACAAATACAAAGAATGTTAGACATACACAACACGGCACTCAAAAGAGAACCACCAAGTGTAAGTAAAGAAGAGCTTGACGAGTTTGGAAGACTATTTAATGAGACGAGTAATATTCAAGCAGGTGCAGCTAGTCGAGCTAGATGGTTTGACACTTTGACGCGAATTTACAATAACGAGAGAGTTTTCAACAAAATCAAGTCACCAAAGGCACATCCTGTAGCCCAAGCCAAGGAGCATCAGGTGGTTCGTGACAATCCCATCGATGATCAGACCAAGTCAAAAATTAAAGAAATGAAAAGGATATACAAAGAGGCATCTGGTAGAAAACCACGTAGTATCACTACCGATGAATTTAAATTATTTTTGAAATTGTTTGATGAAACAAATTATATTCAAAGAGGGTTAGCTGAGCGTGAGAAAGCATTGGTTCAGTTAGCAACACTTGCAGCCTCAAAGCCTGTGGTAGTTTCACTTTTTGTTCCTCCAAGGCCTGTGTCACCTCCTGTAAGGGCTGTATCACCTCCTGCTGCTTCTCCTGTGGCAAGAGAACCTCCGGCAACAAGAGAGCCTTCAGCACCACCTCGTCAACTACACAAAGGATTTACCAATGAAGTGGTTGATCAGTTGAAACAGGCGGCGCGTCACAAGCCTTATGTGCCATCAAAACCAGTAGTTGAAGTGCAACCCGCGTCACCCAAGCTTGAAGAACATGATAGAAAATTCCTAAAAATACTATACGATACATACGTAAGTTTGAGCAAGGAAGACGACGATGACATGTGGGACGAATATTGGTCTAAATGGGCAAGTCAATATAATATCGCAAAAGAACACAATATGGTATTTCCAGAGTTTAAGACCATGAATTCTTATATTGAGAATGCCGCAGACAAAACGCCACGTTATTTAACTATGCCTCCAATTATGGCCAAGCCTGAATACTTAATCAAAAAACCAATGTCGGAGACCGAAGCAAACATTCTTAATCAATTAAAAGCCCTTAATAATATAATTTTTAAGCAAATGTCTAATCCACCACATGATTTTTCAACCCGTAACCAGTGGATGGGGCTGTACAACCAATTATCAGAGGAACAGCAGAGAAAACTAGAATATGATAAAAAGAGAATGAACAGAAGAACTGAACCAAAAACAAACAAAAACGCTGAAAAACCAAAGGAGAAAAAAGAGTTAAATAAAGCAAAAACACCTAAAGCATTTCCTTCTGCAACTGACAAAGTTGAGACACCCCAAAAGGACCAGAAGAATGTACCTTTAGCATCTCCACCTGGTGTAACTAACAAAGTTACGGAATCACTTATTGTTGACAAGGCTAAAAAATCAAACAAGGACGAGAAGAAAGCACCCCAAGCTGATATAGCTGTAAAAGATTCTTCTCTTGCCAAGGCTTCTCCTGTCAAGGCTGCTGTTGGAGTGGGTGCTAAACCTCAATTAAATAGTTTATCCAATAAATTGAGTCAGAGGAAAGCAGCGGCACCAGCGGCAACAAGAGAGCCTTCAGCAACAAGAGAGCTTCCAGCGCCAAAAGATTTATTGGAAGTAGGTGAGCGATTGTTGCGTAGCCTTAAGCAAAAAGAGAAGGATTTGGAGAAGTGGTACCAAGGTCAAAATAAGCATCCTAATGATCCAGAGGTAAAGCGTTTGGAGGAATTGTTAAAAGCCAAAGCTATGGTTGAGAATATTGTAAAGTATGTACAAGATCATCACATGAAGAATGTGCCAAACATAGTAAGTACATTCATGGAAAATCAACCGGATAGTGCTTGGAAAAGACATTATGAGAATTTATTGATGAAGTTAGTGATGGATAACAATCCTGAAATACAATCCAATGCGTCAAACACATTTGGTGGTGCACCCAAACCTAAGGAGAAATTAACTCCAGAGAAATTACGCGGAATGACACCAGCTAAACGACAAGCGTTGGATATACGCGAATTTCACAGAGTTGTAACCGAAAATAAGATGGATGATCTGATGCCTGAATTGTTTATTAATATGATGAAAATGTTTCAAACTAATTTAGCATTATTGGATAGAAATCATGAATTAACAAAACAAGCCAAGACCCTTGATGGTATGCTAAACCAAATATATCCCCAAAAACGTAAGTAATCGCGCGGATTCCATTATAGATGGATAGATTAATGTAATAAAAATGGATGATTTAACTTATTCAATTAGTGTTTTGCAGCGTGGGTTTATGACTTGGATAAAGCATCATGATCGATACTTGGTGTATCCTCGTTCATGTAAAAAGCATATTATGGAGCCTCAATCCATGTTGGATAATGAGGTGATGGCTTCATTGGGTCGTCATGTCATTGAGGATCGTTATCATGTGTACAAGGTATATCGTTTTGGGCAGGAAGAGGTGTCGGTACCGTCCTACATATGGCGTGAATGGTGTGTATTACAATATTGTCAAGGGCAGAATATATGTCATCCGTTGCAATCTCAGGTGCTCATGTGTTACAACAAGGTGAGAGAAGTGGGTCATCGATTTCGGATAGCCAAATACAACTTGGCTCAGTATATTAAGCAGGATCGAATAAGGACAGAGGAAGAGTTTATGAGGATTGCGGTACAATTGGTAAAGGGGATATGTTATTTGCATGAGAGAGGAATCATTCATGGTGATTTGAAGCCAGAGAATATTTTGGTGAGTGAGAGACATGAAGTATGGATAACGGATTTTGGAAGTGTTCGATTGGAGGGATTGGATCAAAAAGGTTTTAATTCCGGGACCATGGCATTTCAATCACCACAACGATTACGTGACAAGAAATGTTCCCTAAGAGATGATATATGGGCATTAGGCATAGTCTTGTGGTGGATGAAATTTGGTTCTTGGATAGAAGATACACACGAGTACAGTTTATTAGACTTTCAATTTTTTTGGTCACGCTATCAAAAAGGTGTTCTATCATTACCTGATTTTCCATTAAGCACTTTATGTTGGGATGAGACGAACAATGTGACGATCTATAATGTAATGAAGGCGTTGAATGTGACTTTTGAAGTAAAAAAAATGTATTGGACAGAAGAATGGTGGTATGATAAAGTGTCGAAAGGCTTGGACAAGAGAGGTGCATCGTACAATCGACAAGAATTAATGAATCATATCAAGGCATGTTGGGAATATGTATGGCTCGATGGTCCTCCTGTGGATCCAAGCATCTTGTATCACATGCTACATATTTCCGATATAAATTGAATAAATAAATAATATTTTCCTTTTTGTAAGATTACTTGTCAGATGTTTGAGGAATGGATGGAAGAGGTTGGTGAGGATTCGGAGGAGGCTCATGTGGCAACGTTTTATGTGATGCAGGCATTGGCACGTTTACATTTTCCAGAGCCAGTACCTTTGACGAGAAATACCATGGTAGAAGTACAAGGGAATCATTCACGTGTTCATATACCTTATGAGCCAAAAGAGATTCGATTGTGGTGTGTACCAGTAGAGTTACAAGTGTTTCCACCCCGTATGATGAAATGTAAACCTCCAGAGTTGAAGGCACATAATTGGTCCATGATTGGTAAAACTTCTAAAAAAGATTATCGACAAGTAGTTAAGCATAATAGTAACTCCGATGGGCACGAAAAGGGTCAGCATGTATCTTTTGCTCGTGGTGACGGATCCTTGTCATCATCTGTGAACGTGGTGACCGATCTTTCCCGATTAGGCTTTGACTTGACAAGGGTACAATCTTTTGTCTATATACCTGTGACGAGGTTGGGGTTTGATACATCATGTCTGGTTTAATTGAAAACCAAGTGGGACCATGGAAGAACAATCCAGCGTTATTGGTCAATTGTAATCGAACTGGTGTGGTACAAGAGATGATGGATGGAATTTATCAACGACCTTATAATGAAATGGAAGTACAATCTGAATTAGCACGTTATACCAAAGAACATTGGGAGGGTATGGTTCGCCATATCTGTACCGTCCAAATTAATGAACAACGCAATCAATCAGAACTCTTAATTTATTTACAATACTTTCATAAGCTTTTTTGCTTTGAAGGCACAGATGATTTGGATACCATTCATCGCATTAGTCAAGTGTACAATGATTCCTTGGGCATGTCTGCCAAATACGAACAATTGTACAATCAACTTTTATTGGTCGAGTCTCATTTGAATCGTATGGACTTGTTAAATGTAAATACTCAAGCGGGTCGAGAGCTCAAGAATATGATTACCTATATTTCCTTTTCCTTGCGTACGACCTTTGAAGCGGTGGTCAAGATTCGTTTGGTGCGTCATAGTAAAGAGCCATCGTTACGAAATGCATTGTTGAGCATGTGTCCTGCTTCATTCAAGCCGCCGACGTTGGAGAATCAAACGATTGAAAAGAAGCCCAAGCAGCAATTGTTGCAATTCTACTATCAATATGCTTTCAATCGTCAATATCGCAAGTTGGGCAATTATATTTACAAGCCAGTGTTTAATGAGGAGGGGATCTTTGTGCATTCGTATGAGCGACAGTATACCATTATGAAGTTTGTGTGTTCAGCGTGTTACCCAGAGACCCAGAATGAGTATTGGTTCAATATTTTGACGAGTGATATGACTGTGGTCAAGTACTTGGTCAATGCATTACAAGACTTGGATTCTGAATGGCTACCCGAGTTACAGTACAATCGAGATATTTTTGCCTTTACCAATGGATTATATGTGTTACCATTACGTCAATTTTTTTGGTTTCGAGCGCCTCACGGATGTCGATCGACGAATGAGTTGAGTGGGAATTTAACGGCCATCAAGTATCACAAGATGTTTTTTGATGACATTCGAATGAGAGCTGAAGAAGTGTCTCAAGGACCGTTGCGTAATCCAATTCATATTCATATGCCACATATCAAGTCGATCTTTCAAGCACAAGGGTTTGATGACATTGAGATGGTGTTTATCTTTGCGTTATTGGGAAGGTTATTTCATATGGGTAAGAGGTTTGACAATTGGAGTGTATTCCCATGGTTCTTGGGTATTGGTGCTACGGGTAAGAGTACGATTCTCAAATTGATTGCCATGATGTATAATCCGGAGGACATTGGATACTTGCCTAATAAGCCTTCTGCTGATTTCTCCTTGGCAACAGCCTATCAAGGATTGTTATACTTGGCATTGGACATTGATAATCAATTTTCATTTGATCAAGCGACGTTTTGTTCCATGGTGTCTCATGAGCAAGTGGTGATTAACTTGAAGAACAAGGATCAGATATCAAAAGATTGGGAGTCTCATGGAGCGGCTGCCAGTAATACGATGCCTGCCAAATTTACGGACGCGGGTAACAACTTGGTGCGACGTATTGTGAATATCGAGTTTGCGTATACGATCAAGGATAGTAATCCCAATCTGTTTGAGTGGTGTGTGAATGAGCGACCCGAGTTTTTGCATGTGTGCAATTCTTGTTACTTGATGTTGGCTGAGTTGTATCGTAATGTTTCGTTCAAGTCACAAATGCCTCAAAAGTTCAAGGACATGGAGAAGAGATGTATGCGTGAGATGAATCCAGTCAATTCGTTTGTGACGGAAGCGTGTGTCTTGGTGCATATGGATCAAAAGCAGAGTATGAGTAAGAATGACTTTATCGAGGCATTTAATTGGTGGGCTGCCATTAATAATCTGCCTAAACAACAATGCAAACTTACGTCAGTCTCGTTTTATTCATTACGAAACTATGGTGTCAATTCAGTAGACACTGGAGGACAAGCAGGTACCATGCTAGAAAACATTCAACTTGCTCCTCATGTCATCCCTCTGATTGCTGAATGGAAACAAAATAAAGGTCGTGGTGGTTAACCTGCAACGCCGTCAGAATCCTTTCAGTCTTCAACTATGTCAGGGTACCGTATAGGCTTTTGAAAAAATATAGAAAAGTGTTTAAAACGATGCTTACGCATAACTTTCATAAATAGCTCGATAAATATTCAAATCATTTTTTATGACGGCGTTTCGATACAACAGGTTAAAACTTGTTTCTTTTATTTTGCAACAGCCTGTTCGTTAGGAATGGATTCAGGTCGAAACTTGTGATTGAAATAGGTGATGACGGAGGAGGAGGTTGAGTTGGCGTGCCATGAGTTGCCTTCCACAGTTCGAACATACGGGCCATCCATAGTTTGTAAGAATGGGCTTAGATGTATATGAGCTTGTTGAGATTTGGAAAGAGAATGATAGGCATCAGAGATAATACCAGGACCTGTGGTAAACAATACATGAAAGTAGTATACGTGTTGTAATGCTGCCTTGTAAGTATGATGTTGAAAGGGATGATAAAGTAATTGCCATACATGTACCCAGAATTCATGTTTTGGTATGGACCACATAAAAGCATTGGTTAGATTTTGATTACCTACATCACTACCCTTTTTACATGTAGCCAATACTAAATCTTGGTTACACAATACTGGATACAATTCTGTAAAAAAGCTCTTGGTTGGTATGTGATCAAAATCTGCATAAATTCCTCCATAATGATACAAGACAAAATAACGAAATGTATCAGCTCGTTGAATGCCATATGGATACGAACGAAATTTAGGTAAGAACCATGGATAATACGATGCAATAAAGTTATCAATTGCCTTGTCATCCCAATACATGTACAAGAAACCATGTTCTTTACATAAGCTAGTCCATGTATTGTATGATTCTTTCCATTGCTGATTAGGCAACGTATCTGGACTACCCTTCCACGTCTGATGAATTATTCTAGGAATCATACAAAAGGAGGTTTTTTATTTCTTTATTGAATCAAAAAGTCAATTGAGAATGTATCACTGAGCTGCTAAAATGTCTGCAAGAGCTTTGGTGGCGTATTCATTGTGGGCATGGGGGATGCTAAAGAGTTTGAATATGGTTTCCACGTCTAGTAGATTGATTCGTGTCACCATAACGACTAAAAGAATGGCTACTAGATGACGAAGGTCCATGGAAGAAGCTTGAGCAGTAAGTTGAGCAATGGTTCCTTCAGGTAGAGTAGAGTACTTGTCAATAAATTGTAAAGCAGATGGACTAGCTAATGATCTCCAATTGGGTAACTTCATATTCTTGGTCAAAGCATCATACATGTCATTTACAGGATTTTCAATGTCGTTGAGCATGTTTACCTATAACAGGATGATAAGACAATACAACACGCAAAAGGCATTACAATGTGTTGAAGGATCGAGGGATGGACGTCTGGAAATTCGACGATGCATGGTTTGAAAATGGTGTCAAAGTGTTGTCGAAGAGTTTGAATGGGTGTATCGTATTGGAGGGTTTCTTGGAAAGAGGTGGGAGGAATGGAAGAAGGATCACGCCATTGTAACCAGGGAAAATTACGAAATTGATCTAATTCATGGCACCATTGTACAAAACCAGTATGTTCTGCTCCAAAGAAATCTTTTGCAGCTTGCATAGGAGTCAATGGCTCAAATGATTTCAATACCGTCGACAAGGCTACATGCTCCGCACCAATCGTAAAAATCTCTGATGACGCCGGTGATCTTACCCACATTTTTAATGTCTTGAAAAGTCTCTCGTTCTTGATGTTACGCTTGTTATTTTTGCCATTTCGGAAGTTTTTTGTGTTGAAGACTCTCTTGTTATCAAAGAAGATTTATGTCAGGGATGTTAGGGCTTGGCTTTATTCTCATGTCAAGGCTAATTGGGCTTGACTTGATTTGCTAATGGCGAGTGAGATCATGTTGGAGAGATGTATACTACAATACGATTTGGTCATGTGTTTGGTAATCCATATGAAGCCGTAATGAATGGTGAGGAGTAGACATCCGAGGACCCAAAAGATGGAAATGTCTGGAACAAGAGAGGATGATAATGAAAAGGTAGGTTCTTCAGGTGGTAGAGCGTCTGGTGCATAATCTGGTGCAAGTGACATTGTTTAGTGCTTTTATTTTCATGAGAAGAAAGAAAAAAAAACCAAGAATGGAATTAGAACCATACGAGTTTAAAAAGGTTAATCTCGAAACAGATCGTCGTTGGACTTTTACAGATCGTATGGTCTTGTTTGCAGGATTAATATTTACTTCAGCCTGTAACTTGGCCATCTTTGCTTCTACATTTACCATTGCCAATGTTAATAACAGTCCCATGTACACTGCCACTCTAGTTTGTCTTCGTTATCTCATTATTGTTCTCATTGCTTTAACTCTAGTCCTTACTGTGTTTCTAATGGTGCAGCCCAAGAGCAGTTATCGTTTCTTGTGGTGTTTTCGAAAGACTGATCCAGAAGACATTATGGATGACTACATGGACAGGAATATTTTAAGTGATAAAGCCGAGTACAAGACGCCTAAACATGCTTCCTTGTTATGGATAGAGGAACATCCTGTACCGCCACCCACCATTACCTATGAAGAGTTTAGAGAACAAATTGAAGAATTAAATAATCTACTACAAGAAAGAGAAGAAGAGTGGCGGTTTGGTCTTGTATCCCGATAAGACGTTTTTTTTGTTATGTTTTAATATCATTCATCATGTCCATTGTATGTGAGGTGGTGTATGTACCATTACCATTGTATGAAGATGGTGTGACAACGAATTCTACGTTTGATTTAAGTGTGACTTCGTATCGTCAAGTATCTTTATCGATTATTCAAACGGCGTTAAAGCATGATGGTATTCCATTAGTGATTGAATTAAGAACTCAACGGATTCGAGTACCATTTGAATATTGGAAGGCGGTACGAAAGACGGCGGAGCGATGTAAATGGGAGTTTCATGAATCGTCGACTCCATTATTTGTGTTGGAATTGTTGGATTACTATGTCAAGAAGCGTAGAGTAGTGGCAATGGAAGAGATTCGAGAAAGGGTTACGCCATTGGTGTTTGATAGTTTACGACCATATCAACAGACCATGGTAAAGATTGCTGTGGAGAGGAATGATTTACATGTGGCGGATGAAATGGGAACAGGCAAAACGTTTATTGCCTTGTCTGTGGCAAGATATTGGAATGAACATACGTTGATAATTACCATGCCCAACATTATGCTCAAGTGGTACGATGAAACCATGAACCGCATGGATTGGACCTCAGAACAAGTTGTAGTATGCAAAAGTTCCAACAAGGTGTTGAAGTGTGATTTGGATGATTCTGTCAAGGTGTTGATAGTGTCGTATGGAATATTAAAGAATCGTCAAGTGAGGGAAAAGATTAAAAAGTGGACCAAGACAATGATAGTGGATGAATGTCATCAAGCAAAGAATTTGGAAACGTCTCGTACCCAAGCTGTATTGGATATATCTCAAAATGCATCTCATCGAGTTATTTTATCTGGTTCGCCGTTTGAGAAGAGCAAAGAGATATTTTCGCAAATGAAAATGTTGGATCCTAAAGAGGTGCCTCATTTTTTCCATTACGATGTCAAGAGATCTATCAAGTCGCATGATGATTTTGCTTCGCGGTATTGTGAGCCAAACAGGGAGCAGTTTAAGGGAGCGAGACCTGAATGGGTGTTTAAAGGAAACAATTATCAAGAAGAGTTGAAAGTCTTGGTGGCTCAGTTTATGATGCGTCGATTGAAAAAGGATGTGTGTTCTCAATTACCAGCCAAGATTCGACATCGTCATGATTTACCAGAGGTCAAGAATAGTGGCATTATGCAAATCCTACAAGCCATGAATGCTGGCAAGGTGGTGGACAGAAGCAAGTATACAGAAGCCATTGGACTGACTTGTGAATACAAATTACCTCTAGTGATTGATTATTTCAAGGCTTTGTTGGAATCCAAGACAAATCAAAAGATGGTTTGGTTTTTTCACCATATGAAGATGAAGGAGGCGTTGATGGAGTTGTGTGACGAGTATGGTGTGCAGTACATTGTGATTGATGGCAGTGTGGGAGCTGAAAAGAGGCACGAGTTACAAGGCAAGTTTCAAACCGAGGACGAATGTAAAGTGGCCATCTTATCCATCAAGGCCTCAGGAACAGGAACAGAATTTACTGCAGCCTCTACCGTATTCATGACTGAAATCTTACCCACGGCCGCCGACATGTTTCAAGCTGAAGATCGATGTCATCGTATTGGACAAGAAAAGACGGTGAATGTGACGTATCTAGTGTTGCCAAAATCAGTGGATGAGACTCATGTACAATTAATGGTGCGCAAGTATACACGTTCATCGGCAGTGATGGATCAAGAAGGGCAAACAGTGACATTGGAAAGGCAATCTTCATCTTCGTCATCATCCAATAAGAAGAGAAAATTTGAAATTGTATCTGAATAAAAAAAAATGAAGCATGATACGCGTAGGATGTGTGTGCATAATAATCCACAGGGAAGAGAATTGATGCAGTCTGAGAAGAGAGTACCATTACCCTTGTTAGAGAGTAATCAGTTTCCAGAAGAGCAACAGAGAACATTGGAGAGGTTACAAAAGGAGCCACGATTTGTGTCCTTGGTATTGAGACATCAGTTTAAGCCTGATACATTGAATTTAGAGAATACTCGACCATTGATACGATTGTATACAAATTACCCGGATGTGGCGGATATCTTGTTTTCCGATGGGACCAAGCAAGTGATTAAAAGAATTATTTTGGATAATCCGTTGGTGCTTCCCCGGGAACTTGTCAAAAACTCTCTTGTTGTCAAAGATAAGACGTCTCAACATGATGATGATGGTCGAGCAAGCAAGACAGATCGCGAGAAAGTACTTGGTGGAGGAACCAAACTTATTGACAACCGGGGTGATCGCCATACTATATTGTGATGAGGATCATGTGGTCAATGTGTTTTTAAAGACATCTTCCATCAACTCTGGAGATGTTCGAACAGTGGAAATGACAATGAATCAACATGTCAAGACAAGTCAAGTCAAGAGTCCGTATTTATTGGAGCATTGTCAGATGAATGAGCAAGAGGGTGTAATTGTTTTCCCTCGATGTGTTCATGGTGATGTGGTGAGTTATTTGGAAACGTATAAGCCGGATTACAAGTTGCGTTACAAGTGGATGTTGCAAATGGTGAAAGCTGTGTATCATATGCACGAGGTGTTACATTTGGCTCATATGGACTTGTCTCCTGAGAATTTCATGGTGACGAAAGAGTTGGATATCAAGTTGGGTGATTTTGCACAAGCATGTTCAACGGATCATCCCTTGTTAATACGAAATACGGTGGGCAAGAAGGTGTATCGTGCTTATGAAATTACGACATGTACGGAAATTGAAAATCCCAAGGCATGTGATATGTGGTCTTTGGGAATTGTCATCTTCACTTTATTCTTCAATTATTTCCTATGGGAATCACCTGGGTGTATTAATTTTCGTACGTTTATGAGTCAATCCACTCTCTTTTGGAAAACTGTGGCGACTTGGATTCCTAGTACCAGTGAACACGTACTCATTCTCAACATTGTCAAACTCCTGGTCTGCCTTGACCCCAAAAAACGTATTTCCATTACTCACTTGCAAAAATTTCTCAACATTTCATAAATAAATGACATCTTTATCTTCTAGCAATAACCAGACATCTCTTGGCAATGATAAGGCTTCTCTTGGCAATGATAAGGCTTCTCTTGGCAATGACAAGGCTTCTCTTGGTGGTAGAAAGGCATCAATTGGTTATGATAGTATTTCAGTGCACATGAATATAGATGAGATAGATTTCATGTTGACAAACTTGGCGAGTAAGTTGGAGCATCAAAAACATGTAGTAGCCATCTTGTCATCAAAACAAAAGTCTAAAAGTAACCTCAAGGGATCCGTCTCTAATAGTAACATCGTAGCTGACACATCCGGTGGTAGTAACCTCAAAGGTTCCGTCTCTGATAGTGTTTCTTCAAAACCAATCCGTGAAAGTAACCTTATGACATCCTTAGGAAATCACCACGATGCAGCTACCACATGTAATCGACAGGATGCTTTATTGTTAAAAACGGCGAGAAGAAAGTTGGACAAGATTCAAACGGATATAGAAATGTTGAATGTATTGAAGAAGCAATTGGAAATGGGTGTAGAGGATGATCAGTGGCTATTGGACTCTCCTGTCTATCTCAGTACCATTCAAAAAATGAAACTTAAATATGCCTCTCTCATTGAAGCAGCTGCTCGATTGTAACAATACACAACGAATGAACATAAGAATGAATTTTATTTACAATGCCAACCATACAGGTCAATGTTGGCAAGAGCAATGATTGTGATCACAATTGGTTCGTAGTCCTTGCTTGGCCATGGCTTCTTTGGTGACGTGAATGCCAAACACTACGTCTCGCTTGAGTCTTTTGTTGGAAACTCTCTTGTTGTTGGAAACCTTTTGACTTGAATTGGGTAGAAAGCTAAAGATGAATTCAGCGCACGGGCTCTTTTCGTCGTGATAGTCGCATTCTACGCCCACAAACATCTTTCCTTTCAGGGCATTGATTCGTTTGGCATATTTGGTAATCTCCGGATTGGGTGATTGATGAAACACGGAACACAAAAATTCCAAAGCCTTGTAGAGCAACAAGTCATTCTCCCGTTCCAAGAGTTGTTCCTCAGTAAGCTTGTCAATTGTCTTGTCTTCTCCTGACCACTTGGTTTCATAATTGGTCTTGAGAGCCATAACACGTGGCCAGAGTTCATCAATGCACTTGCTTCGTTCAGTATTCATGTTTTGGCAACACAACAAGACCTGGAAATTGTTCGACACGAAAACCCCCGGTGGCCGCCTCGGAAAATCTAAAAATTTTTTTGGAATTTTTTTGGAAATGGGAAAAACGGTTTTTACAGGGCTACGGAAGGATGATTGGGAAAATAAATTTATTTTGGATATTCCGAGGGTGTCCTGGGCCGAGTTGTATCGCTCAACGCCATGTCCGAGTCTAGCTACATTACCCAGCCACCCAGCCCCGAGTCCATCCCCGATCTGACGATGCTATCCGACAATGAAGACGAAGTGGTTGTGATATCAAAGACTCAAGAACCACCGGAAGAACAAGGGACTTTTCAAGAACAAGACGAAGGGTCAGCAACAGAAGTGGAAGAGCAAGAGACTTCTCAAGAACAAGAGCCTTTTCAAGAGCAAGAGACTTTTCAAGAACAAGAGACTTTTCAAGAACAAGAGGAAGAAGAGAAGCCGAAAAAAAAGAAGCAAAAGATTGAACCACCTCGACCATGCTACATTAAGTTTTTCAAGATGGAGAGGCCGAATATGCGAAAGCTACATCCCAATGACAACCTCAACTTAATTCGCAAGAGACTTAGTGAAAAGTGGTCCAAGATGACAAAGAGTCAAAAATTAAAATATGTTTGATTGATTTATTGTTTTTTTTTTGGTTTTCATAAACGTTTTAAGCATTCACGTTGTAATTGTCCTAGATTGAATAATGGGTGGTCTTCACGTAGAAATTCAGCCAGGCTTTCGTAGACTCTCTTGTTGTCGTAGTTGAAATCCTTGGGGTTTTTGTCGTAGTTAAGACTTGAAGAGGTGTTTGATTGAGGACTTTTATGGTTCTTTGTTGTCGTGTCTTTAGGATTCTTGGAGGAGGACGAATGTACAAACAAGGCTAAATAATGGTCGAGAAGTGACATTGAGGGGATTTGAAACCAATAACAACTCCGAGACGTCTGGCGGAAAATCCAATTTTGTCGTTAGAGATAAGGTGTTTTTTAACCTAAAGAAAATGGATGAGTTGGCGAGGGAAGAGAGGCGTCGAAAGTATATTCAGTGGCAATTGATGAAGTTGGATTTGCCAGATATGTTGTGGAAGGATGGATATCCAAGTCGAGATATGTATTGTTATCATTTGGCAGTTTACATTACTCTTAATTTTGCGGATCGAATTAATCAAGTGGTTGATTGGTTTATTGCTCAGTATCGTTTTCTTGATCGTCCATTGATTTCCTTTCCTGAATTGTTTGCCTTGATGGATCGTAAGAGAGGACATGACCAAGAGATGGAAGAAGGCAAAGAAGCCAAACGGATGAAAAAGGAGCCAGAAGAGTTGGAGGCAATAATTCGTTCGAAGATTCCCTTGTTTGATTTCCAGAAGCAAGCTGTTCATCGTATGGTGGAACAAAGAGGGACATGTTTGTGCTATGCTACAGGAAATGGCAAGAGTTTGGTAGCCGTCACAGCAACGCAACAGTTATTGATTGACAATCCGTATTTGCAAATTGTAGTGATTGCTCCATTATCCTTGTTGAGTAATTTTCAATTGTCATTGGAGCGTTATGGGGTGGCAAGAGATCATCCAGCGTATGAATATTTTACGTATGAAGGGTTTGCCATTGCCTACAAGAAGGATCAAGACATGTTGGTGAACAAGGTGGTGGTGTTTGATGAAGTGCACCATATTCGAACGGATGTGCATACCTCGTTGAAGCAGAAACACAAGTCATATACTGCCAGGATCAATAAGAAGCCTGAGGAGGACAGAACGGATACGGAACGTTTGTATGTGAGTAAGAGCAAGGCCATTAAGGAGGCGTTGAAAGAAGTGGCCAAGAAGAATAATACGGATCCCATCGAGTATGTCAAGGAAAAGACGGGTGTAAATATCATGTGTATTGCTCCAAGATCATTATTGGCAATTAATGCGGTGAGGGAATCATTCAAGGTGATTTGTTTGACGGCAACACCATTTTTCAATTCGTCGTATGATTTGGTCCCATTGATTTGTATGATGAGAGGAGAAACAGTGTATACTCGTCGTTACTTTTCGTACATGGTGGCGAATCGAACTGAATTCGTTAACAAGTGTCGTGGCTTATTCTTGTTCAAAGATGTGGAAAAGAATGATCGAGATTTCCCTCAAGTGACTACTCACAAGATTGATTTGATGATGAGTCCAGAGTATTATCAAGAGTACCATGAGATTGAGAATGAGATTGAATCCAAGACGAGGCAGTTTAATTTGGATAAGCCTTGGGTGTTTTTGTCTGGCTTGAGACGAGCGTTAATGTCGTTGCAAGATGCCGTCAAACCAAAATATGCATTGGAGATTGCTGCTCAGGGCTACAAGACGATTATCTTTTCAGTGTTTAAATCGCAAGGCATTCATTTGGTGGCGAAAGGATTGGAGCAGATGAAGATTCCGTATGTGGAAATTACGGGGGACATTTCAGAAGAGTTGAGAGAGACGTATGTGCAGAGGTTCAATGGAGGGGAAGACGTGAAGGATGAGGTGAATGTGGTATTGATTACGGCAGCTGGAGGTGAAGGATTGGATTTTCGCGGTGTTCGTAAAATGGTTTGTTTGGAAATGGAATGGAATGAAGCTCAATTGAAACAAGCTATGGGAAGAGCACCAAGACGTAAAAGTCATCATCACTTGGAAGCCCATCAACGTGTTGTCGATATTTATCTTCTTTGTCTTGTCAAACCTTTACAACGAAATGCTGATGACCATATTTCTGAAAGTGCTGATCAAATGCTTCGACGTCACACCCAAAAGAAACTCAAAGAAATCGAACCCGTGGAAAGATTATTACGAAGCATTCAGTAGTGAATTTGTTTGAATGTCTATAAACATTAAAAAGAATGGACAGTAGTAGCCTTTCACCTGTGTATGCTTTTATACTAATATGGGGTTGTCTTGTATTTGTAGTGTTTATTATGTTGGTGTTGCCTCGTTTTGTACCATCTCTAAATGGTAGAATTAACCCAGATAGGTATTAGTGTGAAAATGAAAACGAAACAATGGAAAAGTGGAAAATTTATTCGATGGGATGTTTTCCACGACGAGGAGAGGAGCGTTTGGGTTGGAGGAGTTGGAGGATGTTGGGGCTCACTTCAGCGCAGACGGCAGTGTGGTAGAATTGCTCTTGTTCTTCTGGGGAGCGATACAGGTTCTTACCATACTTGAGAATGGGTAAGAGAAGACTCTCGTTGCGCGACTTGATGAAATCCCTAAGAGGTCACAACGACAAGGTGATGAGGTACAAGATCAGAGGCATACGCTCATTGCTGCCCGTCATACGCTCATCGTCGGGTAGCACAATCATGTGGTCTTTGAAGCCAGGATCCATCCGTATGTAATGACGAGTTGTCCCCATACCAAAGTTGCAGTAATGGTAACGCAAAAGTGGTGTCTGACCCTGGTAAAATTAGCATATTGAATTACAATACAAGACTTACATTAACGACAATGTCATGTGGTCCAGTGCGTCGATCAGTGTAGCGTCTTTGGGGTGGTCCGCGGGTCTCAGTTCGTCTAGTGATCGTCATGGCGCAAAGACAATTGGCCGAAGGGTATGCCGTGGAAAATCCGAAAAAAAACTTTTTTCAAACCGAAATTCCAGAAAAACCACTTTCAAAACCAAAAAAACTGAAAACTGAACAAAAACAGAAAAACCGGTTTTTAAAACTGAAATTTACGTTCCAAAACCAGAAAAACCGTTTTGAAAACTAAAAAAAACTGAAAACCGAACCAAACAGAAAAACCGGTTTAAAAATGGATTTTTGGGTTTCGAAAATGGAAAAACGGTTTTGAAAATCGAAAAAACAGAAAAATAGTTCCGAGCTTAGATAACATGTTGATGAGTGGGTAAAAGTTAAGGAGGATGGATTATGTGCCATGGAGTTGGTTGGGGATGGGACCGAGGTTGAATAAGGGCAAGTTGATAGTGGGTATATGTGATGTGGAGTCAAGGATGGCAATGGATGCGGTGGAGATTGAATTGCGGTGTTCTCATTTCAAAAGACATTATGACATTGAGGGACCATTGGAGAAGTTGGCTCAAGAAAAGTTTGGATGGAAAGAGGTACATGAGGATGAACGTACGTACAAATTCGTGTCATTGAATGCTGATACATTGTATGTCTTGTCCAAGTTGGAAGAGTTTTTGAATACGGTGGGTCCTCAAGATTCTGCCATCATAGGACAAGTAACTACGGAGAAGCAAGCCAATATGATTCGTAAATATGGTGGAGTAGTGATTGATATTTCAAGTACGCCACCATCATTAGTTCAGGTGATTAAAGAGGATAGCTATTCTCTGGTGGTGCCTTCTATCGGCGTTCAAGTCACGGCGGATTTCGTCATGCCTCAAGCCTCGGTCAAGGACATTATTCAAAAACTAAATGAAGTGAATTCCCTAAAGGTCACAACCACATGAATCCTGCAACGAAATCTTCATGATGTCCAAAGACGAAGCAATGAAATCCCTAAAGGTCACAAGCTAATGAAATCCCTAAAGGTCACAACGACATGAACTCTCTAAAGATTACAAAAGAAAAAAATGTCGATAAATTTCCATTGTTTTGAAAACATGACTGTGCCAATGAAGTGTAGGGAGTGTGTGTGTTGTAAGAATGGAGGACCACATGCATTGACAGCAGAGCGTTTAAGTAACATTTTGAGTAATCGTACGAATGATATGATTATTATGGATACGCCTAATCAAGTGGCTGAATTGGTGGATTTTGATAATGTGACTGGTGTGGATTATCATATTATAGCCATGTCTGAAGGTGAGATGAAGTTTGTCTTTGTGACGGATCATCATGGTCTCTTTTCACCATTGCATGCCAAGGATGTGATGGGTAAGAAAGTGGCAGAAGCATTACCCAAATATTGGTTTAGTATGTTGGGACGTTATTACAAGTCTACCTTGACTGGAAAATACAAGACGGCCATGTTATTGAAAGTAGGAATGATTCGATTGTTACATACATTTCCTATCCGTGACAAGTGTGATAACGTCATTGGTGCCATGATCCTAATTCTTCCACCCAGTAGCAAGTTTCAAGCCGGATTAGAAGAAGTGGATGAACATGTTGATGTCTATCCGGATGGTCAAGAAATGAAATGAAATAAAAGAAAAGAAAGCATGTCAAGACCATTAATGGTGGGATTGTTATTGATTGTGGTGGTGGTGGCTGTAGTGGTGGGAGTGGTGGTAAAGGAAGAGACGGCACGAAGGACACCACGAGTCAAGGCGGGTCATCATGTAGCCATCAACATTAACAAGGATGTAAATCTTGTCTCAAGTAGTATAGTAAGTTCTCAAACTACTTTAACAGCAGCTTCAAAGCATCAAGTGATTGAGTTAATTGATCCATCGATAGAGCCGAATGTGGATAGTACAGTGGTGCAAGAGGTGATGACATCGTTATGGTCTGGTGCCTTGACGTTGGTGGGGTCTCATGTGGATTATGGAAATAATTATTGGGTATTGGAGAATGGAGAAGTCTGGAGTAAAGATGGAAACAATAGGCTCAAGATCTTTAAAAAGGATGGAACGACTTTATTGGGTGATGAAATAGAGACAATGTATGATATCATGTCGTTGGATGATCATCGAGTCTTGTTGACGGATACATATCGTGTAAGGTTATTTGTGGATTATGTGGAGCAGTTGCAGGAGGTATTGTTGAATCGTTTACATGGGAATTATGGGATGATGAGGTCGCATGGGAAAATATACATTGTGGGGAGAGAAATAAGTCCAGAGACGAAGAATGGGGTGATTTATGTGTATGAGGAGGTGACGTTGAAATTGTTGACAAGGATAGTGGATGCAAAAATGGTGGCGTTATTGGTGGCGGGTTATGAGTATGAGAGAGGTGGTAAAGATTTTGGGGCATCATTGGATGTATCGCCGGATGATAATTTATTAGTTGTGGGATCACCATATGGAGATATAAGAGAGTCGAGTGTACCCTTTCCAGGAAGTCAACAAGCAATGCCTGGTGGATTTTTCATGGTGTTTAATGTGTCATTGTCAAATTCTCCTTATCAAGCCAAGACGGATCCATTGGACGAGTATAATTATGTAACGAGGACTAAAAATTTGTACAATGTATCTGTGGATAATGGATTTGGATCATTGGTCAAGTGTTTATCGAAAGAGTTTGTGGTGATTGGTACGAGGACAGATGAGATTTTGTATGTGTATTATGTGGTGAGTCAAGCGGTGCCCAAGTTGATGACGAGATTGAGGTTTCCGCAGAGAATAGTGTCTATGGAAATGTTGGATGAAGTGACGTGGATAGCTCAGGGGGTTAGTAACATGTATTATGTGGTATGGCAGAAGCCGGTAAAGAATGGGTTGAATGCGTTTGGAACATTGATCATTCGAGGAGTGTTAAGTGGCAAGTGGCAAAAGAAGAATCAATGGTTATTATCAAGTACACAAACGTATGAATGGAAAATAAAGGAATAGAATTTTTGTAACACCCCCCTAGTAAAAAAAAAGGGAAAAAGCTAGAAAGAAAAAAAAATGTCTTTAACAGATACTCAACTAAGTCTTGCAATTGTGTTGCCAGTGACATTTGTCTTGTTATTGGTTGGATGGTATTTGGCTGCTCGTCATTGGCCTTCTCTACGATGGGGTCTCCCAAATCCCAAAATCCCTGGAACCAATTGGCGTGTTTGGGGAGAAGAAAATGCATTAGATTCATACAAACTTGATGAACAACTGAGTTCGTATTCATTATCCTTCTTCTAAGGCCAAATGAAACAAGAAAGAAAAAAAAATGATAGTGGGATATACGACGGGAACGTTTGATGTGTTGCATGAGGGTCATATGCGTATACTCAAGTGTATGAGTAAGTTGTGTGATCGATTGATAGTGGGATTGACTACGGATAAATTGGCCGTGAAGCAAAAGAGGCAAACAGTGTTTTCGTATGAGCATCGAAGGAGTTTATTGGAGAATTGTAAATGGGTGACTACGGTGGTGGAGCATCATGGAGAGTCTAAAGTAGTAGCTTATGAAAAGTTACAATTTGACAAGTTATTTATTGGTGATGATTATTTCAAGTCGTCTGAATATGAATTGTTGAAGCAGACTTATCCACATGTAGAAGTCATTACGATTCCACGTACGTCTCATGTGAGTACTACACGGTTGATTGAAGGGATGAATAAACGGTTTTTGGAGCAGATGGAGATCTTGTACATGGGAGTAGGATCAAGTGTCATACGTCGTGTGGATAATTTAATCATCAAATCCATTCCTTTGGGATATTCAGAAGTAGTTGGAACTCGAACTGCTAATGTATATCGTTTCCCTATTCCTGTGCCACGAAATTGGGCAAGAGTCAATACGCCAGCAACGCATCCGAATTATCCTGGGGTGAATGGATATCGTGAAATTGATGGAGGAGCATTGTGGATAGGTAAGCCTTGGTATCCATTTGACACGAGTCGTATTGTGTATCATACTTCTACTCCCTTTATTGCTCCTTCTTCTCCTTTAGAAGAGAAAGCTAGGCCTCAGTCGATAGTGGATTTAGTGGGGTATGATGGGGGAGAAACATTGGCAGCCTGGGTGTTACGATCGTATGAGAGGAATGCCTTTCGACATATTTTACATCAGGTAGCCAAGGTAATTATGGAAGAATTGATTCCTGAGGGATTTGTGCATGGTGATGTGCATTGTAGAAATGTGTTGGTGGGGAAGGATCAACAGATAAGTTTGGTGGATTTTGGTTGGTGTACTCATGGATCGTTTAGGATGGATGAGGAAGAGCGAAAGGAGCATGAGGAAAGAGTGAGGAATGTGTTTGATGTGCGTCATTTTCAGGATAGTTTGGAAAAATTGTTTATGGAGGAATTAGGATTGTCTACGTTGTGGATGATTCATCGAAATGATTTGTTCTTGTTTGCGGGTATATACGACCAGAAGAGGGACCCAGAGGAACAAGAGCATCAAGACACCTAAAATGACAATGAGATGCCAATTACAAAATCCATGTTCTGCAGAAGGTGTAACTTGAATAAAATGATTTACAGCTCTTTCTTGTGGTTGTGATTCACTAGCCCATTTATTTATTGTTTCCAATTCTTGTGATGTATACACTTGATGACCGCACGTAATCGAATGAGCGCCACTAATCTTTATTTGTGGTCCTCCTTCTACATGAATTAGTTGTTGACAAATATCCACACGACAATCTTGTTCCTTCATGCGTCGAAAGACAAATCCTTGTTCAAGACATTTATTGCCATAGCAGATGACGGGGAGTAGAGGGTTGTTAATGTCTCGTTCTTCATTGAGGCAGGTGCATGCCTTGTCTTGTGGATGTAGTTGGCATAGGGAGGTAACAAACGATTCGCATTGAGATATGGTGGGTTGAAATGGGAAATCACCAATGTACCAAGGTTTGTGATTGACGCAGCTATCGTATATGAATTGGTCTTGGGTGTAGTGGGAGGTGATGGTGATGGATTTAATGATGGAAATGCATTTGACTTTTCTAATTTTCCAGAGATAGGTGGAGAGGGTGGGAGAGGTGAGGGGATAGGTACGAACGGGGGGTCTAAGGTACACAGTAGGTTCAACGGACTGATTTGTTTGAATTACAGAGGGGTCATCCATGAGAAGATGATTAGTGGAATTGGGATGGTATTCAATATTATCAAAAACGGAAATATCAGAAGAAGAACCGTCAAGATTGAGACGTTTGTAATAATAAGTGTATTGTAACCATTCAGTGTTGAAAAAGGGGTGTTCACCTGTATTGAAAGAGGATTCAGAGGTGAATGTAATGGATTGTGTGGAGAGTTCTTCATCATAGATTGTATAGGAATTGTCTATGTTGAAATGGAAGATGATTTCATTTTCAGCGGCGGCAAGAGTACCGTATTGTAGATTGTCCGTGTCGTAGCAAAAGGCGGTGCGTGCTGGTTTGGGGAGGATGGCTTTGGTGATGGTAACGGTGTAGTGTTGGGGAATAAGAAAGGATTGAATGGCATTAGCACGGGTTACATCAATACCAAAATGGGATGTAAGAGCATGAATGGTAGTGGTTTCAGTAACGGTCTTGGGGGTGGCATTAGGGTTGAAAAAGACGGGATTGGTAGAGAGTTGGAAATCAAAAGTAATGGAAGAGCTATTTCCTTGAAGAGGATGATTCCATGGTGTACCAGAACAATTGGCATTACTAAAGAAATATGGTTGTGGTGAAGACATGTGTTTTAAGAATTGATAACAATCCATCTTTTTTATTCATTTACCTATTGGTTGTATCAAAACGCCTTGATGTATTCTAACGGCGTCACAGATCAACCAAGCAAATCGTCTAGACGTTTGGTCAAGAGTTTAACTTGGTCTGAGAGTTCTTGGATGGCCTTGGTATGAATGGGTAGTAATTCATCCATACGTAATCCCATGCCTTGAGGATCATCAACAAAGGCAGCAAATTTTTTTGTAGAGATATTTTCTTCACGTAAAAGGTTGGAAATGTCTTGAGCGATAAAACCGAAATGGGCACGAACGTATTTGCGTGTAAAAGGTCTGCCTTGGCTATCAATGAGTTCTTGATCTTTCCATCGGTAGCTTACTGGTTTCATCTTTTCTAAAAAATCAAGACCAAGAGAAATGGGTTGAATATCTCGTTTCTGTTTGGCATCTGACGTAGAGATAATATGACCATAAATATTATTCCAGCGTTGATTAGGCTGACCTAGGTCGTATGTATTGTCTACAAGTGGCGTGAAATGATTTAAGGTGTCTCGCTTATGAACAATACAATACCATGAAAAGAAACAAAAGAGGATGAAGAAAAAGAAGCAATACAGATAAATCATTTTATTTATGAGGGCATTTTATGTTTAGGAAAGTTGATGTGTAAGATGAAGGATAGCGTTTTTAGTATTTTCCCACATGGGTAGTTCAGGATCGTATTTGGAATCTTGCATAATGTGTTCTTGGTACTTGGCAAGTCCTGATGCGAGAGCTACAAATTTCTTGGTGAGTAGTTCGGATCCGGGATCATTAAGCATGGTGGTGATAATTGTATTGATTTCATCGACATTCTTGTTTTGTAGAGTAAAGGCAATGTAGTATGTAGTGTAGAATAGTAATAGTAAAGGAGAGAGATTATAGCGTCGACATGCTTTGGTGGCCATATTATTCTTTCTGGCTTCCATGAGTTGTTCCATTTCTAATGGTAAGGAGGTAATAGGTGCACAAGCAACTCCAAACTTTTCAGCCAATTTCTGATTGAGTGATGTAGTACGGAAAAGGTCATCACCAAGGTTACCCAAAAGATCAATGCGATACAATACCTTGGGTTCTGGTCTGGTATCATAAATCAAAATATTGGTATGACGAGCGACTTCAGTGGCGCTATTGACTTTGAGGAAAGCAATGGAAAAGGATTTTTGGCAGGCTTTCATATAGTTGACGAATAGATCAGTATTGGTGCTGAGACGATTGCCATCCCATTCCATGTAAAATATATCAGTGTCTCTAGGAAGAGCCATGTCGACAGATTTAGCATGTTCTTTCAAGTTGAGTAAGATGCCATACATGATGAGTAACATGAATTGATGGTTACCTTGGAAACCTTTGTGGAGTTGGGTCATGGTGGAGCATAATTCTTGAATTTCTTGTTCGGTATAGCGTGACTTTCTAGCCATGATACTAATCTTACGGTTCATTTGGATGATTTGGCGATCAATGTTGGAAAAGAGACTGGACATGCGTGCAATATCAAAAATGGCAGAAACAGTGTCTGCAGTATCATAGTAACGAAATTTACCAACTGTTCCCTCACTTAGTAATAGAGCATCATCTGTAATTTGGGATTCTTGACCATTGAATAGAATGGTCCATACACCGGTTGTAGCATCGTGTTCAACAACTTTGGCTTGTCGATTATTGTTGAGAGGAATGAATGAACCGACAGCATAGGCTTGAACGACGGCGGAATGGGGTACGATGACGGGGAAAGAGGTTTGTACATCAGGGTGAGCTATGCCTTTGTAATAAGTCTTTTGATGTATGTTGAAACGTTCTTGAACTGTAAATGGAATTTGTACTGCATTTTGATCTAGATGTTTATTGGCCTCATAATCGAGGGCATTATGTTTGGCAACGCTGTAGAGGATGCGACAGAGGTTTTCGCCCATGAAGCGACCGATATCATTGGTTTCGGTGACGACTTGTTCGTAGAGAATGTTGAGGTCTGGAGTGGTGGCACAAAAGAGGATGATGCGAGTAATGGCACCGATGCCTTTGAAGAATTGTTGGTGTTGAGATTTGCACATACGAGCAATACGACTCGAGGTTTGTTCAAATTCTGATCTGGTACGACAGGGTTCAATCATATACAAGACATCTACATCAGCAAGATCAACACCTTCACGATTGGTGGCATCATAGATAATGACACGGCATTGATTACCATTGGGATTACTTTTGAAACTATTGAAATCATCTTTGGAAAAGGGAGTTTGTATGAATCCTGATAAAAAGGTATAGGTGATTTTGGTTCCATCATGTTGTTGAAAACTCTCTCGTTGTCGACTACTAGCTGGGGTAAATAAATTATCAAATGCTTTCAAAGCCCATACTAATAAATTGGTACCAGTCATGTCATCACCATTATTGGGTCGAGCGTTACAGCAAATGGCATATTTTTTACCCGGATTCTTGTTATTTTCATTAACCAAATGCATCAAAAGTTGATAAACGACGGGACAGAACATTTCAATGAATTTACGGCGGTCATCAAGGGTTTGGGTAGCATTGAATGTAATGGGTGTGGGAATATCAGTGTCAGATGAAGCATTGGATTCTACACTGACCATTTTCTTCTTGGCGACTTTGGTCTTTTTTCTGCCTTTGGATGCAGGAACACCTTCTATGGCTTGTCTTTCTATACTATCCATTTCTGATTGGTCAAGTTGAAAAAAGTTGTGTAGATTTCCCTTTTTAAACAATTGTTTTAGTTGCTCTGAACTTAAAGTATCATAGGATGACGTATTTTGATTAAAGGCAAAGTATTCCATGGGATGTTTGTTATGTTGAATGTGTTCAAAAGTAATATGATAATCTTTGTGATATTGACTATAGACATGTTGTTGGACGTGTATGATAAATTCATCAACGTTGTTGGGTATTTTAGAGGTTTGAAATTTGTGGTACCATTCATTTAGGGTTCTTGTATTGGGCATTACGGGGGCACCTTTTACATCAATACGGTACATGAGACCATTGTCATAAAATATATTGTAAATGTCTTCTACACTAGCCTTTTTATCATGTATGGCTCGTCGTACACGTCTAATAATCTTGTCGCAATGAACGGACAAAAGGGGTACTTTGATAACATCAGAAATGAGTTTTTGAGCAAACTTTCTGGGGTCTTTATTGGCAGGAGCGTAAGTGGTATTCTTATGTAAAAGTGCCTTGAGTTGTTTCATGGAATCTTGTTTGAGTAACATGGTGTCTCTATCAATATAAGTATACCAATCATTATCTCGTACAAGATCTACACGACTAGCATCGTCTCTGTGTAAAAGGTTCATGGTCCAAAACAAATCATTAGGGTTATTGTTCATGATGGTGGCTGAAATGGGAATGAATCGAATACTGTTCTTACCTTCCTTGTAGCTTTGGAAAATGTAATGGGCTAATAAATCTCGTGCCCTAACTTTTTTATCATTAAGATATACTCGTTTAAGGTAATTGGCTCCATAGATGTCTTGCAAGGTAATACCAGTAACGACATTATTCCATGGATGTTTACTATCTTCACTTAATACATTGTGGAATTCATCTACCACAAATACGGTTTCGGTCATTTTGATTTTGGCAGCATCATCTCGAGTCGTTTTAGCTGTAGAGTTGATTCCATCTACGTTGACTTCAAACTTGGCCGCTAGTAATTTTACAATTTCCCAGTATTCATGGGTTTGATTTTTAGCCAGACCTAGTTTGTATGTTTGGCCAAGATTAAAGTTTCCTTTGGTATCATTACGAAGTTCTTCAATAATTACTTTCACTATTTCCTTCTTGTTATTTGCTTTTTTCATGAGTTCTTCTCTGGCGTACATGGAGCACATTTCATTGATATAAGAGTTCCACAATTGTTCTTTACTATCAGAGTTTGGTGAAACCCAGCGTAGTGAAAAGCCGTGGGATTGGAAATTGGTGCTGACCAGGTTGGAGACTTTGCAGGTTTTGCCGGCGCCTGTCGAGTCAAAGATGGCGATACCTGGTGATTCAGATTCCATGGTGTATTGATCAGTAATATTAGCTTGATGAGGTTCGAACTTAAACCAACCTAAAATTGAATCAAAGTCACATTGGGCATGTTCAAGTTTGGTGACATCCATATCTGCATCTGAAACTACGTGATCATTTTGTTTTCTCTTTTTGGCTTCATAGGCGTATTTTTGATCAAGAACGTCATTGGTATCTTGGTTGAGGATTTGGTAAACGGCAAAGGAGAAGGAGGGTGTGACTCGATCATGATTGAGATATGGCCAACAATCTTTCTTGATTTCATTGACACGTTTCAAAGTTTCGAATTGATTGGGAAGAATCACGGCAACATGACCAGAGTTTTCATCAATGGCAACATAAGGTGCATGATAAGCAATAGCCATTTTGACAGCTCTATCAAAGCGTTGTGAATCTGAAAGACCTTCTAATTCCTTCTTGTACTTGTAGCGTTCGATGGAAATGGTACGGCGAAATTGACCACCGAGGTAATGACGAAATTCTTGTTTGTGTCTAAGGGCAGGATAGTGATCGACTTCAATGTACTTGACTTTGAAAGGAATTTCATCGTTCTCATTGAGGTTCATGTAGTCGTCAGTAAAGTATTTTCCTGGGTCACGACGAGGAAAAGGTTCTTCGAGATAGCCAACGAATTGAACGTTTGGACGTGTAAAGATTTGAACACATTGACCAGAGGCAGTTGCTTGTGCCAAGGATTTCTCTCGTTGTTCCTGTAATTCTTTCACTTGATCTTGTGAAAGAATGTTGAATAATGTCTTGGGTGGTGCCAAATCTGGTTTTGGTGCTTGAGGCGATGGCTTAACCCGTAATGCTCGTTCTATATTTGAAGTCATTGAATTTGAATCATCTTGTACTGGTGATGGTTGTTGTGCAGGTACGGCTGAAGTACTTGACTTAGTGCCTAGTATACTTTTAAATGCATCGAATAGTCCAGATGATTGTGGTGTAGATGATAAGGGTACTGGTGGTTGTGGTGTTATAGCTTCCTTGGGTGCTTCATCTTTCTTCTGTTGTTCCTTTGCCTTGGGATTCTTCGGTGGTAAAGGTATATCAGTCGCACCAACGTGGTCATCTTGATAATATGGTGGAGGTGCTTGAGTAGTGTTGAACAATCCAGCTGCCTTTCGAAAAACATCAGAAGGAGTAGTTTTGGGTTCGGTTGTTGATGGCAAAGGTTCATTGAAAACAGGAGGAGGAGTATAGGCCGGTGGTGGAGTTGGCATATCAAACAGTGCAGGAGGAGGAGGAGAAGATAAGGTGAACGAAGAGGTTGATGTATTCATTGAGGATGCCATTTGACCCAATCCATTTGACGACGATGAGGAAGATGACAAGGATGCAGAAGAAGCAGAAGAAGGTGCTCTTGTTAAAGGCTCTCTTGGTCCTGATGCTACTGGTGCAATTGGTGTGCTTCTTGTTGGTAGAGTTACACTCGGTGCTGGAAGCTCTCTTGTTGCTGGTAAAGGAGCTCTTGGTGCCGGTATAGGCTCTCTTGGTGCTGGTAAAGACGTTCTTGATGCTGAAACAGTGGTGGCACGATCCCGAACGCCAGGCATAACATTTTGGGTGGATTGAGCTGGACGTGGTTGATCACGTCGTCTTGGTGGTTCAGTAACTCTTGTACTGTTGGATACAATAGGTGATCTTGAAATGGGAAAGTTACTTCTAGCTGAATTAATGGGTTGTGATGATCTATTCTTACTACTACCTGCAATAAGTTCTGGTACACGATTATTCATAAGGTTTTTTTTTTATTTAGCTAGCCATGAGAATATTTTTTCGTCGAGTAAAGAAGGCTTGACATGAGGGTGGAATGGGCACTTCAGGTGTAAACATGGTAAAGTATTTAGATTGATTCCTCCTTTCTACTGATCTCATCATATTCTCCAATTGAGTTTTTTCAGCATGACATGATCCACATAACGTTACTAAATTCTCCAATTGATTTGATCCTCCTTCAGATAATGGAATATGATGATCCACGTGAAAACTTGGTTTCAACATATCTTGACACCTAAAACATGACCATTTACATTTATACGCCACATGAAGTCTCATTGCCGGTGTTAATTTAATTCGTTCCATTTTTTTTACTTTCTCTTTTTCTCATCATTCATCGGTAATGTAGCCTCAACTTGAATTTGTTTCTCTCTTAATTTTGCCAAGAGCCATGCAAGAATAATTAATGTAATGAGGCAAATGACGGCTAGGCCACCATACAAGATATACTTGGCGGCGACTGACATGGTTCCAATGGTAATTTCAATAGGCTTATATACCATTTCACCAATAGGAGATATGGTGGTTTGTTTCTGAAGAATATCGGTAATGGAATCCAAAAGTGTTTCACCAACGATTTGGGTGGCGATGGAGCTGTCAGAGACTTGTTTGGAAATGGAATTGTAAACGCTTTCTTGAGTGAGACCAGAGATGTAGCCATCACTCATACGAAGTGTAATGACTTGATTGTTACGAATATTGGAAACGACTTGGGACAAGAAAGCTTTATCGATGACTTGAGTTGATCGATTGACAATATCTTGGGTGATTTGTGTTACGGGTTGATTACCACCCATGGCTTGGGCTACTGCATTGAGTACATCCGTATTTTGGGTCAAGACTTGATTCAGAGTGGCTGAAAGGTTTTGGGTGAATTGTTGGGTATCGGTGACTTGAGAGAGACAATCGACGGAAATGGCATCATCATTACTACCTAAGATGGAGGATTGAACTGTATTGGTGAGGACACAGGCTTTGCAATGACGTATACCGCAGAGTGTAAGACGATATAAGAGTGTTTCGTATTCTTTGGTAATGGGTAAGAGAATGGCACCAGAGTGTTGTTGTAAAAGTTCACGTTGGAGTTTATGGTGGTAAAGCATGCCTTGAAAGTTTTCTTCGTAGCAGGCACGACAGATGGGGTTTTCTTCATAGATGGTAGTGGTATCAGGATGGCAACCGATGGAAAGTAATTGTTTACTAGTGGTTTGGTTGCTACAATTCTGAATATGTTTAAAGATGGAGTAGGAAACGATTTGGTGGAAAGCATTGATGACGGCTGATTTTTCGACGTGACCGCAATTATGTTTACCAATGTCAAAGGGAGAGACACCATGGCCGGTGGTTTCTGACAAGACTTCAGAACCAATGACGCCGGCAGCAAGAGCAGTACCAACGCCACCGGTAGCTACACCTGCTACAAGAGCTCCTGCCATTACCCCACCCGTAATCAAATTATCTGTAAGTGATGCACAATTACCCATTATTTTTCTTTTATTTTATACATTATAGAGTAAATGACCTTTGAATTCAAGGTTATCGCTATTGAAAGTGGTGGTAGGAATGGTAAAAAGGCAGGTGAGATTTTGACAGACACCAGCGCTATACGTATACGAGAACATGCGTTGTTCATTAATGTCTACCTTGTTGATAGTGCATTGACCAAGAAGTGGTGTTTCATTATTGGCCTTGACAGGAACCGGTAAGCGAACGTCGAGGCGTAAAGAGGTTACATTGGTATAGGCTGGACCTCTTAAATCCATCTTGACCATGAAAAAGGCTTCAATGTAATCATTACCATCTGATTGTATCCATCGTTTATAAACAAAGCGTGAACCAGTATCGAGTTGGAACTGTACGGGACCTGAGTTGACAGTGACGGTAATGGTGCTAGAAGGAATAGCCATGTTGGTCCACTCATTACTGTATGTACGACTATTGAGCGTAGTGAGAGAAGAATCATTTCGAACAGCAATCATGGCTTCACTTTGAATATGTTCATTGAGACGAGTAAAAGTGTTGGGGAAACCTGTAAGAATAATATGCATAATAATAGAAGCAGTGCCAAACAGTAAGGCAATCAAGGTAAGTGTTTTGTACCAACCCATTGTTTTTTTTTAATGTATGTTAAACTCATTTATTGTTTAATTCTTTCTTTGCTGTTGGAAACTCTTTTGTTATTGTTTTTGAACTTTGCTGCAGGCTTTCTTGTTCTTGTTGTTGGAAACTGTTTTGCTGTTGAAAACTCTCTTGTTGTTAGATGTAATTTTTCTAGATTTACTAGATTGGTTCGTCTTTTGTACCAGTAGACGAGGAGGACGATGACGGAGATGCCTAGCATGACAAAGGAGGAAATGGCAACGAGGCTAATTTTGGGTGTGGATGTAGGGATGGGAGAGTTGGAAGTCGTAGAAATGATTTTATCGATTTGTTGGTTTGGTTTGAGTTCAACAATTTTGAGATGGGTAGAGGTTTCACTGTTGCATATGACGGTAGAGGTACCATTCAAGATGATTGAGGAGCCAGTAAGATCAATATTTTGTTCACAGATTTGTTGGGAGCATCGTAGGGTGATTTGTTCAGCGGTTTTGTAAACGTTGGTGCGTGCGTCGTTGCAAGAGTTGATGAGACAGTGAAGGGCAAGAGTAGTGGGAGAATCTTGAAACATGGCTTGAAGTTCTCTGGCTTGGTCAATGCATGTGCAGGCAATTTTGAGACGACTATCAATAGTACGTTGACAATAGGATTTCATATGATCATCACAATGAGGAGAACCATGATAATAATTTTTAATGGGTGTACCATCAACAGTAACATCCCACATATGACTACATAACATGGCCTTTTCATAATCCCAACCAAAATTATGGTTCTTGAATGAGATGGCTAACGAATCAATAGCACCTTCAATACGCCATTTTTTAGGGCATCCACAGCCTTCAATGACGAGATCTTTAAAGTCGGTTAGGGTTTCACCGGATCCCCAATCAATGGTTAATCCTATACCAATGGGAATCTGTATTCCTCTACTACCCCATTTAATGTTTACAGTCCCATAATTACTTGAATTCCACAAGATCCATGCCATGTAATGATACAGAGAATCAGGAACACAATCACAAGGGCTAGTGGTAAGTTGAACGGCTGGGTCGAGCATATCAGTGTTAAAGCCGGCGCATTCGGTTAGAGCTGTTTTGGGAGCTACATTAGAAGAGTTGAGGGGTTGATTGACGTAATAGAAATGATCCCAATTTACTAGGCCGTGATTAGGTTTGAATTGACCATACGTTTGACGGTATAGAGCACACATATGATCAAAGAGATAACTGGAAGAAGTGGCAGCGCTACCTTGGATGAGTTGTGCGGATACTTGTAGGTCGCCAACAAAGTTTCGTCCACCCCAAGATGGGATGCTGCTACCATATACATAATCACCAAACGTCATGGTTCTATTTTGAGTATAGCTAGCACCAATAGATGGATCATGGATAAAATAGTCATCGAGATCACGGAAAGCGTTAATATCAGGGTCGAGGCAAACAGTAATGGGGGTGAGGTTTTGGACATAATTGATTTGTGAACCATCATGACTATAGTTTAAGAGTTGAGAGAGAGCGCCAGAGGCTGGAGTGAGTGCCCAATCGTTTCGAGCATTGGTTTTGGTGGTAATGAAATTATTTTGACGGTAATAAGTTGTATTGTTGGAAATGGGATTCATCCTTGTCATTTGATCACATCGCTGTGCATTTTGGTTATAGACGCTGACAGAAGGTAAAAAGGGTGAGCCACAAGAGACAACACTTTGTCGTAGTTTACCATTGAAATTTTTGAGGTCTTGAAGATTATTAAAACGAATAGTATTGGTTTCTTGATCGTAGTAGTGAGTTTTATTATCCATAACTCCAAGGTTATCGGGGTCGTAGGTGATGCATGAGCTGATTCCATCGACATCATTTTTCCATACAAGGGGTTTTTGGGTGAGATCAGGGTACAGACCTTCGGTAACCCAGAGACGACCTCTCTCAGCAACACGATTAGGTAAAGTGCCATCCCATTTCGCTCTGAATCCTACTTTCATATTGGAAGGGATAATCATGCTTTGAACGAGTGGCAAGGGACAGTTTTGTAAGTCTTCCCATTGATCATTAGAACACCATTTGGACTTAATGGGTTGAAAACCAACAGTAACATCATCAAGAGTTGGTGTCCATTGAGCGCCGTTATTCAAACAATTAGTGTCTCGCCAAAAACGAGGTAATGTGGGTGAGCCTTCTTCAAAGTCAAGTATCATGGCCAAGGCTGAATCTTTACATACTGTACTAGTCATTTTGGGTGTTTTTCTTTGATACCAAAAAAGAAATACCCTTTGCGAGACTTGAACTCGCGACCTTACGGTTAGAAGCCGTACGATCTTCCAGCTGATCTAAAAGGGCAGATGATGACAACGAGAGAGTTTTCAACAAAAAAATGTTTTATTTGGTAATGATAGGATATGGTTCATGTTCGACGAGATGGAGTGCTTGTGGTTTGGAATTGTTCTTGGTGAGAGTGAGGCAATAGACATCTGGTTCTAGTTTGACCATGGGTGCAGTTTGGTATCCTTTGGGATTCACATAGTATGGATCAATGTACGATTGCCATAATGCATCAAATTTAGGTGTGGGTGAGGTCATGTATTCTTCGGCGGCTTCATGGAGTCTAACACCTTCGATACTAGAAAACTTGGGGAAGAATGTAGAGTAGAAGTAAGGAACAGGAATGCTGAGAATGTATCGAATTCGTTCAGGTACTTTTAAATAATCAACAACTGTGGACCAATGATGACGTTTCCAGTGCTGTGGTTGAGTAATGAGTGTGCTGTCACTAAAAGCATGTTCAAAGATGCCCATGGTAATGATGGATTGATGTTTGAGTCCTGTTTGCCAAATGTGATCGATGGAATATTTCTTGTAAGTGGAGACAACTTTGATCAAGGCAGAGTTTATGGCACCGTAAGAAATCAAGTAGCGATCGTTGTAATTGTAGAAAAAGTGAGTGGTGGGTAAGAGGAGTGACCAAAAGTGTAGAAATTCTGCTGGTGGTTTTTGGTGTTTGGAATAAAAAGGTTGATTTTTCCAAGTTTGCATAGTAAATTCATATTCTTCTTTGCCACAGACAATATGAATGTGATGTTGGAGTTGGAGTAAGAGTCTACAAATCAAAATAAGGTCGCCCCAATTGACGTCAGGAGTGTCTTGAGAGGGAAGTAAGTGGCCGTTAATGACAACAGTGGTGGAAGAAGGAGCAACATAAGAAAGTTCAGTGTGACCATCATTGGTAAGTTTGGAAGTACATAGTTTGTTAATTTCCATAAGTTGTGTTAGTAAGACTTGATAATTACCATTGATATTAGAAAAGCAAATTAGTTCAGACATTTTCTCTTTTTTTATTCATGTAGCACGCTTAGGGTTTTTGAAAAAAAATTGAAGCGTTTTCTAACAGGTTAACCTGCAACGCCGTCAGAGTACTGTATAGGCCCTTGGAAAAAATATAGAAAAGTGTTTAAAACGATGCTTATGTATAATTTTCATAAATAGCTCGATATAATATTCAAATTATTTTTGTGAATACCTCTAATGGCGGCATCTATTACATCACGGCGTTTCGATACAACCAAAAGGTTAGCTGGGTCGTGTCAGGGGAATATGATAGCCGCAGGGTCGTAGTTGTATGGATTTGGGAAAGGTATTGAGAAAGGTGTCTAGTTCTTGTGGTGTATTATGGAAGCAAATGGGAAAGTTGCCGCATTGTTTTAGGTAGCAAGCGGTGCATTCAGGAACAATGGTAGCAAGATTCTTATCATTGCAAAAGACGATTTGATGTGGTCCTTGACAGGTATTTGGAGGAAAGAGAATGGGAAGGATTTGTTTCATGGCTGGTGAAAGTGATCGATGGAAGGAAACAGAGAGTTCATTCATCCATGGTTTCAAGAGTAGTTCAATTCCAGTACGATTAATATGAATGTAAATAGGTTTATCAGATTTTTGAATGAATTCTCGTAATTGTTTTTGGGTATCATAAAGGGTGGGAATGGAGGAATAGACACGATTATCACGGAAAGAGTCGTCGTAATAGATGGTATTGCATTGATTGAAATGTTGGGCGTAGCGTTGGATGGCTTCAGGTGTGGTATCCCATATGCGGAAGTCACCAGTGTAACCAATGGTTTGTTGAGAGTGTTTATCGTGGATGATGACGCCAACGGAGCCGGCACAGTGGTGATTGGGGATGAGTTGAATGGTCAAGTCTGGTGTTTCATAAGTTTGAAAATAGGGTAAAGGAATGGTGTTGGGTAATTGTAAGAGTTTATCAGTCATGGGAGAAGTAATGATTTTACCAAGAAAGGATTTCTTTTTGCCTTGGATGTGATCTTGGTGATGATGAGTGATAATGACAAGAGTGTCTGGTGTACTGGTGGAAGGAAAGCGATCAATATGGTATAAACAATCCATTACAACTATTTGTTTTTTATTAAGTTGATTCGTCTTTGTATATCATCATAATTTGGTGCAGCACCTTGTAATAATAGGAATAATTGATTCATTTCATCTAGAACTTGAGGCACTGTGAACGAGGTAGGTATGGCAAGTAAAGAAACATTTTTAGGATTTAGTCCATCTGATTGATGTAATAATCTTGGTCCTCTTGCACCCACATTCTTTTTTGATGGTCTTTGTTCTGCTACTTCTTCTGCTCTTGGTTTGTTTTTCTGTGACGAAGATGACAACCGTTGTTCCCGTAAGCCTTTCTTTTGGGGCATATTGGCAAGAATGGCTTCATTGGGTATAGGTAATCGTTCTCTATATTCTTCCTTGACCTTGGGATCTTTGATATTATACAAGTTGCCTAGAGAAATGTAATTCAAGAATTTCTGTACAGCATTTCTTGAATCTCCTTCCTCTTCATCATCATCCAAAATAGTTTTAGGCGGCTGTACAATGTCAGGATCAATAGCAGAAGAAGAAGCCCCAGGAACACCAGCAGCACCAGAAGAAGCCCTAGGAACAGCAGAAGCGACCGAAGCAGCAGAAGCATCAGGAACCATAACCGGTTGAGAGAATGTTGGTTGATCCTGGGGTTCTGGCTTGACGTGATTGTTTTTATTTTTTTTGGATGCTTTTACCTGTGGAGATTTCTTTCCATCGTCTTGAGCGGCTTGAGGAGGAGAAGGAGGTTTTTGAGGTGATTTATTTCCATTATCTTGCGCTACCTGAGGAGGCGTTGGGGGTTTTGGAGCGGCTTGAGGAGGTGTTGGGGGCTTTGGAGCGGCTTGGGGTTTTTTGGGAGGGTTAAGGATGGAGACGAGTGCTTTGGGTGGTGGTCTGGGGTCATTCGGTGCTGGAACTTCTAAATCTTCAGGGCTATAAGGAATGATGGCTGGTGTTGAAGGAAAGAGTCGATTAATCTTTTCTTGATACGTGTCTTGAAACCATTGTTTAACTTCATCTGGTAAATCAGGAAATGCAGATAGATTGGGTCGTTTAGGAGGAATGAGACGTAGTTTGTAAAGTTCATATTTAAATGCTTCCGCCCATTTCTCGTCAAAGGGGACATCAATACTGGTCTTGTAAATATAAAGTATATTTTGTACTTCCTTTTCCAAAACATATGGTTTAGGAGGTGCTAGTCCATCTCCATGTAAAAACCATTGTTTTTTAAACCTTGGTAAATTATAGAGACGTATACTTAATGGATCTTTACTGTTGATATACGCTTTTGTATTAGTAATATCTTCATCGTCATTAATGGATTCTACATCAAAGAGTGATCTGATAAACAAGTCTCTATCAAAAGCGGATACATTGGGATAGGTAACGGTAAAGAATTGTTCAATATACGCGTTAATATTGTCACAGGATGCAACAGAGAGATGTAATAGGTTAGGAAGAGCTACTTCAGGATCTTTAAGATTTTCAAGAAATTCCTTTTCGTATTTGGGGCAGTTGCGTATGCGTCCAGTTCGTAATTGAGATGAAACTTTGATTGGGTCCTTCTTTGCTGGTCTTTCATTGACAATAGGTGGTTGATCAGGACCAAGTTTTATGGATACCCGTTTCTTGGTCATTGTTATTTTTTTTTTATAAAAGCAGAAACGAATTTGTTATGTAAAGACTCTCTTGTTATGTAAATAGATTGACAAAGGGTACTCGACGATGGGTATGCTGTGGTGTGGAGGAGGAAGAGGAGGAAGAAGAAGGAAACAAGGGAGCAAAGGGTGTGGTAGTAGCGGGTGGTGTAGCTTTTTTACCGGATGGTGCTAATCCCATACTTTGATTACGATATTCCATAATGGTAACACCAATGACGTAGAATGCTGCAAGACACATGCAGATCATGACAACGAGAACAACATATTTCATCGAGTGTTTGAGGACGTCTGCAAAAACGGTATTGACGGTGAGAAATCGTTGTGCAAGTTCTCCAGTGAGGTCATTGGTGTCGTGAAGTGTTTGTAGTGTTTTCCATTCAGAGTCGGAGAGGATGGAATTAAAGATATTGTTAGTGGCGAGATAGGTAACGATGGAATTATAGGTTGAGTGTTGTGTGATGCCATTGAATTGTCCACTGGTAGCATTGATGACAAACATTTGATTACCTTTGACTTGGGCATTAATGTTTGTAATGAGGGTATTGGTAACGATTCGTTTGACACGGCTGGAGACCTCATTGGAGATGGATTGGGCATCACTGGCACCGATGATATTGGCAAGGCTACCTAGTACATCGTAATTGGTGGAGAGTTTTTGGAGGATAGCATTGGTGAGGGATTGGGAGACTTTATTTTGGATATTGTTAGTGGCTTGACAGTCGATGGAAGCATTGACGACGTTGGATTGAGAGATGTTTTCGATGACACAGGCTTTGCAGACACGTTTGCCACAGGAGCGGAGGGCTTCGGCGACGTAGTGCATGTCGAGGTTGATGTTGGGTATGCTATCAGGGTTTAGTTTCTTGGATTGGGCTAGGTTGAGATAGCGTGCGTATTCTTCTTTTTTGGCGGTGAGAATGTCGGAGATGCATTGTCGACAGGTGGCATTGGCTTCAAAGGGGAGTTGATTGATGGGTGTGCAGTTGATGGAGATGACTTGTTGATCATAGGAGAGACTGGAGCAGTTCATGGTGATATTGGTAAGAATGTTGGCAGTCATATCATTCAATTGGGAAGTGACTGTGCTACGGCTAACGGTATGTCCCATGTAAAAGATTTCTTTTTTTGGTTGTGACAAGGAAAAGAAAAACATGTCGTTAGGAGCTGTCTTGGTGGGTGGAGCTGTAGGGTTAGCATTAGCAAATGATTTAATTGGTGGAGGAACGAATTTACATATTCGAAATAATATTTTTAATGACATGACTGTAAAAGTGGCTATGGAATCCACCACCTCTTGTATTTCTCGTCTTGAAGGTGCTCAAGAGTTTTCCATTACCAGTACTACTTCCTACCCAGCCCTGAACACTGATTCTAGTTCTTGTAGTTTATGTTATGCTGTGTTAAGTGGAGTGATGCGTGAGCGAAATCAATTAGAGTATACATTGGCTAATCTTGGTTATCCATCTCAGACCATGAGTCCTGATTTGACGCGAGACTATGATGCTACGGCTTCGGATCCGTGTCAGTTGGTGTGTAATGATATTGTGGTGGCGGATGTGGGGCAGATAGCGACGTACAGATCGACGGTGGGGTGTCAGGTAACTCAAGCCGTGAAAAATGACATTCAGAGCAAGTTGAATGAAGAGATGCAAAGTCATATGACGAATCAGCAGGATATTTTTGGTAAAGTATTGGGAGGTTTAACTAAATTCAAATCAGACATGTCTACGGATTTGTCAAATATCATGGCGAGTACCATTTCAACGAGGTTATTGCAAAAGTTACAAGTGGAAACGGCGAATCTTCAGGTGTTTCAAGTGGGTAATGTGGGAGGAAGTACTCATTCAGTGTATATTCATGATGTGCAACAGGCGTTTACCATTAATCAAGTGGGTCAATTAAAAGTGGTGAATAATGTAATGGATCAATTAAGACAGAGTGCTCAATATAGTTTAATGCAAGACATGTTGAATAAGAATGATACATTAGGAACCATAGCTGATACATTTGTAAGCTTTTTTACGATTTGGAGTAATTTCATCAAGGATACTTTGGGTAAAATGTTTATTATATGTCTCATGGTCTTGTTAATGATTGTGTTCTACAAGTCGTATCAATATACCATGACGAGTGTAGCCATGCAAAAGAGACATGAGATGGTGGATCAACAAAAGGCAAACATGGCAGCTGCAGCACTCAAGTATAACAGTATTTGATTTGTTGGTTATGTCTGGATCAATGTAATATTTAAGTCAGCTTGATGAAGACGTGTGGAAAAATAAATAAAATGGGATCTCAGATATGTTTGCCATTGTGTGTGAGGAAGAATAGTGTGGATACAGAACTTACAAGACAGTACAAGGGTAGGTGTAGTGTGGTGCATGTGATACCGTCTCATGGGGAGAGGATAGTGTATGAGAGGGAATGTTTGTATGTGTATCATCCCATGGTGAAAATGGAGCATCGTTTTGTGAGTGAAGGATTGTATATGATTAGATCTAATGGTCGTCGAGTGAATTATACACAAAGTATGCAACAACAAGAGAGTTTTCAACAAGGTAGTTTTATTGAAGAAGTATGGATTGTATCATCATTGCCAATGACATCAGATTGGTATAAAAAGAATCGAATGGTATTGATTATTCCTGGTTCTGTACATTATTGTATTCATTTTCATCTGTAACGCTGTCAGGTTAAGTAAAAAAAAGAGACATGTTACGTTTGAAAAAGTATGAGCCAAGGAATGAGGAAAAGAGGGATGAGATAAGTTTCAAACCAATGTTGGCGTATCATTTTGTGGCCAAGGCTGAATCTGGAAAAAGAGAAAAGAATTATTTTGTTCCTGATTCGTCATCTTTTGTTTCGTCCCAGTCAAAAGAAAGATACATAGTGAATCCAGTGGGGTGGTACATGTCGAAAAAGTTGAATGGGATAAGGGGAATTTATGTGAATGGTAGGATGAAGTCGAGGGTAGCGATGAATGAGGCGGCGAATAGGGTGATACCGATACCAAAATGGTGGGAGGACATTTTACCCAAGGATGAAGTATTGGATGGAGAGTTGTATTGGGATAAGGATCATTTTTATGAGACGATGGGTATTTTGAGGGGTGATATGAGTGTATGGCCACATGTAAAATATTATTTGTTTGATGTCTTTATGGAGAATATGCCCTTTTCAGCACGATTGGCTCGGTTACGACAGATTCATGAAGGAATTGTACAGAAATGGAAAGAGTTGGATAAGAGCAAGTATCCAGAGTTGAGAGACATGGCGTGTCCAGTGGTGTATCATAAGCAGAATATGATTGAGAGTTGGCCTAGGGCGTTTGAGGTGTTTCAGCAGTGGATAAGAGAAGGAGAAGAAGGAGCGATGTTGAAGAATCCTATTTCCATGTATAAGCAAGGAAGGAGTTATGACATGTTGAAATGGAAAGTAAAACATGAGCGTGAGGCGGTAGTGGTAGGATATAATGTGCATCCTAAAACAGGTAGATTACAATCATTACAATGTGTGTGGTATGTTTCGAATAATGATTATTATTTTAATGATCGTCCTGACATTTCCATTGATCCAAAGCAAGTGTTTTCAGTGTCGGGTGGATTGAATGGTGAATTGAGGGATCGATATGAGGTGGCGTTTCCTGTGGGTAAAGTGATTCGACTGAGTTATTATGAGATGACGTATAATGATAAGCCTGTTTCTGGGGTGATTGTAATGTAATAAAAAAAAACAAACAAACAAATGGATACGTTTGTAAGAAAGTTGGAAGAGTGTCGTGCATTGTTAAAGAGTCGTGAGGATATGAGGGAGAAGATGAGTATGATACCAACATTCAAGACGTTGCCAGAAAGATTGCAAGTTCATTATAAGGCGAAGCATGAAGAGAGAATAAGGCAATTGGAAGGAGAGATTCATGGTTTGGAAGAAAGGATCAAGACAATACAAGGAGAATCTTATGGTATGAGAAGACATTGGATACGTCGAAATTGTATACGAGAAATAAAATAAAAGGAAAAACAAAATGGATACAGAAGTAATTATAGCCTTGTTATTTGTAGCCTTGTATCTTTTGATTCTCGTAGTTATTTCACCATCTGCTCCTAAAGTGGTTGAAAGGTCTCTTGTTGTTAATAACGCTCCTGTTGTACCAAAACCACCACCTGCCAAAATGGAACCCAAACCGACACCAAAGGTAAATGTGACACCATCATTAGATCCTACATTAAAATATTTGGAGCGTTGGGAGGGATTGACGGGTGTGAAGAATGAGCAAGGAATGAAGCAGTATTTGATTGGTGTATTGAATACAGGACAAAAAGTAGATGAAGATTTATTCATGTTTCCAAAAGGGTATCCGCAGATGACGAATTCTGGTGAAATGGAAGTACCCGGGGTATTAAAACAACAGAAACAATGGTTTCAAAAAGTGTTGCCAGGAGCATTGTTAGATTGGAGATATCAACGGTTGTTGAATTATGTCAATGTAAAGAATTTGCAAGAACGACTACAAATGTATCCAGAAGTTGTATCTGCTAACGATTTCATGTTTCCTGTGGGTTATGGAAAGGATATGATTTGTATTGATAACGACAAGAAGGTTGGTCTTCCAAAAGAGTTGATACCGTCGTATAACGAATTCAATACAATGAATTTCAATAACCCAATTGAAGTTGAGGATACATCTCATCGCATATGGGCAAATTTTAAAGGCAATTTATGTGATTTACAAGCAGTAAACGAGTATTTTGATCAAAATGTGTTGAGGCTTGAACGAGAACCAACCATTATGCTAGCCATTAATCGAGAGTATCGTTCAGACTTTCCTGGTAACAAACAAGGTCGTGACAGATATACTTTTGGATTGGCCTGGTTATTGGGAACATCACGCGAAGATATTACATTATCTGATTTATATCAAGCTATTGATAGATATGAAGATTTAATAAAAGGAAGCAAATGGACACCAGATTATCGAAAAACATTATCCTCGTGGATTCATCAACAAATTCAAAATGTATTGAAAAAGGACAAGTTAAGAACTTCTATACCATTGATAGAATATGACAGTTATAACAAGTTTCAGCGATTAGTTTTTCCACAGCCTGGTTCAGAGCCACTGAAAGAATGGGTGGATAATAGAAAGTCTGTGTACGATTGGTTAACATCATTTCGAGATACCCAAGAAGCAGTAGAGAAAATAATAGCGCAACGTGAAAAGCAAGGAAAACCTTTGACCAAGAATGATTTTTGTTTTACAAGAAAGCATATTGCTAGTAACGATGGTTTGTCAAATATAGGGTGTCATAATAGCGATTTATGGGGTGTACCAATTAGTTTACTAAACAAGTATAGAATATTTATGAAAATCACTGGAGGTAACCAATATAACTTGAATCATAAAATATGGGAGGGGTTAAAGACAAATAACCCATTGGACAGTGAAGTGAAACAATACTTTTCTGATCGTATCATCAAGATCATAGACAATAGAACTATTGACCAGACCATAAACGATGCCTACAATAATGGAAAAGCCATGAAATGGTTGTTGAATGACATACCTCAACGTCTTACATTAAAAGATCTATATCCAGCCATTGACACATTTGAAAATTTTACAGGAAAACCGTGGGATGTTAATTTTGAACAGACATGGCAAGAGCATTTGACAGAGAAAATTACATCATTGGAGGCAAAGTTACATGACATCAATGATCATTTCACTTCCATACCACAAGGTTACAAAAATACCTGGAGCGCATATCAAGCATTAGTTGATGAACAAATGCTATTGAAAGAACAGGCTATGATTGTAGACATGTACCAGAAACTTGATTGCAAGCGTTTTCAAATGGATGTAAGTCAATGTTTGTTTTATTCTTGTTTTGGTAGAATGGTTTTAAAGTATATTCATAATAAGGTGATTCCATTGGAAAATCAAACATCAACAGTTCCAGCACAGGACATGAAAATAATCAATGCGGCTATAGCTAACGAAGCAAAGAAAAACTTTGGTTTAAGTTGGTATGGTCAGTTAACGACTATGGCTGAGGTCTATGATCGAATTGAAGACTTTAAAAAATATACTGGCAAGGTTCTGGATAATGGATATGGTGGTTCAGATACCGTTACCGAGAGAATAGTTGCAGAACGTCTTCATAATAAGTTCAAAGGGTTACTGATTGCTGGCAACGATACAGTATTATACCCCAAAACTAAATTTGATGACGTGATGGCTAGGGGTGATAGACTTCTTATCAAGCATGTATATATTGCTGAATTGATATGCATGTTAAGTAACACACCACTATCATGTAACCTACCTGAGATACTAAAACAATTCAAAAGAATTTTTGATAATGAAAAAGCTTATCGTGGCATATGTATTGATTACCTTAAGAATCGGTGCCATGATTCAAAAGTATTGTTTGCTATAATAGATAAAATGTTTTATAATAAGCTACCAAGGGCGTATTTTTTCAATTTGGGTTCATCAAAAGACTGGTTCAAGGAAAATTTTTTATCAGATTTAGAATCTTCATTTGACTATACAAAATATATATTCAAGTTTGAAGAAAATGAATACAAAAAGATCACTACATTTACCAAGAAGAAAGCTAAACAACTTGTGCCAAAAAACGTTAACATGCAAATTTCTCTTTCTGAAGACACTAATTTCGAATTGTATCCTACTAAATTTCTTCAACCTTGAAATGGGAGAGAATAAAGTCTTGATATGATTGAAGAGTGATGTTCATGTTGCGTAATTCTTGTTCATAGGGGGCCATGTCAATTTTAAAGGCATTGAAAAATAATTGTAATTGATCTTTTTGGGTATAGAAATGGGTGATACCTGTTCGAACAGAAGAACGAATGGTCAAGAGAGTTTCTAATTCTTCACCATGAGGAATATGTCTAGCGGTAGGTAACTGTTGAATAAATAACACAAGACGTTGATATTGTTCTGTAATTCGTTCCATAGTATTTCGTAGTCCTAGTAAACTATCATTTATAAATTGATTTACTTCTTGTTGAGCAGTAGCATCTCTTGATATAGCAGGGAAAAAATCAACAGAGATATTTCGTTCAGGAACCTTGGTAGCTAGAATGTGTTGTAATTTCTTTCGTTTATCATTTCGTACAGAAACAGAGATACATATGTAAGCAGCAATGTTTAATACACCAATGGCTCCAGTAACTGGACTACTATTTCGTGTAGCAATCACAGTGGTCAAGATAAAAGAACCAATAAATAAGATAACACCCATTACTAACCATCGATCACTCAACATGTCTGTAATGTATTCCTTTACCATAGTACGCAAGTTTTCAGGATCTGCTGTTGTTCTAGGTGGCTCAGTGAACGATTCAGATGATGACATGTTTCTCTTTTTTTATATTTTATTCAGGACATGTATGTGGATCAAGTGTACTTAAAAAGGTAATACACTTGGTACAGCATTTCCAATTTTCATTACCCACATATTGATCTGTAAAGACCAATACTTTTTGTCTTTTTCGTTCTTGTTCGATTTGGGCTTCTTCATCAAGTTTTCTCTTGGTTTCAATGCCCGTTTGTTGATTTAAGGATTTCCATGTATTTTGTACGGTAGTCACGGATTGTATAAGTTTGGAAGTGTTAAAGTAGGATTTGAATTGAGGGGTGGTAAAGATGCGTGCTAGGGCTTGGGCGTCTGCTAAAGCATTGTGGTGATCAGGCATAGTAAAGCCACACCAGCAGAGATGGATAATGTTGAGTGTGAGAGAGGGAACCTTGGTCGTTGGATGTCGAATAGGTTCCTTGAAATGTTGCTTATTGGTTTTGAACAAGACTAGTGAATCAATAAAGCCGTATACACGCGAGTCATTCATCCATTGAATAAAGGGAATGGGTGGATCATGATTGATCATGTTGCAATAAAGAATTCTGTCATCGAAATGTCGTCCGTTATGAGCGATGAGAATGCATGGTTTGTTGAAAGAGCGTAACCAGTTTTGGAATTTTTGAATTACGGAAGCAAAGGGTTGGGCGTTTTCAGCTTTTAGTTTGGCGGCTGAAATGTGGTGGATATGTTCAGAGGTAATGGTCTTGTTGGTATGAATGTATTCATGAAACTCTCCTAGGACGACTTGAGTAGTTTTACCAATTTCAGAAAGTTTGTTGGACATTTGATAGATGAAAGCTACAGCACCAAGAGAAATAATATCTTCAGTGGTGGTATTGAGTCCAGAAGTTTCTGTATCCCAACATACAAAGACGTGTGACATTTGGTTTTTTCTCCCGATAACAGATAAAAACGCAAATTCGTAAACCCAGATATGGACAAGACGTTATGGTCAGAGTTGCCAGTGAGATCAACGCAAAAGAGGAGGCGTGATCCGGAGGACTATCAGGTGCCAATCAAGTTGCGAAATTGCCAGATCGGAGAAGATCAGTATACGACCAAGGATGGTTTTGTAGTGAGTGAACCTGAAGATTCGGATTCATCATTCGTGGATGATACAACGGATGCGGAAGAGGAAGAAGAGGAAGAAGCCATTACAACAGAAGAAGAAGAGGATGAGGTGGATGAATTATTGCAAGAGGCAGAAGTGATTAAGAGTCGTGTGGAGAGGGAGAGAGTGAGAAGGGATGTATGGTTTCGTAAAGTGATCAAAGTATGGAAGGATTGGGAAGGATTGGAAACGGAATTTAAGATATGTAATAGTAAGCCAACAGGGACGTTATGGGGACGACATGAACCGGATTATGCCATGTGTGTACGTCATCAGGATCAAGAGTATTATATTTACATTTTGGAATCGGGAGCGTTACAATGTGAGTGTGAAGATTTTGAGACGATGGAATTGATGGAAATGGTGAATCATCTACGAAAGAAAAAGAATGGCTTGTCAACGTCTAGTGAGCCAATATGTTCAGGAGACCAACTTACCCATGCCACTTCTCACAGCTCCCAATGAAGAAAAGTTACAATGGTTATTAACTGAAAATTGGAAATGTTATGTAGGTGGCAGTGGCTATGATCTATCCCAATGTCATACGTTGAGTGCTGGTGATCCTGTATTCAAATTACATCAAGCCGGATTCTTATCATGGTTAAATGAACGAGGACGTCAATGTGTCAATCATGTCACAGGAAAATTTCATCAAGTCACTACCAATTCCAATGGTCATTATCAATACATTCCTCCTTCAGCTACTTCTTCTGGCACTACCACTCATGAATGTTGGCAAGAATGTCTTGTACCCAATTCTTCTAAATGCATTTCCTGTGTCGTCAATCAAGTACATCTTCATCCAGACATGTGTGTCACTGGTATTACCGAAGCCATTATGAAAGATGCCCTAACATGTCAAGCCTCATTAGCCTCTGAAATGGTGAGCGAAAGCTATGATATTGATTATCCCCGTATGTGGGCTACATTACAATCCAAACCGGGCAAAAAACGTTTATCTCCAGCATTAGTAACCATTATCATCATTTTGGCTCTAGTGATCTTGGTCACAAGCCTCATTGTTTTACAACACTATTACTATCACGGCCATCTTCGCCGTATGAATGATGCGGCTTTGTTAAATAAATGAAAAAACAACTTTATTTCGGTTGGAGCATAAACGATTCATAGCCTAGGAGATAGGTGGTATTGTTGGCTTGATAGTGGATGTAGCATGGCATATTGACGATGCATGTTTTGGAAGAGTCTGGTTTTGTGTTTGAACAAGGCAAAGAAACGTCATGTAGGCGTATCATGAGAAGTTTGTCCTTGTCTTGGTGAATGGGATAGAATGGAAGAGTTTCATCGTTGGGTAGTTTGATCATGTGGGGAAGTTGTGGAGCAGAGATAACCATTTGTCGAAAGGGTGAAGGCATGGGAAGAGGTTTGGAAATGGAACAGGGTAAAGTAAGACATGGTAAAGGAGGATCATGAAGAGGATGATTATAAGTTAGTTTATCCATGGTATAAGGCCATTTAGAATCTTGTTTACTCATGTATTCAGCATAGAGAGGCATAAAGAGATTAAAAAGGTTTTTAGAATTGCCACAACGAAAGGAGAAAATGGAGCGATTATCACGATGAACATCTAAAAGTCGTTCGATGGAAGAGCGATGGTAGAATAGATAATAGACCAAATGTTGATAAAACAAGTTTCCATCACATTGTTGTTGAAGCTTTTTAATGTCGGCTGTAGTCAAATGGTAACGATGCCATGAACAAGGTAATAATGCTGGTGTGAAATTCATGGTAATCGTAAGTTCAAACTGGGCACGTGAACGTATTGTACTTAAAGGTTGTAATCGATAATGACGCTTCTCATTTTCCAATTCATAATAAAGAGTTGTGGAATGATGAAAATTCATTTTATTATTATCAAGTCTTACATGCTAGTTGTATCAAGACGCTCTTATGAAGAAGAAGAAGAAGAGGGATTAGAACATTCGGCTTGGTCTTTTTCTAATTCTGTTTCCCATTCCTTCATGAGTTGAGTGATGTCTTCATCGTTGGCATGAGCTGAGAAGATGGTGGATTCTTTCATGATCTTTTGAATGGAAGCATCATCGCCATCTTTCATACATGTCATGACTTTTTGGATTTCCTGAGTGTTGACGGACCACAAGTATTTGCTGACGGTATCTTGGAGTTCTTTGTTGGTGAGCCAGACGTTTTTCAAAGCATTGACTTCGGTAGCGGGTAGCCATTTGTAGCAGTCTTCATATTCTTGACTATTAAATGCTTGGAAAATAAGGATACGAGTTCTGGCATCATTGACTTCAATATCTGTACCGGTCTTCTTCACCCAATCGTCCCATGGATCGGCCACGTTGGATTGAATGGCGGTAAGAACGTAATTGATGGATTCAAAGATGAAGGCAACCTTGGCCTCGCCTTGTTTCATGAGTCGTTTAAAGAGTTTACGGAATTCCTTATTGTGCCTGAGACAATTTTTGACATTGGTCATTAGAGTACTGGCAGTAATGCCTTGAGTGTTTTCCTTGAGAAGCAGATTGAGAATCTTGCGTACTTCAGGAATGTTATTGTAGATGGCACTGACGATGGAAAGACGATAAATGTCCACAAAGACATTCCAAAAGATGCTCTTGCTAACGTGATCAAAAAGGCTGTAGCGATAGGAGATGTCGTAGCCTGGAGCATCAAAGATAATGGAAAAGATATCTACGCCATCGCAATTGAAGATTTGGGCATCGCGGGCTAGTAAGAGGTTGGAGGCGTCTTTACAAGAGGCAAAGAAGCGGGTGCAAGCGTCGGTGGAGGAAGGAGTAGTGGTAATGATCTTGTGCCATTTCTGATAGGCTTCATCTGCAATACGTAATTGTTCTTGGGCTTTGACATCATCATCAAAGACAGGAGACAAGAGACCTTTATTTTGTGCAAGCATAAATTCCAAGAAATGACGATTAAAATTAACTTCTAAATCTTGGATACATTGTTTGACGTTTTCCATTTCTCTCTTTTTTTTTATTTAAACCTTTAACGACTCTAGGCTTCCAAAAATTGCGTCTTATCTGGTTCGGTCGTGTCTTGTCTTTGGCAGGCGCATACCTTGTTAAAGTGGCGTGGGAGAATAAAGTAGATGATAATGAACCAAATCAAAATGATAAGTGTGCAAAGAGCAGCGGTCCATGTATGACTCATTTGCCATGTCCATTCTGTATTCATTTGTACCTTGGGTGCTTTAAATGCTTGAGTAGCATCCGTAGTGGACCAAGTGATATTGATTTGGACTGGGAAATGGTCGGATACGGTGTTTTCAAGTTTCCATTTTGTGGCAAGAGGGCCTAAAGGAGGACCTAAAGTGACATCATAAGAGGGTATTTGGGGGATAATGATTTCTTGAGACATGTTGGCAATGGAAGTATTGTTATTGACAATGATGCCGTAATCAATCCATTCTTGGGGGCAGCAGAGGCAGGAATGTTGTTGCCAGTATTCTTTAACGCATCCGTGGGGAAAATTTTCATTGGAATAGTATTCGATATTGTCAAGACCGACAAGGGGGTTTTTGGTGGCGTCCATGGTGAATTTCTGAAGGGAGGAACAAGGAATATTAGTAGCATTAAGAGTGGTAAGAATTTCTTGGTTATGGTGATAGTCAATGTTAAAATCGCCAATGACCATAATGAGATCTGTAGGGGGGATTTCGTGGAGAGTAATGAACTGTTGAAGCTGTGCTAGTTGTTGACTTCGTACGGATTGGGAAAAGGGAGTGGGCCATGCGTGAAGGTGTGTCATAAAGATGTGGGCGTTGGCTTCATGTGAGGTGACATTTCTATTTTGAATTCTTAGTTGGGCGTAGAGCATGTTTTTGTCGGCGAGACAGTCGGAGCCTTCGCATGGTGTGTGGTAGGAAATGTCATTGGTGGAGAGGATGGGGTGACGGCTATAGATGACAACACCAGAGCGAACGACGTTGAGATTGACGCGTTGTGTGGTGTAATGGATGAAGCCTAATGCTAAAAGTGTTTTACGTAGTGTTTGTTCATAGGCGATGGGTATGAGTTCAGCAAAAATGAAGGCGTCAATGGTGGAGTGAATGGTGGAGATCCATTGGGTGAGTTGGTGTAGCCGTTGTTCTTGGGCAATGAAACGTAATGGTTTGGGAACAGGCATCATAACATTGAGAAAGATGATTTTCAAATTGTGTATCATTTTTATTATGTTGAAACAAGGGTTATGAAATGAATAAATAAAAATGACGTGTTATGATGAGTTGAATGTGATGAAATCCAATATGAAGGAGCAGAATTTATTACCAAGGTTTTTTAGTGAGCCAAATTGTCAGGGTGATATGATGAGTGGATGTTTGGGTGTATATCATATTCCTTTTGGAATTAAATCCATGATTGTACCCTTGACCACAAAATTGACCCTCATTGATTCAGGGCATCGTTGGACGTCAACATTCGATCATGCCATTCATGGAGAGTTTGTGGACAATACAGAGGAGATTATTGAGCAATGGAGTGATGGTCTTCCTGGAGAGGTGAGTGTAAGAACGTATTATCAAAGTTGGGCAGAGGCAGATAAGGTGGATATACAGCAAGAAGAATATTCGTATTATGAATTAATGAAGAGACAATGTGAGGAAACTGGTGAACATGTATGGTGTCAACATTTGCAGATGTCTACGATCGATGAGAATTCAAATACTGGTTCATCTTGGGTGATATGGATTGTGTTTTTACTATTTCTCATTTTCATAGTATGGTATGTACAAGAAAAAAAGAAATGGCCGCAACCTCGTCGTCTCAATTCCAAAAAAGATACTTGAATGGTTTTCATTATTTCATCGATACAGAATGTCCACGAGCAGATTTTAGTCGTCAGTTACGTTTATGGCAAGGTTTGAGTCCTCAGGAGCGTCAGCACTATAATGAGCAAGTGGCATCTCATTCCTATTTAGAAGGTTTTAGAGATCAAGCTGATTATTTGGCGGTCAAGGATTTTGATAAGCCGTTTCAATCGAATTACAATGTATTTTTCAGTGAGCAGATAAGAAAGATGAATTACATTACGAAGCAGCAGTTGGCCAAGTTGACAGAGGAGCAATGGAAGGCGTTGCAAGGATTGTTTAAAGAAGATATTCGTAGCATGTCATTGGAGCAATTGAACAAGGCAGTGGCATATCAGGTTGATCATTCATGGTCCAAGAGTGAATTAGCTCGATTTCGTTCCATTGTTCCTTCTGTTATGAGTGATAGTATCAAGGATTACAACAAGCAGATTGCAGAGGAATGGAAAGTGATGCCAGCACATAAGAAGGAGAGGTATGAATATTTATCGTATTTGAGCAAGGTAAAATTTGTGGACATGGTAATTCATCAACGAACAAGACCGCGTACAACAATGACAAAAAAACCTCCCAAGCCAACTCCAACTCGTAAATCTGCTTTTCCAACTACCCCCATTAATTTTGATGATGATGAATATGCAGAGAAGTAATTTATTGTTTATACGCGAAGAAAGGCACGTAGGGGTCGGTTGGCGTATTTGTCGGCTCGATCAATTTGTGCTGGACGTGTGGAGACGGCATGGAATTGAACATAGGCATCAATGATATCGTGATAAGGGCGATTTACAGTACGAAAACGAAATCCTTCTCTGATACGAAATAAAGTATGTAGTTTACGTTTAATGGGTTGTTCTTTGTATTGGTACCATGCATCACGAAGATTTTGTCCACGAGGACCATGAGGCAAAGGTCGACGGATCCAAATAGCTCTAGCTGTAGAAACATTGATAACATAATACTCCCAATGTTGTTCATGGCATGCTAGGGCAATCACAGCTTTCATTTCGGCCATTTGTGTGAATTGACTAGACCCAACAAAGCTGTGGAGGTTGTCTTCGATACCTATGCATGGAGCACTTTCTCGTTCATCATTGTGAAAATCAATAAAGGCTTGTACTTGAGTCATGACGAATTGCTTGACGTTTTCATAGTGTTGAATGGAGTTGGGGGATTTAGCAGCATGATAGATGATAATGTGCCAATGTGGATCAGGTCGTTCTTCTACCATAGGTCCAGCACCATCATACAAGATTGTTCTTGCTTCATACCTTCCATGAATAAAAGACACTAGTGCTACACATTGAGGTGAATAATCAATACCAATAAACATTTTTTTTCTTTTTATTTTGTTTGGTTTACAATGCCGTCACATGTTTTTGTTTTTCATAGCCGTCAAAGGCCGTTTTTAAAAAGTCTCTCGTTCCCAAAAAACCATGACATGTAAAATGAGTGAAAAATGGTCATTTTGGATTCAAGAATTTTTAAAAGCCTTATTTGGTCCCAATAAAAAATTTTTGAAATCTAATTTTTATTTTTCATAGCCGTAAGAGGCCGGTCCAAAAAACCATGAAATGAAAAATGAGTGAAAAATGGTCATTTAAGATTTTTTAATAAACAATTTTTGAATACAGCTATCGAGCGGCGACGATTTGATCAATGCGTTCTTGGGTGGCGGCGAGGTATTGTTTGGTGTCGAATCGTCTGCATCGGTTGACAATGGTGAGAAAGTGGTCTTGAGCTCTGGTGTAGATAATGTGACAGAAGGAATCAAAGGCAGTGATATCATCTGTACCACAATAGCGTAGAATGGTTTCACGATAGTCTGTAAGGTAGCGTACAGCAAGACGAAAATATTGATAGGCACAATCTAGATTTTTGAGTGATGGCATGGATTCCTTGTTAAGAATGGCACGTTCGATGGTGAGCATCTTGTCGAGATAGATGACGATTTGTTCATAATAAATGGGATTAAGTTTAGACCAGGGTTCAATGATTTTGAGTGCTCTTACCATTTGTCGATCATCATAGATGGCATCCATATCTTGGATGGAGAGAGTAATGGGAAGGGTGGTTTGAACTGAGCCAATAGCTTTTTTCATAAGACCTGCAGCAGCTAATCCAGCGGCTACAATGGCAAGATATTCCTTGTCCTTTTGATTCAGATTTAGTAAAGACATTTTTTCTTACAAGAGTAAACGTAGAAGAAATTCGAGTCTTGAAAATAAAAAAAAAGACAAAGAGTTTGATTCTATATGTTTGCAGGTGATACAGGTTATTTTGAATATGATGATCATTATGCTCCATTATGTATAAAACCATCTCCAACATCATCATCATGTCCAGGCACAAGTTCACCACCACCATTACTTGATATGTCTTCTATAATCCAAGAGTATTATAATGATACTCATTTATATGGTAAGAAGCATGCTTGGGCAATTCAACCATCTGGAATCACTGCAGCCGAAGCCGCCTTTTTCTTAATGAAAGGACGGATTACAAAAGCCCCAACACCTTATAGACGTCGTCGAGATAAACATTCCTTCTTCATTTCAGAACATGACATGTCTCAATGTACTCAAGAAATTGTATCCTTTGTCCAAAGTAAATTACACTTTGATGACAATCATGCTTCTGTATTGCGTCATGTATTACGCTTGTCCACCCAGCATTCTCATGATATTGTACAGCGTGTATTACAACAGGTGAAGCAGTTTATTAAGCATTATCGATTAACGACGAAGCGGTACACCAAGATTTTGAAAGAGTGTCGTCCAGAGTTGATGGGCATCATAGACAAGTATTATGACCGGAAGGCAAGATGTGGATGATGGAGGACATAATTCCATATGAGACGAGTGTTTTGCCATTCTAAATGGTTGGGTTTGATATGGACGTAGAGTGGTAGTTGATGTAGTCCTGCGGGATGAAGAGGATACAATGCCACATAGAAGCTCCATATTAAGAATAAGCATCGTAGTGGACGGTCGAGCCATAGGAGACAGGGAATGAGCCAAGTGCTAGCCCTGAGGGATTTGTAAGAGGGAAGTAACAAGTGCCATCGATGACCGAATCCTGGTGGTGGAATGATAGAGGACGAGAAATGAACATCCCTACTATGGTACCATATAGAATGGGCAAAAGAGGGGAGGTGATGGTAGATGAAGGGAAGAACAAGGGTGGCCAAGGAAAAGGACATGGAGATATTGGGATGATAGATGACCCATAGGGAGATGATCATTTGTAAAAGAATAAAATAATGTTCCGATGTGGTGGGAGCTGATGAGCGAGATGAGATATGGGAATACATAATGGACAAGTTTTACAAGCCGTTCAATTACAAAGAGACACAATCGTTGGGATCGATTCTTTATTTCTTGCAGCGGAAATGGGCAGTCAAATCGGACGAACTCAATAACAATAAAATGTATACGACCTTGAAGAATGTATGTCCTTATCCACGGTTTACTCAAATTTGTGGTGGTCCAAATATTTATTTCCCCATTTCGGAGAAGCAAAATGTCTTGATGATGATGGCAGCGGACATTCAACAGGGCAAGGCTGGTTATTTTAATCAAATTGCTTACAATGCACCTGGAGAAGGATTTCGATTAGCGGTGGACTTGGATGCAGAGGATCGTGTAATGACACCACAAGAGATTATCAAGATGGCATCTGTATTGGATAAAGTCTTGTGTCGCTATTACGAGGGCAAGTCTATTCCCATCTTTGTGGCAACGTCGGGACCCAAGTGGAAGAATGGATACGAACGATTATCGGTTCATATGGTGGCTCATGTGCAAGTATCGTATGTTGAGGCGAGACAAATATTGTTTAGTTATCAGTTGGCGTTATCGGCTGATGATCAAGTGAATATGAAGGGTTTGACGTTGGATGATGGGATTTACAAGGATAAGAATGCCAAGGTGCCATTTGAATCTGTGAATTTACGAATGGTGTATTCTCATAAGAAGGAAAAGTGTTTTGTGGATCAACCTACGCATGAACATTGTGTCGTATGTGACGGAACATCTCATGTGACATGTCTTAAGCCCTATGAACCATCATTTGTCTTTTATCAAGGAAAATTGGACAAGGATTACTTCAAGGCGACACATGATAATTTTTTCAACATTCTTAAGCATCATAGTCTTTGGGTGGATGAAGAGAGGGATGTGGTATCTGGTTATGCCATTCCTCATGGGATCTTGCCATATGAGAGTGAAGAAAAGTTTGAGCAAGATGTGTTGGAAGGAAAGATGATTAAGAATTCTAAGAAGCGAAAGAATCCGGAAGAGACAAAGGATGATTCACCCATGGCAAAGCGGTTTCAGGATTTTTTACGCAAGATTACTTATCAATCCAAGATGCCATTTGAGCATATTCAAGTGAGGTGTATGACCGAGTACAAGACGGCTACCACGACGACGTTGACTATTTATGTGAAAGGATTGGGAGCTGGTCATTGTTTGTATAAGCAAAAAGATCATGGTGATGGACGAATCTTTTTTACGTATGATCCTAAGAAATTTCTCTTGGTGCAAAGATGTTTTTCGAACAAGTATAAGGAGTGTGAGGATCAAAAGTGTAAGGACAAGAGGATAGAATTTGTAGTGGATCCTTGGGTTTATTCTGGAGCTGATCCAAAACAATTGCCTCGAGGAACGCACAATGCTACGTATACAGCACTAGTGTCTCCTGCTGTCTTTACAACGACTCAAGTATTGGATGCGGATACAAGTTTGGCGACATTGATGAGACTGGCCTTTGAAAATCCTACGTGTCAGTATAGGTTAAAGAGTAATAACACTACATAATAAAAAGAATAATACGAAATGGAGGATTTTTATTTGGGACCGTTGGAGTTGAATCCGGATGCACCATTTCCTACGGTGGTGTTTATGGGAAAGCGTAATTCAGGTAAGAGTACGGGTATGAAGGTATTGGCCAAGATGATTGATAAATATAAAGTGTGTGTATGGTCAGGAAATAAGGAGACGAGAAATGAGTGGGCAAAATGTTTAGAGAGTCGTGCAACGGTATATGGAGCAGATAAGCATGGGGTAGCGAAATTGAAAGAGATGGTAGAGTATAATCAGAACAAGGTGGATTATTATGAGACGGTATTACATCAACCATTACCACGTAAATATAATTTCTTGTTTATATTTGATGATGTGACGGCAACAAGAGCATTTCGAGGAGCCGAATTTATGGAGGATTTATTTTCGAATGGTAGACATTATTATATAGCAATAATAATCGCTACGCAGCACGTGAGGCATTTACCGCCTTCAGTAAGATATAATGCAGATTATATTTTCTTGTACCATTTAAACAAGAGATCGTTGGAGCAGGTGCATGAGGAGTTGATAGAGGAGCCGTATGATAAGCAGGCGTTTGTGGACATGGTGAAGCAGGTGACGGGTAAGAGAGATCCAAGAACTGGGAAAAGGGCACGTTATTGTTTGGTATTTGATAATGTGGGTGCTCATGATAAATTGTCAGATCAGTTTAGTGTCTTTTGGGCAGGTAGACCAGAACATTTTAAGAATATAAAGTTGGGGAATCGTAAATGGAGAGAATGGAATAAAAAGAACTTTATTGATGTCAATAAGCAGGCAATGATTAAACAGGCAAGAATGAAGGAACAGAAGAAGAGATTGGCAAGTCATTATACTCCAGAATTTGCTCATCTTCGTATGGAACATGATTATTATTTGGAACCAGAAGGAGAACGAGAAGGGGAAGGTGAAGAAGGAAATAATAATCCTTTTGATACTCATCATATTCAAACCAAGAAATCTAGTTTCCGTATTCATCTTCCTCGTTCACTTACCCATGATGAACAAACCAATACACTCTCCATCAATCATCCTCAACCATCAGTGTATGAAAACCAAGAGCGTCCTTCGTACAGAGAAAGTCCTTCGTACAGAGAGCCTCCTTCCTACAGAGAAAGTTATGAAAACCAAGAACGTCCTTCGTACAGAGAGCGTTACGAAAACAGAGAGCGTTATGACAACAATGAGCGTCCTTCCTACAGGGAGCCTCCTTCCTACAGGGAGCGTTATGACAACAATGAGCGTCCTTCATACAAAGAGCGTTACAGAGGGCATGAACGTCAGCAACATTCGTCTGTTCGGTCATATGACATTAGTGCAATGAGGGAGCGTTGGATGTGAAAACGCGAAAGGAGGTGAATAAAAGGCAAATAAAAAATAACAAAAAAAATGAAGTGGTCATCAACGGTGATAGAAGAGTATGAGGATAGTTTTATTGAGCATGTAGAGGTGGAAGAAGTGGTAGTGGCAGAAGATGTGCCCAATGAGCCAATTGAACATCCATTGGTATCTCATTCTTTGGATGTGAGTGAATTTGCTTTTAATGAAGAAGTTGAAGGACCTAATCATCATGGTTGTATTACTTGTATTCCAGGCATCTTGTCCTCCATTGTCTTTAGTATTGCTAATGAAGGAATTTTTACGCCAGTGCACATGTTGTCGAATCGTGGGGGTCGCAAGGTGTATTTGGGTGAGGGTAATGAAGTATTGGTGGTGGGACATAATCAACATTTGAGTGTATCTCATGATGATCAATTCTTGGTGGCAAGAGAAGTACAAATGATGCAAAAAGTCTTGGGAGTGCCACGAGTGATGCAATTGGAACGTTTTATTGTCTTGACTAATCCGGAATTCTATGCTTTCACCACAAGGTTCTATCGAGGAGTGAATGCAGTCAAGGCCATTGGGGGTAACCTATTTCTGATAGCCAAATTCATGAAGCAATTATTGGAAACGGTCGAGGCCATGCATGAACGTGGCATTATTCATCGAGACTTGTGTTTTGATAATGTGATGTGGAATCCGTTGACAGAGGAATTGACGGTGATTGATTTGGATTTGTCTGCCCCATTGAGAAAGGAAGGATATTATGTTCAATCAGGTCGTGATGATTTTGATGCACCTGAAAAGATCAAAGCAGTAGAGTATTTTCAATCGAATGAATGGGATGCAGAGAATCCTAAAGTGCCAGCGTATACGGAATTGGTGGATGAATATGCTTGTGGAGTCATAATGTGGATGTTGTTACAAGAATCTGTAGAATCACCATCACCTCATGTGATGAAAACTTGGTATCAAAAAGTGCAACGAAAAAAAATGGACAAGTCAATTCCTGAAATACATTTTACTATGGGTCTCTTGGCAACACTACCTACTAATCGTACTTCTGCCAAGACCGCTCTTTGCCATCCTTTCCTCTCCAATACCCAACCTGATGATCAATATGAAGCCTATCGTAAAGACATTGATGCCTTTATCCAAGAAAATATTCATGAAGAAGAAGACGATGAGGAAGATCAAGATGACCAAGATGACCAAGAAGACCAGAACCAGGAAGACCAGGACCAAGACGAACAAGATGATCAACCGCAACCTGATGATGATGATCAAGACCAAGAAGATACTCAGGATGACACAGAGGACAATGATGATGACGATGATGATGTTGATGGAGAAGAGTATGAAGAAGAGATATCGTCATGTGCACAACCATCTGATGTCCATCCGGATGAAGATTTACCAAAAGAAGATGACTCGACAGCAGAAGTGTGTATTATGATTGATCAGGCGTCTAAAAAAGAAGTTGATGAGGAAGAGTTGAAAGTGGAAGAGATTTAACCTGCAACGCCGTCAAGGTACCGTATAGGCTCTTGAGGAAAACTAAAGAATATTTATTGGAATGATGCTTACGCATAACTTTTAAAATAGTCCTATAGTAAGCCTTGAACATTTTTTTATGACGGCGTTTCGATACAACTAACGGGTTAATAAACTGAATGAATCACTGAATTTGTAATTTATAACGGCGTTTCATGAAAAAGGGTTGTTGATGAAGAACACATACGAGATTGGTGGTGTCATTGTTTTCAGGATCATCATCAAGGATAAACACGTCTCGAAAGGCGTCGAGAGTAAATAATGAATAATGACTACATGCTTCTTTGAAAATGTCTTGTAGATTCTTGTTTCGTTCTCTGGTGTCCAGTTCGTAAGTGATTTGTTCAGAAGTACTGGAATACTCATGGCCCCATTCAGCGCTGGTCCAAAGCTTGTACATGACATCAACCATCTTGTGCCAACATATTCCTACTTCATTCGTAAACATGTACTGTAAGAGATCTTTGAATTGATCTGGCGAATAAAGTCGTTCTTTGAATATCCTTCTTCTCTTGTGTGCCGGTATAATAGAATCTTGTCTTTTTCGTTTCTTTTGTTTTGTTTCTTTTTGTGAGCGCTTTTGTTCTTGCTGTGAGCTCTCTTGTTGCTCTTGTTGCTGTTGTTCGTTATGACGTTCTTCTTGTTTTTGTAGAGGATGATCAAGTTCCATGAGGAGAATTCCATGGGAGCCACCGATGAGAGAAACCTTAGCGCCATTGGCAATGGTTAGGTTTTCAATGTGGATATGATCGGTTCGATGGGTGGCACAGTCGTATCGTTCGTCTTCATCTGTGCAATATTCTGAATCTTCATCGTCGAATTGATTGTCACGTAGACGTTTGTGAAGCGAATCTACTAAACAATACATTCTTTTCACGCGTTGTTTTAGAGTTTCAAATAAAGGGGGACTTAATATGGCATCTTCCAATTCTTGGCTGGTCACGTTACAGAAGGAAATCATTTCAAAAGCGCGTCGTTTATGATCTGTCCAAAACTCTGGTGGAACACGGTCTTCATCATAATCCGAATCCGGTTCAGGTAACTCGACATTACTGTAAATAGTATCCGTATCATACACTGAAAATTCTCTATCTTTTGAACGCCATTCGTACAAATGTTGAGAGCCCATAGCATCAAACACCGCCTTCACAACTTTGGGTAGGAATTCTTGAACACTCTTGCGAGCCTTCTTCTTATTCATCTGGTCAACCAAACTTTGCTTGGCCTCATTCGTAGTCGAATAGAGATGAAGGGAAAAACTATAATATGAAAGATGTTTAGGAAACTTGGAATAATGTACGAGTAGATCTGGATCTTTTTTGTAGCACTTTGTAGACGTATTCTCTTTAGCCATGGCCAATCGAATGTAAGTTACAGCCTCATTGAGCTCTGATGCCTGAATCAACATTCTTCGTAGGTCGTCCATGTTGGATGTCCCAAGAAGTTACGCTAACATTGGTCCGTTCGGAAAATTCAAATATAGTGTTTTGCGTTTTATGGGGTATTGGGGGTGGAGAAATGGATAGAATAAAAATCAAAGGTCGTCTTGAGATGGAAGCGATAGTAGATATTTTGGCTAAGAATGGTGTGAATAAGAGTCAAGTAGATGTGAATCGTTTGGCTGTGGAGGTGATATTGGCATTGGCAGCTCCCATGTCGTTGCAACAATTTTTTCATAATGTCTATACATGTGTTACTGGATGTGAAGAAACGTTTGAGGAATTGAATACGTTTCAGATGAACAAGGTGACCAAGTTGTACAAGAGATATAGGAGATATCAAAACCCAAATGTGGAATGGTGGTTTTTGGGATTCTTGACCCATTTGAATGAGGCTCAGTTGCGTAACATGTTGAATGAGATTAACATTCCGGCGGATGTGGAAGGGTTTGTGAAGAAATTCTTGGCCTTTGATCCAGCTGGTTTTGATGCGACCAAATTGTTTCAATATGATAAAAAGTGGTATGTAGTGGTAATTGATGTCGAGGTGGATAGCGATGTCTTTATTCCTGTTTCATGTGAAGTCAAATTGACGGATAGCCAAGTCATGTCGCTAGTTGGTGAAGCCATTGCCAAACCTATTCAATCTCGTCAACATGAATCCAATAGGGCTCTGGTGGACTACTTTTTGAATGAACATTGATCCTCATGGTAGAAACTCTTTTGTCTGAACGCTTTCCTTGAAAAAAAGGGACAAAATGAGAAAATAAAAGACGTTGAATGAATTTAAGTTTGTTTAATGGTCAGTGGAAGTTGGATAAGAGTAAAAATGTAAACTTGGGTCCCTTGTTAAAAGCAATGGGACGTAATGCATTTGAAATTAGTTGTGTATCTTCTGCAGATGAAGATTTTGTCTTGTCTTTTAGTAACAATATTTTTACCAAAAAGGTATCTATATTTTTGAATGATAGTATTTTAGGGCTCTTTGCCATGTTCAAACCCTCCATTACTCGTATTGAGTATTTGAATAATTTTACGTGTGATGGTAAGTTAACACTTCATCCCGTGGATCAAAAGCAGTTTGGAAAGTGTGATACCATATGTTATGTCACGAAAGAGGGACATATAATTATTCGATGGCATTTAAAAGATATGAAACGAATCATGGTATCTGATCATTCAATAACACCAGAAGGACATTTATTAGTGGTGATTACCATTTCTCATAAAAATGATTCAGCGATAGAAGTGACGTCGAGTAAGACGTACAAGAGATGTGCATGATCCGAATCGCAAATCATCTCTAAAAAAGAGATAAGGAAAAAGATAAATGACATCTGTAGAAGAAACCAAGACTACGAAAAAGGCAACCAAGCGAAAAAATGAAGAAGAAGAAGAGTTGGATTTGGGAGTGTTTACACCAAAGAGTATGATGGCAAAAAAGCAAAAGAAGAAGCAAAAGAGTTGTAAGCAAAAGGATCAATATTTTTACATGTTTAAAAAGTTTGCCAAGGATGTATTTAATGAGCCATTGACAGAGGATGAGTATGTTCGTTGGAAACCAGTATTTAGACCTACCAAGACAATAAGAGAGTATATGAGTATTCCAGTAGACATGACTATGTTGACGTATGAATCATTGTTGGCTAAAAAGAGGAAACATGATCAGGGTGATGTGGATTCTATAACGCCAACGGGGTTTATTGCAGTGACGGATTTTGTGAATTGTGCAGCTTACATGGCGAAATGGCAAGCTGATTGGTTAGAGACATTGGGATGGACATGTAATGCAACTGGTTATGATATCAATACCGTCTCGTTTAGCTCTGCCGAATTAATGGTCTCTGGCATCGAATGGCTCAAAATGCAAATCAAATTGTCTTGCCGCATGTTGGAATTTGAAGCTTCTTTGAGTGGTGCTCTTTCTTCTTCTTCATTGATGCGTGCCGATAAGACTTCTTTTTCTTCTGGTTCAACATCCATGGAGCGAGAACTTGATGGCGAAGAGATGTAATTGTGTAATAAATTCATGCGGTAATTGATCATGAGTTGGAATTCGGGTGTGAAATCTTGTACGACGAGAATGCGTGCTTTTTTGAGGCTGGGATGGACATTGAGGAGGAACATGTGTTTGACTTGGTAGCCATAGGTTTGAAGGAGCCATTTGAGTCCGCTTTGTTGTAGACCGTAGGAGTTCATTTTGGATTTGATAATCTTGTTACATGGACCATAGCCACGAGTATTGGCACCATAGGTAGTGTAATCTAAGCCTTCACAACGTTTTAGATCAATGATGATAAGTACTTTGGGGTCATGTTTACTTTTAAGGATGATATCAGGGGTACCAGCCAAGAGTGCTGGAGGGTAGCATAGAGGTTGTTCTGTCCAAAAAGTATCCCATTCCCAAAATTCTTTATCATGAAATATTTCTAAGAATTGTTGAACACAAATCTTGTTTTCTGGGTGTATGATTTGTTGTTCAAAAGGAATTCCATTTAAAAACCATTCTACATTACGATGGAAATCTGTACCCAAGAAAGCTGCATGATCCCAACGTTTACGAAAATCTTCAGCACAAAAACAATTATGATATTTGTAACTGGGTTGATGTACTTTAGACCTGTGAGTCTTTCCTGATGCCATTCGTGTCGATTCCTTGACCGCATCAAATTCATCAAAGAAGCATCCTATGAATTTGGTCAAGGAAATGACATGACGTGAAGAGCCATGAATGTAATATTTATGACCTTCTGCTTCAAAATGAACCACATCTTGCATCTCATGGTAATGCATACGTCTCCAATAAGCATGTGGTTTTGATCGTTCTTCATGAATTAAATTCTTCATCTGCTCAATAGATATCTCTTTATCCATAGCACTCCCACGACATAATAAACGCTCTTCCCATTCCTCCAATGGTGGTAGAGATTTGTTTGGCTCTGTTCTTGGCTCTTGTTCATCTCTCTTCATAATAAAATTAAATCCTTCTGGTAATCTCACAGGTTCGATCTCTGATAGTAGAGGTTCTTGTTTCATGGCTACATTTGGCATAAATGTTTCTTGCTTCATGGTAAAGTTAAATCCTTCTGGTAAAGGTTCTAGTTGTTTCTGTGGCCATTCTTGTCCCATGGTTACGTTTGATTCAAATGTTTCTTGTCTCATAGCTACATTGGGTGGATCAGACATGTGTGTGTCGTCTACTTCAGAAGAGATATCAATGGTATTCATGAGCATATTGTTTTTTGAATTGTCTTTATTTTTCTCAAGAAACTCTATTCATGTGTTTGCGGAGGGAAAGAAAAAAAAAGAAAGAGATGAATGAAGAGAGAATGATAGAATATATCACCAAGGCACCTGGTATAGATGCATTTACCAAATTACCATGGACCGAATATACAGCTGGTGAAATTGCCAATAACATTATTGCAGAAACGGTACGACGTAAACATGGTAATAAATCTCATGCCAATACAAATCGTGACAGAAAAGTCTTAGCAGACAAAAGCAGTTTTAACAACAACAAAAGCGTTTTCAACAACAAGAGAGTCTTAGCAGACAACAAGAAAGTCCTGACAGACAAAACTAATAGACCAAGTGTGACGTCATTCTCTAAACCCAAGTATATGGTGAAACCTCATTCTAAAAAAAATCAATCATGA